ATATGTCTATTTAAAATATATATATTTATATATTTATATATTAAAATTATTATAAATATTATTTATAAATATAAAAATAAATTATAACAAATTATAAATATAAAAAATAATTATAAAAAATAATATTTTTACTTGACAAGTATTTTATTATATGATATACTATTAATAGAAAATAAAAAAACTATACTCTTAAGGAGGTAATAACAAAAAGAGTTATAGAAATATCTTGGTATTAAAGATACCAAAGGAGAAAACATATGGATATTTATTCAAAATTACAACAAGTTAAGCAACGTAAAAAAGGTACACTTAACTTGATTATCTCAGAAGAGAATCAAGAAATATTAAGAGAACTTAAGGCTAGTAAAAAAGTAAATGTATTTACACCAAAGGAGTTCTCTTTTATTTATGCCCCGTTAACAGAAAAGAATTATATAGAAGTATTTGAAAAATTATTTTGGGGAATTAATATTAATGAAGATTTAGAAAAGTTATATTATTCTCCTCCTACTTCTGTGTGTATATGGATTGATTATAATTATACTCCATGTTATCAATGGACAAGAAATCCTAACGATTTTATAAATCTGTATATTGTTCATACAAAAGAAGAATTTTTAGAGTTAATGGATTGGTTTATTGAAACTTTAAATAAATCTCATTTGTTTTTTGAATCATACGACAATGATGAGATAATCTCTTTTATAGAAAATGTTATTAACAAACAATCGGAGGAGTAATAGTGCCAGTATTACAAAATCTATATCAAATTTTTAAATTTTCTTCCACATTTATCGTTGAAAATGATTTTAATATTAAAAATTATTCTCAAGGAGATGGAATGAGAGAAAATAATATTATTTCAATTGGAGACAATTTAGTGTTTGATCAAATAAGACACTACTACAATGATAGAAGATCTCCTAAAGAAATATTTTATGATACTCAAGTTATTCGTAAAAAAATTCACGAATACAAAAAGGAAGGAAAGCATGCAGAAGCAAGAGTCTTAAATAGAAGACTTGTAGACTTCTTATTTGTAAAAGATATAGTTAATGTATTTGTAGATAAAAAATCACATTATAAAGACATCGGTAAAAAAGGTTTCTACCTCAACGGTAATCATTATGTTCGTTTTTGCTGTGGCTCTGGTCAAATGAGACGAAACACAATAACTTTCATCAATGAAAAATTATATAAACCAATTACAGATAATTTAATGTGCGGTTTTATGTCAAAGACAAAAGACTTTAACTTAGCAAAATTACATGCTTACTTTGCTCTTTCTTTCTCATCTGTCCTTTGGGTAAGAACACCAAGAGTATGTGTTATTAAAGATTTTTTCAACCCGATAGATCCAAACGAGAAAATAGACTTTATTGAAAAAGACCCTAAAACTGACAAAAAGATTATAGTTCAAAAAACTGCGGGGCAATTAAAACTTGAATTAAATTGCGCTGATGGTCAGGGGCTTGTTGATCCACAATTTGCTCAACTTTGGGGGAAAGATATGAATTTATCATATTGTCCATGCTCATTTGTTGTTAGAAGTGTTTTTATAAAAGGAAACTTAGCAACATTTGATTTTAAGAAATATGCTCAAGAACATGGAATTACGACAATAAGAGATAAGTGGGGAGTGACTTATAATGTTGAGGACATTGATGTCCTATTATCTGAATCGCAATTCAAGATGCATAAATACTACACAAATTGGCAAGAATATTTATCATATGTTGAAAAAGCTGGCATTAGATGGGGTGTCGCAAGATATAATAAAAAATATGATGACGAATTCGTTCTTGCAAACTATCAATACATTCAAGCTTTACATATTGACAAAGACGATATTAAAAAATTAATCGCCCCAACAGTTGATTGGATTAAAAAGATATGCTCAGGAGACGACCTATATACTCTACTTTATATGTATGGGGTTAAAAACGGAGATGCAGATTATCAATCAATGTATAGCTCTGCTCAATCATTATCTGCAAAAGCTATTGTTAAAAATTCAGATTTCTTAAAAGATACTTATATTCAACAAAAGATTTATAAAAATATCGCTGAGTCAATTAACAAAGCAAAGTTGGGAAAAATTTGGCTTCATGGAAATTATCAATTCATGATTTCAGACCCATACGCTCAATGCCAAGCTGCTTTCGGTCAAAAACCAACAGGTTTACTAAAGACGGGGGAAATTTATTCTAGTTGGTGGAAAAACAGAGTTACAGATGGAACAACAATTGATTGTTGTAGAAGTCCTATGATTGACCAACACGAACACAACCCTATGACTTTCCATTGTAATGAAGTAATGGAAGAATGGTATCAATATTTACCAAGCGGTGTTATTTTTAACATTTATGACACCAGTGTATATAGAGCAGAAGATGCCGACTTTGATGGTGATATTATTTTAACAACTGATAATGAAATTTTCATTAAAGGCGCAAATAAAGATCAAAATACTATTACTTATGAAAAAGGCGCAGCTCCGACACAAAAGATTAATCTAAACAATTCTGTTAAAACAGACCTTCGTGGCCTTGGAACAGGTGTAGGAGGATTCTCAAATCTTGCGACTACTATGTATGCAATGATTGAACAATTTGATCCAGAAAAGCAACCTGAACAAAGAGCAGAATTAAGACACCGTATTAAATTGCTTCGTGAAATTGTTGGTCAAGAAATTGATAGAATTAAAGGAACCGCTGCTCCTGTAGTTCCATCTGATTGGAAAAAAATAGAAAAAATTGATCCAGAAGACACAGACGCTGAAAAAGCTGAAAAATACAAACACAATTCAATGGTAATCAGTAAGAAGCCTTACTTCTTCCGTTATCTATATCCTGAATTAAATAAACAGTTTAAGCAATATGAATCTTCATATAATCAAATGTCTGTTTCAACTTTTGGAATCAAACTTAAACAGCTTCTGGCAAAACAAAATAAAACAGATGCAGAAAAGAAAATGGTTAGAATGTACCAAAAATATTCTCCTCTTATTACTTCCAATTGCACCATGAACTTATTATGTCGTGAATTTGAAGATGCTGATTTTGAAATCAATTTCAGAAAAGATAATGTTTCAATGCTTCCTACTTTTGAACATGATTTTACATTTGATTTATCAAAACTTCAATTAGTAAAAGCTCAATATCAAAAGTATAGTAGCTCAAAACAAATCAATGTTTTAAATCACTTCTTTGATTATGATGAAAATTATTTAACAAGTCAAAAGACCAACGATTTTAAAACAATTAAATTTAAAATTGCCGATTCTGTTTGTCATGATATTAGGGAACAATTGATTTCATCAGGATTAAGTCCAGCGGAAATTCTTTATTATTGTAATGAACTTTCACATCAATATAAAAAATTTAATTGGGCATTTGCCTGGGATGTATTAGATTCTCAAATTCTTGCTTTTATTCCACAAGGTGTTACAAAAGCTCCTGTTAATATTAAAGATATATCTCCAGAAGAGTTTAACTCAGACCCTCAATTTGAGAATTCTGAAACAGGAGAATATCTTGGACAAACTTACGTATTAAAAGATGTAAGCAAGAGTTATTGGCAAGCTAAGAAGGATGAACTTGAAAGAGAAAAGCAACTTTCTCAAATTCAACAAGAAATAGAAGCTCTTGAAGAACAACAACCTCAAACAGAAGAAGAACAAGAAAAGACTGAACAAGAAATCGAAGAATTGGTTGATCAATTTATTACAACGGCTACTTCAACTGTTCCTCCAAAAGTAGAGGAAGTTAAACAACAAGAAAAAGAGCAAGAAGAAGAACCAGAATCTGAACCAAACGAAGAAGAACAAGAAGAAGGAACTACAATAGCAGAAGAAGAAAAAATTGTTTATACTGGTGACGAAGACTGGAAGAATTACACAGACGAAGCACCTTTCGGAAATCGTTTCGCTGAATGGTGGGATTTATATAAAGACATTGATGACGAAAGTAGCATCAAGAAAGAAGAGACAAAGCGCTCTTCTACACCTAAAAGGAAATAACGCTTATGACAGATAAAAATAATAAAATAAATACTTCAATGACTTTTTCTTCGCCAAGCGAGGTAGCTCCTTTTGTTTATAAACTATATAAGCAAAATGTTCCTCGCAAAAAGGCAGAAAAAATAATTAGGAGTAGCATATATAATTTTGATACTTATGCACTAGACATGGATTTAATTCTTAATAAAATAATGTCTGATGTTTATGGAGGAGAAGCTTACAAAGGGGATGAGAAAGAAATTTCTTTCTCTCCGCGTGAGTTATCTTTTATCAATGATTATTGTGAAACTCAACTTACTCCAGAAATTATAGAGAAAGCAAAAGGAAAAGAAAAAATTAGAAATTTATTATGCGCTTATCTTGCTATCTCTCGTTATGATGATTATGAATCTGGCTGGATTAACTATCACACAAAGAAAATATTTAATATTTCAGGCTTTTCTAAAGTCCCAGAAAAAATTAAAAACGAAATTGTAAATAGTTTAGTTGCAGCGGGTATTATTCAATTAAAAGTTATAGGTAAGAAAAACCCTATTCTTTGTTATAAACTTAACTGGCGTGATGTTCAAGCTCCTTATGCAATACAAGATAATTATTCTTTATTCATTGCTCCAGATACAACTTCAAAAGAATTTGTTACAGATATTGAAAAAATTTTCCAAAAACTATTGACAAAAGATAATTAATATGTTATAGTAAGATGAGAAAATATAAAAGGAGACAAAAAAATGCTTACAAAAGTAGAATTCGAGGATAATTTACTTTCTTTGACTGGAGATATTTTTATTTACGATATAAAGGAAAAGCATCCTAAAGCAGTTTACGCTATTGTTAAAGAAAAGCTTGAAGCACGTATTATTAAACGGGAATTTCTTTCACATCGAGATTGTTATACAGCAATAATAGGTTACGAAGGCTTTGAATTTGAAAAAAGAAACTTCCGTCGATATGAGGAAGCATATAATTTCCTTGTTAATACAGAAAATCAAGCTATAGCTATTGCTACGAAAATTGCTGAAAGACTTTATAGCATTGAAAAAAGCACAGTCGAAGATTATCAGAATATAATTTATTACAAAAATGGAGAAAAACAATCATGATTGATAAGAATATTTTTATTAAGTCAATGGAAGAAATTGAAAAAGCTTTTCTTAAAGACGAAAAATTTAATGACGCTTTAGATGAATATAATAATGATAGTTATCATTGTTTTCTTCCTAGCGCTTTGCTTTTTGAAAAAGGTTGTGTTTCTTTCTTAACTTATTCTTTAGGATTAGATCCAAAGAATGATGAAGATATGGAACTTGTTTTTTGGTTTGTGTACGATTGTAAATTTGGTAAAGAAAAAGACCAAGCTGTTGTTTCTGTTACCAACAAACAAAAAGAAACAAAAGAATATCATCTCAAAGATAGTGGAGATTTTTATGATTTTGTTAAAGATTTAGTGGAGGACCGTAAAAATGGCTGCAACAAAGAAGACAACAACAAAGAAGACAACAAAAACAGCAAAAACAAAAAAAGAAAGTTCTTCATCAAAAAAGGCAACTTCAAAGAAGACTGCTACAACTAAGAAGACAAAAACTTCCACAAAAGTGCAAACTAAAACAGCACCAAAAATCACAAAAGTGCAAACTACGACAACAAAAACAACTACACCAAAGAAAACAACCAAAACAAAGTCCGCGTCCTCTGTTCTTTCAAAAGATGCTAAAATACTTTGCATCTGCGAAAGTCCAAATAAGAAGGCAACTCTTACTAAAATATTTAAAGACCTCGGCTACAAAAACACATCTGTAGAAGCCTCGGTTGGCCATATCACCGAGATTAAAAATAATTCCCGCACAAAATGGAATACAGGTATTCACGTAGATGATAATTTTAAAATCGACTACGTCGTTTCCGACGATAAGAAAAAGGTTGTCGCCGCCCTTAAGGAAAAGGTTAAAAGCGCCGAGATAGTTCTTCTCGCTTCCGACCCCGACCGTGAAGGTTCAGCAATCGCGACACACCTTAAACAAGAATTGAAAATTCCTGAATCAAAGTATTATCGTCTTACATTCCACGAAATTACAAAGTCGGGCGTATCCGCAGGTCTTGAAGAGCTGGGCAAAATCGACGTCAACTTATCTGACGCCGCCGAGGCTCGCGCAGGGGCTGATAAACTTATTGGCTATTCCCTTTCAGGATTAGGCAAAAAAGCCGTAGGCGCCCGTTCAGTCGGTCGTGTTCAATCTCCCGCTCTTAAAATACTTGTGGACCGCGAACAAGAAATTCGCAACTTCGTTCCTGAAAAGTATTGGGAGTTATATCTTGACTTCGTTAAGAATTCTCACGATTACCGCGCCAAATATGTGGGCACCGAGACAAAACCCCTCGAAAACGGTAGGTTTAAAAAAGAAGAAGATGCTCAAAAGGTTATTGAAGATTGCTCCTCTTATTCATATCTTATTCATGATATTGAATCAAAGGACCGCGTGGTTTCTCCAAAACCTCCTTTTACAACTTCAACCCTTCAACAAGAATGCTCTTCCAAACTTGGCATTTCAGTTAAACAAACCGCCATGTTTGCTCAAAAACTTTTCGAAGGCATCTCTGTTAATGGCACACACGTCGGCTTAATTACTTATATCAGAACCGACTCTTCGGAAATGTCTCCAGAATTTGCACTTGAACTTGGTCAATTCGTCCGCGCTCAATTCGGGGAACAATACTTTGCCCCCGTCAAAAAAGGCAAGAAACAAGCGAATGAACAGGATGGGCATGAATGTATCCGTGTCGTTGACCTTTCAATGACTCCCGATAAATTAGCTAAACATTTGGGGGCAAATGGTTCAGGCGATGACACTAAAAAGATGTTAAAAGTCTATGAGATTATTTATAACCGCACAGTCGCAGCTTCAATGGCTCCCGCCATTATTACCGACACCGATTATAATATCTTCCACTTAGAACATCATTTCGTCTACACCTCTCACGCTGTTAAATTTGACGGCTTCCTAAAAGTGTATTCTTACAAAGACGATGACGAAGAAACTTTCGACGTCGCCATCCAAGATCTATTCGCGGGGGATATTATTAAACAAGAAGATTCAACCCTTACCCTTGAGGCAAAGGAAACTAAACCCCCAAGACGTTATAGTGAGGCGGGACTTGTCGCAGCGCTTGAAAAACTTGGCATCGGTCGTCCTTCGACTTATCCAACCATTATTTCAACCCTTACCGACAAAACCCGTAATTATACCACAACCGAAAATAAAGTTCTTATTCCAACTCAGTTGGGGGAAGACTTGACAGGTTACTTGGATAAAAACTTCTCCAACGTCGTTGGCATTAATTACACCGCCGAACTTGAATCCGAACTTGACAAAATTGCGGGGGGAGAAATGACTAAACTCGATTTCTTCCAACACTTCTACGATAACTTAGTTGCAACCATCGAAAAGGTGGATAAAGAAGTTGCTCATGCTCAAAAGGCGGTGGGTACAGGTTATACTTGTCCAAACTGCGGTAGCCAAATGGTGTGGCGTAAGGGGCCTTATGGCAATTTCCTTGCGTGCTCAAAATATCCACAATGTAAAACAACTATGAAAACACCGAAATAAAAAATAAAAAACAAATAAAACTAAGGGGAATTTTAAAATGAAAGACAATACAAAAGAAAATATTGAAAGTAAGACATTTAGTGCTGCTACTACTTCAGCTAATTCTGCTGGTCCTATTTTTTCAGGACTTAATAGCACTGCTTCTGCAAATAGTTGTGATGCTGGCAGTTCAATTGCTACTGCAACTTCTTCTGGTGTAGCTAGTTTTGCTACTTATAAAAATCCATATGAAAGATTTTCTGAGGAAAATGCTATTAAAGAGGGAGAAATTATTAAATGCCCTCATTGCGGAAAAAGCTACTACTCTATGGGATATATGTCATCAACTTGCATAGGGTATAATCGCGTTTTTAAGGATGGAGTAGAAATTACTAAAGATCCTAATTATCATACTACTCAATGCCATTGTTTAGAATGTAATAAAGACTTTCATATCACTGTTCACGAAGGAAAAACTTACGTTCAATAGTTGAATAAAGGGGGAATAAAATGGTTACATATACATGTTCATTTTTAGAAGGAAATGATGTTGATATTGATAAAATTGCTGAAAGAATCATAAGAGGTTATACTATTACTTCTGCCACTTCAAGAGAAGAAATTAAAAAAGATGTTGAAGATTATATACGAGGTCTAGACGATTATATGTATTATAATGAAGGCTTTAACAATGATGGTATGAAAAATAAAATCATTGCAAATATTTTCCTAAAAGCCTCTTTTATAAAACCACTAATCGAAGATAGAGAAAAGACTTCCAAGCTATTCGAGCAAATGGTAGATGATTTTTGTCTTGAAAGCAGATATAATGTGAGCCCAGAATTGATTCAAACAATTAGAATATTAATAAGTAGAATGAAAAATAACAATGAAAAATAGTTGAATAAAAAATAGTCTTTGTTTATTTCAACCCCCCAAACCTATTTACTACACCCCAAAAGGGCTAAAAACGATTATAGGCGAAATTTTGGGCGGAAAATTGCATTCTCGCTTTGTGTCCACTTTTCTAATCCCCCAAGAGACTAAATAAATGACCAAATAACTGACTAAATATAATTAAAAGACTTTTGAGTAATCCCCCACAAGATTTGATTTTTGGTGGGCGTTTACTTAATTTATGTTAAATAATTTAAATCATAATTTTTAAAAGGAGAAAAATATTACTATGTTTACAAGAACTTCAAAAGTCAATTCTGTCGCTTTTACACCTGACGAAGTTGAAAAAAATCTTCACTTGGATTTGATCAATTTCCTTCTTACTTATAATAAAAAAGCCGATGATAGTTTCTTTGATATCCGTATCACCACAGATGGTTGTTGCGTCATCGTAGAATTTGTGTCTCTTACTCGCGGAATTAATGATGACTCAGAGGGATTTGTTTTCATGGACGAAGAACATTATCTTCTTAAGCGTGTTGAATTCCCAGATGGTCATTATGACTACCTTAACGACGACGACGAAGACGACGCCATTTCACAATGGCTTGCTGCAAATCCTGGGTGGGAAAAAGATGAACATGGATATTGGTGGTATCATAAGCCAAAAGACCCTGTTGAAGGCAAGTCTAATAAAATATCCGATAAAGGTAAGTCTTTAGATGAATTAAGAAATACTCCAATTCTTACTGATGAACAAGTCTATTACAAATTTGGAGATGCAGATGGAGACAAAGAAGAAGTAAGCAAAGAAGATTTGGCTGATCTTGGTAACCATCTTAATAATGTCGAAAAGACATTAACAATAAACAAAAAAGAAAACTCTGAAATTAAATAATTCTTAATTCTAATTAAAAGAAAAAGAAAGGATAAAAATTATGAAATCATATAATTCAAATTCAAATTCAGCCGCAGTTAATGCTGGTGGCGGTGGCATCTCTTTCGCAGGTGTCTTACAAATTGTCTTTATTGTTCTAAAACTTTGCCACGTTATTGACTGGCCTTGGTTCTGGGTTCTTTTCCCAACCGTTCTAAGCGCAGGCATTCTTGTTCTTGCCCTTTTGGCTGTTCTTGGCGCAGTTATCGTTATGAAGATTATTGAGACAAAGGAAACTCGCGAATTTGAAAAAAAACAGGCGGAAGCTCAAAAACAACAGGAAGAAAAACAACGCAAAATAAAAGAACAATTGGAAACAAAAACTTATAGCGCCCCCCTAAATGTTTTTTACGAGGGTGTGAGTGATACCGTTCGCCAAGCATATCGAGGCTTTATTAAATCTTTAAATCGTGCTTCGCAACGTTATGCTTTTTTTCCTATCACTACTAAACGTGAATATAATCTTAGCGACCTTAGTGATTATGGGCGCATTGAGGAATCTGAGTTAAGAGCCCTTAATTCGTGGATTAAAGGAACTCTTGATATTTATAATATTACAGACCACGGCTATATCGTCGAAGAACGCCAAATCGCTAATGATAAAAAAAATGTCCGCTACGTCCTTGTTAGATTTGACTATAATCAACCTCTTCGCGTCGCAGTTACTTCAACTGGCCCCCAAGAGAATGTGCAAGTGACTTATAAACGTTTGGAATATGATATTACTGAATTGATCCTTCCTTGTGACGAAATCGAACAAATGAGTGCGCTATTTATTCTTAGCATGGAATACGGCGACCTTGAAATCGTTAACTTCGCTCAAAGACATTTCCACTAATCCTTAAAGGAGTCGCTTATGTCTGCGCAAGTTAAAGACCCAGCTTATGACTATTTCTTCTACTGGGACCCTAACGTTATTCTCTCCGCTTCTCAACTCCGTACTATCGTCCAAGACGCTCTGAAAAACGCGAACCTTTTCTTTCGCTTTAATTGTAACATTATGCCAACCCCTGACGAACCTATCGCTATGACAGCCGTCCGTAACATCGAGTTCTTTTACTACCAAGATAAAAATAAACGTAGCGTCCACATGGACCGCGGTGACAGCTTCGGCGTTTGCTATACTAAGGGCGGGGGATATGTTGACATCTGGAAGGGAACAACTTTTCGGAGAGTAGAATTTAAAAGAACTGATTTATAATGCACAATTTACCACAAGAACGAGAAATCGTTCTTTTTTTTATTTGTAAATTAGTGTTTTCAAAAAATAGGTTCAGTGAAAAAATGAATCTGGTATAATGAGATATCAATGAGAAATCTCTCTGAAAACGTATATTACGATATACGGATTCAGTGAGAATTCTGAAAACAAAATGGAATTTGATTCTTCAAATTCCTTTTTGGTCTCATTGTAAGAAAAAGAAATAAATTTCGCTTTTTCTTGCCTTTTAGATTTTTATCTAAAAGATATCTCAAAAAAGGAAATTGGGTGAAACTAATCGAAAACGATTAGCGTATCGACTGTTTGGTCACAGCGCCCTCTACCATCGGTAGAAAAAGGCCTCAGAATTTATGAGTGACTCTGAGATACCGCAGCACAATGCGTGGCGGAAGACAATAGCATGTCAAAGCTATTGGACTCTGTGATAATTATTTTAGAACGAAGCGTATAAGTTCCATTATAAGTAAGCAAAGGGAAATGATGATGTTTTAACAACTTTCGACGGAAAGTAAAAAACTTGCTCGACGGAGCTCATCAAGACATACGCACCACCAGACCTGAAAGGAGTGGTAAGTGCAAGGAGTAGCAAAAGAAACTAGATCTCCTTAGGCGAATCGGCTAAACTTAATAGCAATATTGAGTGAACGCAAAAGATGCCTTATTTGAAATGATCATAGGCTGGTTATGAGCAGCAGCTATGGTTCATTTCTTTATAACAATAAACGGATAAAAGTATTCTTTTATTGTTATAAAGAAGTGATAAAACTTCAGAAAGAGTGAATAATATGAAAGAAAAAATGAATCAATTATTAGAACAATTTGTTCTAAACAGTGCTAAATTAAAAGCACTTTGGCAACAAGTAATGTTGTGCCAAGAAGAGGGACATCCTGCTTGGGTGTATGAATTAAGAAACGAGTTACGTGAAAAATCACGTCAACTTGATGAAGAAATAAACAAACTATTAGGCAGAGATGCTTAATAGTAATAAAGAGATATTATCTCTTTATCAATAAAACTAACGTTTTATGTTGGTTTTATTGATAAGAAGATAATAATTTTCTTAGCTTTATAAGGGATTTCTCTTAACTTATAAAGTATTACAATAGTTCCCTCCATATGGTAGAATCTCGTGAGGGCGAGTTGAAAGTGTGTGTAAAATACATGCGAACCTTGTAAACAAGGCGGGACGGAGATGGTCCTAAGCTCTTAATACCTTATTTAATTTCATAGGTTAAATAAGATGAGGGCTATATGCTCGAGGAGAAAAACTATGAAAAAATTAAAAATAGAAAAGATGGCAGATTACTGCCGTCAACAAATCCTTATTAATGGCAACATCGGTTGCCTTAGTAATGTGATATCTGTTAGTAATAACAGATATACATGCAGAATCCAACCAATAGGTTGGACATGCTATGGAGGAAATGGTGAAGACATATTCCTTCATGACAATGCAACAAACGTAAATATCTACGTTTGTTGTAGAGTAACTAACTTCGAAACACACGAAGTTAGTTATATTTAAGAAGAGGCTCTCTACCTCTTCTTGTGGCATCAAGAAGCAGCCTCCACGTGGCGATGCTGGATAACCAACTAATGCTTCAACCGTTTGAGACACCATGCGGTATATAAATGTTGGAAGTTTAAAAAGGAGGTGGCACATATGATGTCATCTTTTTCATTACAAAAAGAGATAGCACGTCATATCGTGTTATCTCAGATTGCCTCTGATGCAGGCAAAGGAATTTATGAATTAAATATTCGTAATTCCTCTGCTACTGCTAACAGAGGATATACAACAAAGGAAAAACATATCCTTGCTGCTATTAAATTAATTGATAATAGTAGAGGTCAATCTGGCTTTTACTATTATTGTGTAAAGAAGGAAGACCAAAATGGTAATCCTTCAAAAATAGTTTATTTCTCTTTCAAAGGAAAGAATGGAAAAAGATTCCAAGTCTCTTTTCATTGTTATTCTGGAGGAGAAATAAAAGAAAAGGCGCAAGCCAACAAAGGCCTTATGACCCATTGGGACCATAAGAATAGCCGTTTGGCTTGCAAAATCTTAATTCAAGATTATTGTCTTAGATAATCTTGATAAACGGCATGGAGGCGCCGAAGTCGGTTAAGACTCCGTATTCTACTACTATGACTCTCTCATATAGTAGTAGAAATAGTTTTTTAAATATTTTTTTATAAAAAATAGAGTTTTTACTAAAAAACTTTTAGTATGAATTAAAAAACCTCAAGAAGCCACTTGAGGAACTCTCTACGGAGTGGTAGGGAGCCGTCTCTACAGGAGAAGAGGAGATGGAAACCGTCGACTAGGCGACGTTAAACAGATGTTAAGCCTAGTGCGTCCAACCGAAAGGTTGGGTCACAACAGGGAACCCGCCTGTACAAGGGTATCGCGATAGCGAGGAAAGTAAAATATGAAAATAGAATTAAAAAAAGAAATTTTGGAACATTTCCAAAATAATCGCCTGTCTTTTGGCGATAAACTTCTTGAAGATGACTTAAAAGATCGTCTTCATTTGTCAGAAGAAGAAGTAAAAATTTATGAAGCTGTGGTGCTTGATGAATTAGGCTTCGGAAGAGATTTTGTGTTGAAAAGCACAAATGTAGATATAAAAGTAACAAGCTTGGAACAAGAAGATGGGACTGATGTTTATATCGTCCTTTATTCTATTAATGGCACGTATTTACGTGTCATAATTGAAAATTGGATATAGAGACTTTTGTCTCTTTATCAATAAAACCAACATTTTATGGTTATATGGTTGGTTTTATTGATAAGGGGACACAACCCCTTTAGGCTATATGCCAGGAGGAAAATAAAATGAAGAGAAATTTTAAAAAAGAATTAACAGACTTTCAAATTGGTCTTTTAAAAATGAAGGCTGAATTAAAAAGAAAGGAAGCTCATGAAGCTATTCAGAAATACGATAGTCTTTCAAACGAAGTATCAATGGGTGAACTTCTTGAAGCTCAAAGAGCTAAGAAAAAAGCTATTATTTTTCTTAGCAAAAAACATTAAGACCGAGGGCACCCTTCGGGGTGTAAGGCCCAGCGGCAGGTCCCAAGTCCTGTGCTTGAGTCAAATATTCCAGAAAGGAGAGTAATTATGATATCTGGAAAAAAATTAGAAAAACTCTTCTTCGAAAGATTTATGCCTAATAAATCTTTTGGCTACCGTCAAGCCAACGAAGCAGAAGATTTAGAAGAAGGAACAGACTTCTTCTGTGACGGATTAAGATTTGATCTTACTGAAGATTTTGATGGTAAGGATCATATCAATGAAAAATTCCAAGAGGAAATAATACTTCCTTATGGAATAATTAAATTAGGACTAAGAACAGGAAACAACACCTGTTGTTTTGTAGAACCAGTTGTTGTTCTTGGTATAATTGTCTATTCATATGATACTGCCATAAAAGCGGTTGATTGTTTAAGCCAGTGCTGGGAACAAATTTCCGACAAAGCTTTTGACTTAATATGTAATTTTGAAGATTATGTGGCATCAGCTGCATAATCTTCTATTTTATTAAAAAACAAAGGAGAAAAAATATGAAAAAAGAAAAAATTATTAAATCATTTTTAATGGCTACTGCTAATAATAGTCAAGAATTAAGAATGTTAGCAAAGAAAGGAAAAATTGATGAAAATCAAGAAGATCTTTCTTTAATATTGAATTCTATGGCTTTTAAAGATGCTGTAGAAGTTGTTACAAATCATAGAAATATGAAAGGCTCAAGAAGAGACGTTGTATCTTTCTTTGAAAATAGAAATGTAGCAGAAAATGTAAAAATTTCTGCAGCTGTTTATCTATGCAACAAAGGAGGCCATAAAAATGTTTAATGTGATAAAAGAAGATTTTTATTGGGTCATTCAAGATTCATCTACTGGTGAACTTGTTTGTAAAGTCGAAAAGACTGGCGAAATTGGTTTAAAATCTAATTTGCCTAAATTAGAAGACAAAAGAATGGTTATAAAACCATTAATGTTTGGTTTCTATGACAAGGCAAAAGCTATCTTGACCTGTCAAAAATTAAATAAGGAAGAAGAGCCACATTTTGTTCGTGTAAAAAGACCAATGCACTCTTCTTACGAATCAGAGTATGACAGCTTTTATTTCGAAACATTGAAAGAAGCAGAAGACTTCAAAAAATATTTAATTGGAGATGGAGTCCCTGAAGAAAGGATAAAAATAGAAAGGGGAGAGAAAAAATGATCGAAATTTTATTTTTATTATTATTTATGGCTATAATGTTTATTATAGCCGAATTCGGAGCCACTGTTTTGGTTAGCTTCATTGATTTTTCTAATTCAAATGAAGAAAAAGAACATATTACACATGATATATTCTTTGTTCGTATAAAAAGAAATATGAATGCTTCTTATGAAGCAGGATACGATAGTTTTGGCTTCAGAACTCAAGAAGATGCTGAAGCATATAAACAAGATTTAATTCAGGATGGCATTCCTGAAGAAAATATAAAAATAGAAATTAGGAGGAATTAAAAATGACAATTGAAGAATTATTTGAAAAAGAAGGAAGTTATATATTAGAGCTTCCATTGAACGAAAAGCATAAGCTTTTTGTTGAAGGATTATCTGAAAATGGCGAAGCCATCCAAGAAGAAGATTTTAATGTTAACAACATTAAAAAATTTTGTGTTGAAATTATAAATGCAGAAGGAGAAGCTTTATGTTCTATAGATGCTTCTGAATTGCATTTATACAATTCAGTAGAGAAGTTTACTGATTTGGCCAAAGAAAGATTGGAAGTGGGCGTTTTATACTATCATAATTTATATTATACATATTGTATCCAATATGGACCTAATCCATATAGTGATTACAGTGAATATGAATCTTATGATGATTTCAAGTTTGATATAGATTATTATCTTGATGAAGATGTAGAAGAATTAGAAAAACTTGAAGGAGCAGACGTCGGAGATGACGATTATATCATCAGAGACGATATATGGATCAAATACTATGATTATTTCTTGAAGAAATATGAAGAAAAAGCTTCAGAAGCTTTGGCAGAAGAAAGAGAAGGATGAAAAGGAGGAAAAATTATGGCAACAAAAGAAAAAGGAAGAACATTTGAATTAAACAAATGGTCAGCAACCTATGAAACCATAGATGGTTTTCAAGGGGAAGTTATAGTCACTGCTTTTAATAAAGTTATGGCTTATGATGTATTTGAAGACATTGCAAAAGATTTCAATAGTAAAGTAGTAGATTGTAACATCGTCAGAGTTCCTGACGATTATGAACTTGAATAAAAATGAATAAAAATATAATTTTATAAGGAGACGATATCATGAAAGAAGCAAAATTAAAAATTTATGAATGTGCAAAAGATGGTCTACCTGATATAGGTAGACCTTTTATTGCATTTAGAAAAACTCATGAAGAACATGAGATTTATACTAGATGTGTTAAAGAGACAATTTTAGCGCAAAATTGGGACAATGTTGATCAACATATAAGTCCAGATGGCGAATTTTATAGCGGTGCTCATCACTGGATTTATTCTGTTGATTATGAAAGCTATGTTTATGTTGATGAATTAAATTTAATTCCTCAAAGCCATTATGATAAAGTAGCAGAAGAAAAAGAAGAAGCTGCTGCTAAATTAAAAGAACTTAAAGAAGCTTTGATTAAAGAATATGGTGTTGAGAATGGAACAAAATTACAAAGATTTATTCTTGTCGAAAAAGATGAGAGACGAGTATCTCTTTATGGTTTTTATGAATATTTATTAAAACCATTTGAATATTCAGGTGCTATTTCGCATTTGTTTAAAAATCTTATTGAAAAATTTGATGAAAATTTTGCTAAAGAAATAATTAATCATAAACTTCAAAAGGAAGGAAATGATATGAAAAATAAATATTATACTGGCAAAATAAAATTACGAAATGATAAAAAACTTATTATTGATAAGTTTTGGCGAGATATCTTATTAAATGATAATGCAAAAGGCATCGTCCATAATGGTTATTTATATGTAATTCAAGTATTAAAAAAAGATTCTATTGACAAGGACGACATAAGAAGTTGGCTTAGTTCAGAAAAATATATAGGACCACACAGATATTTCACAAATCGAAATGCCGATTGGGAAAAACTTGATGATAATGAAGAAATTCCAATAAATATTTATATTGAATAAGGAGGAAAAATATGAATCTTAATGTAAAATTCAGAGACTTAAACCAAGAAGAAAGAGAACTGGTTAAAAACCATTTAAAATCTATTAGAGATTTTTTGTTGGAAACAACAAAAAACACAGGAAGGAACATCAATTTTGATTATGATTTTGGTGATCCAAGGACTATGAATGATGGAAGACTTCATGACAAGACTCGCTCAATTTCTGTACGAGGACGCAAAAGACAAGACGGAACCTTCGAATATTCAGTATTAGGAAGTTCAGGTTGTCTTAATCAAGCATTAAGCAAAGAAGATTATGATGAAAGAACTGGCAGCCCAGCTGCTGGATGGCAAGATGATTATGCACTACAACTATTAAAATATTGGAAAGAAATAAAAGAAGCATTTTTAAAATATATTAATGGTATTCAAAATGCTTCACAAGAACTAAAGGAATTTCAATTATAAAAAAACAAGGAGGTAAAAATATGTTTGAAGTAAAAATTGAAAACTATCGCAATGATTATGATAAGTATTATGAAAACAAATGCTTTTCTTCATTAGAGGAATTAAGTAACTTTTTAATTAAAGAAAATGAAAAAAGAGATGATACTCCAAAAAGTAGCAAGTATTGGAGAAATCCTGCAGGTGTGCTCAAATCTGAAGTAAGAGGTTATTTCCGAACAAATAGAAGTGGCAGTAATTATAGTTTATGGCTTAAAACCGTAAAATATAATAATGTCATTATTTTTGAAGAAGGTAATTACTGCTCACCAAAATTTTATGAATATTTAAAACAATTGGAACAAAAATTTGAAGAAAAACCTGTGTATGGTGATTTTTAAGGAGGAAGAATATGGAATTTAAAGAAAATCAAAAATTCAAAATCACAAACAATGCTATCGGTGTGCCAGATAGAAATATCAAAAATCCTGTTTTAACAATTGTCAGAGGGCCAAGAGAGTTCAGGGAATATATCCCTGAATCTGCCACAGAAGAAGAATTAGCAACACCAAGAATTGCCAGAAAAGAATGGCGTTGCAAAATCTCTTTTATTCACATTGATCCTACAACAAAAAAAGAAAAACCATTAGTTCATCGTTATTGGTTAGGCGAAGATTATTTAAGTCTTTGCTTAGAAAAGAAAAGGATGGTAGAAATCAATGAAGAATGACACAAAAATAAAAAGGAAAGTAGCAGAGATCAAAGTTCTCTGCTACGAATTTGATTGTACTGTAAACGCGTTAGGAAATCAAGACGCTTTTACAGACAGAATAGTAGAAAAGATAATTGATAAAAGTAAAGAATTACACGAAATTCAAGACAAACAATTTATTAATTATAAAGTTGGTCGTAAAGTATATACAATTCAAGACTTTGGTGGTGATATACAGATATTAGATTATGAAATTGGATTTATAGGTAAACATAGCATTATTCCTACAAATTATAAAGACTTAAGAAATCCAGAAATTGAATTTGAAAATTGTTTTTTAGAATTAAATGATGCCTTCGGAGCAGTTGAAAGAAGATACCCACACAAAAAAGTATCTTTTAACAAAATTTACGGAGAAGCTTATAATGTGATTATACAATAAAAACAATATTTTATAGGAGGGAATAATATGATAAAATATTATTATGTCAGATTTAAATATCTGAAAAGTGAACGTGCTGAACTGATTACGGCTGCTAAAACAAAAGGTGTAATTTTTCAGTTACAAAAGATGTATGATAAAAACATTGAAATTGTAAAGTTAGTTGAAATTTCTAAAGAGAAATATGATCGCTTAACTTTATGGCACAAACTAAGATATGAAAATCCAAGCTCTCACTCTAGTGGTCGTCTAGCAAGAGTTATGACGCCTCTTGTTGCAATTAATGCTTTTACTTCTGCTATAAGTGGTAGCTATAACTATAGGGATGTTTATAATAATTTCCCAGTAAGCGCTCCTACAAGAAGAAGAGGGAAAGGAAGAGGATAATGACTAAATATTTTTATATTAAATATGCAGGCAGTCGTGGAATATTAATCACGGCTGACAAATTAAAAAGAGCTATGTTTCAAGTGGAAAAACTTTATAATGTTAAAAACAAAAATTTAGTTAAGTCTGTTGAAATTTCAAAAGAAAAATTTGACAGATTAAATTTGTGGCAAACATTAAAAGAAAATTCAGAACGTAGACAAGCAACAGAAAGTTCTGTTGAGTACTTAAAAAGAATAGGTATATTTATACCTGTAGAAAAAGGAGATAAATATGAAATATCAATCAATTTATAAAGCAATTCAAAAAATTAATTATACTCATTTAAATGATTGGTCTAATCAAGCCCATAATTTGTGGTTAATTTTAGAAGTCCCAAGCTTACATAAAAGAATTTGGATTACTAATGAATTTAATCATAGATTAAAAATTTCTACCGCTAACTTAGATTATAATGTTGATTCACGTGAATATCATGAGTCTTATAAACATTATCAATTTAAAAGTATTAAACAAATGAGAGATTTCATTATACGAAATTTTACAGAGAAAGGAAGTGAAAAATAATGAAAGCAATTTGGGTTCTACAAGGAAATTACGGCTACGGCTGGGATGACCTAACAGAAGAAGGAACAAAAGAAGACGCATTAAAACAAAAAGAATGCTATGACAAAAATGAGGCTTACCCTCATAGAATTATTAAGAGGTATGTAAATGAGTAAGTGGAGTGAATATCTTAGAGGAGACTTTACTGGTCCTCTAATCCAAATTAATAATGCAAAAGAATTGCAAATATTGCAAAGTTTAGCAAAATTAAATAAACTAGATGGGTATGAACAATTTTGTAAAGAAGGTTATAAATATAGTCTTCATATTATTGAAATCAATTATGACCGTTTATATCCAGAGAGAAAATTTGAAGGTTGGTATAAAGATACCAATCATGGAAAAAGTTTTTTAGTAGAATATTCGTATAAAGGTTTTTGTAAAACACATTTACATGCTTATGACGCAAGTCGTAAAGACCCTGATGAATGGAAAATAATTCAAATGAAAGATATTATTACAGAATTGGAGGAAAAATAATGAAAAAGCAAAGAAAATTTACTACTTTATTTACAAGTGAAATAGATGCTAGTGATTCTAACATGGGAGAATATCGTCAATCTATTGCAGATTGCAATGATATAATGCCAGAAGATGTTACTGACCAAGACATTTATGATGCCATGTATGAAGATATCGATGTTGATTGGGATAATATTCTAAGTGATATAGATTATTACGACAGAAAACATCCTAATGCAAAGTATCTTATCACAGGAAAATTAGGTTTATGGGATGGCCCTTATCCAATAGAAAAAACAGAAAACTCATTACGAGATGCCGTTGAAGAATGCTGCTGTAATATTAGAGGAGATCATTATGACGAAATTAGAGAAGACCAATATGGTTGTCTATATGTAGACGTTCATCATCATGACGGTGCTAATCAGTTTGTAATTCACAAAATAGAAAACAAAAGAAAAAAGAACATAAGATTTACAAAGGAGGTGTGATAACAATGAGTATTTCTAATGTAATTCAAAATTTAAATAAGTTTACAATTCCTGAAGCTTATGATGCTGTTAAAGCTTCAGGAATTAATTGCAAGTTACCTTCAATACGTGCTCGTGTATACGAAGCGGTTGATAATGGTATTTTAAAGAAGATTGCAAGAGGAATCTATCAAAATAATAATTGCTTACTTGTAGAAGGAGATGGTAGAAATTTATCATTTATTAAAACAGGTAGTATTGATGCAATTATTACAGATCATCCTTATGAGATTAAGGCGTCTAATAAAGGTGGCAATAGAAACTTTGCAACTTATGATGCGTTTCTTTATAATCAAGAAGATTTCAATGAGAAAGCAAGAGTCTTAAAAGATGGGGCTTTTCTTGTAGAATTCTTGCCAGAAGAAAATGCTGATAATTATGAATATTTGTATAATATTAAACAAATGGCTGAAAAAGCTGGTTTTAAATACTATGCAAAAGTTGCATGGAAGAAAGGCAACTTTATTTCAAACTGTGGTAGAAAATCAAAGAACACAGAAGATGTTATGATTTTCTCAAAAGGTGAAGCAAGAGCTTTAAGACCAGATGCAAAGAAAGATAAAGCAGATCCTAGTGTTAAGCATTATATGAAAGGCGCAGCTGGAATGTTGCCAACTGTATTTGATTATGCAAAACCAAAAGAAATGCTTCATCAAGCAGAAAAACCAGTAGAGTTATTAGAAGCAATTATTTCTTATGTAACTCTTCCTGAAGAAACTATCTTGGATCAATTTGCTGGTTCAGGAGTATTAGGAGAAGCTTGTGCTAATACAAATAGAAAATGTATTCTTATTGAAATAGCACAAGAATTTGTTGAAAAAATAAAAATAAGATTAAGCTTAGCTTAGAAAGGAGAAAAATATGGCTAAAGTTTATATAGTACTTGGTTTATACTCTGATGGAGGAATTGAATTCTGTCGTGCTTGTGCGACACAAGAGTTAGCAATTAAAGAGAAAGAGAAAGAAAAATCTCTTTTAATTCGAAGCTTTGGAGCTCGCACATTATTCACTGGAGACTGCATTCGTTATGAAAGAGGATACGAAGACGTTGAAGGTGAACATAAAGAAACTGTGGAAATCAATTTCAGAATTTTGGAACAAGAGGTAAAAGAATAATGAATGGAATAGTAAATAATCTAATGATTGATTTAGATGAATATCTTAAATCTGATATTAAAAAGAGCTATAGAGATTTAGATTTCAGTGTTCATTCTTATTTATGGAAAACTGAAGTTGAGAGATGTCTTAAAGGAGATATTGTTCCTATAGCTTTTAGACACCCTGGTTCAACAAATGGTCATATTATTGTTGATAAAGATATGATTATTAAAGATATTGTCTTTTACGAAGATACTTGTCCTGCGTTCTATGAAGGCAATTATCAAAGCTTGAAAGATAAATATATTGGAACAAAACTATCTATAGAGGAGGTGAAAGAGGAATGAAAGAACAATTTTATGTAGAAATTACAGATGAAAGAGTGGATTTAGATCCACCTTATGTGTATCAAAGTCGTACTTTTGATACAAAAGTAGAAGCTGTCAAATTTGGCAGACGTTTAGTTCAAAAAATTGGTAGAAGTGATATTTCCTTCTTAAAGGATAAAGAAACAAAAGATTACTTAAATCCTAATTGGGAATATTCTGCTAAAGGTGTCAAAAAATGTTTGCATGTAGATGTCATGAAAATGGAATTCTATGACGAAGATAGTTATGATATTTATGTCGAAGAAAAATTAAAATAAGGAGGAAATAAAATGACAGAAACAAAACAAAAAATTCTTAACAAAATTATTAAAAACTGGTATGGAAAAGAAGGAGATATTAATTCTCTTTCTATTCATTATTTAATTTGTGCATTAGACCAAGTAAGATGCGATTTGTTAAATAAGTATGAAGATGGAGATGGAGAAATCTATCTTACAATCAAACAAACTTTAACAAATAAATTGCTTGATTTAGTGCAATATACTGAAAAATATCCTTTACAAAAAGGATTAGGAACAATTTATCAAATATATTTATTAGTTGAACCTAAGTTTGCTAATAATATGAATAGATTATTTGTAATCTCAAAACGAGAAAACAAATATGCTGAAAAAGGATATGATTATTGTTTAGGTGTCGATTATATGCCCGAGTCAGGCAACTGGTGTCACGGTCATTACGACGCTTCTTCTCCTGAAGCATGGGAAGAATATATTAAAGAAGAGTATGGTAAAGCCATACCTCTTCTTTAATTAGGAGGTAAACATTATGGAATTTAAACACATTAATGACTGTTGGGAATATCTAAGAAAAGCAAAAGATTATAATGATTTAATCGAAAAATGTAAAGACATCCCAAACCGATTCGGCACTTGGGATGTCGAACCTAACGAATATCATGAAGCTAGAGTTATCAATAGTTATTATGATGAAAAATGCCAAAATTGGGATCAAGATATTGAAGACTTTAATATTAAATGTCCTTATTTTGGTAATGACTTTGGCGATGATTATAAATTGATTTTAGACTATGATGAATTTAAAGTTCTTAGAAATACCACTAGTGGTAAATATAAAGCCATTAACGAAGAAGGATATATGACCGATGAAGAATTAGAATTATGCGCTATATTAGTTTATGATACAAATCATGATGTAATTGATAATGGTATATTATTGAGCAGTTTGTTTGATTGCGACTACAGTGGTGAACAAATCACTGATAATAATATTATATATTATTGGTTTAAAAATAAGGAGGAAAAATAATATGAGTTATGAAATGTGGCCTGTTGAGACATTAGCAGTAAGAATTAATGAAAATTATTATGAATCTTTAAAAAAAGATTTATTAAAAAAAGATGAAGTTTTAGCAAAATTAAAAGAGCATGGTACATTAGGAACAATTACTAGATACCAACTAGATATTTTTCAAGAATTGGCTGATATTTCAGAAGAAATTTTAGAATCAGATCTTGATAATTACTTCTCAAATCAAACAGATTATGATAATAGTTATCAACAATATGAAGGTGGAAGACATTCCGAGAATTATGCATATTGTCGTAAATTAGATCTTAATACTGGTTCTTATGGCGAAAGTGAAGTTTTTGATGGTTATGTATATGAATTTAGCTGGGGTTCTAATAATGTGTATGAACCTGAATTCAAAAATAAAAATTATTTATTAGATGAAATCAAAAGGAATTTATATATTCCAACAGATTTTGATTTAGAAAATAATATTGTATTTATTACAGCTGTATGTGGAGGATAATAATATGAAAGAAATACTATCGAAAGAAGAGTTTTTCATTAATGGGAAACAATTAGTAACTAAGTTCACTTCCTTCGGAGTCATTGTAAGTCATCTAAGAAAAAAAGGTTATGAAAGAGTTTATGGATCAACATCAGAAGGACTATATGTCAATAAGAAAAAATATAAGTGTGCATTTCTACAGGGTGTTGAGTTTACTGGTTATTATGATGTGGAGGGCAATAAGATTTACGAAGAAGACATAATAGAATATCAACATATGAAAGAACCACTTCTTGAAACTTATCCTTATAAAGGATATTATATTAGACATTCTGTTCGCTTAGAAGGATATTATTGGCCAGAAACAACAGACTATTATTTTAAAAACCAAGACGATTTTTCTAAAGTTAAGAAGATTAAAGATGTTCTTAACCGTAAAAAAAGATTTTGGAATAACTCAGAAAAAATAACATTCAAAGAATTATAAGGAGGATATTGTAATGAAAAATATTTATTTATGTAAATCTATGCATGAGATTTTTATTGATAGAAAAACTTATGATGAAAATCCCAACATTAGTATTAGAAAAGTTCTTGGAAAAGAAAATGTCCATTTGAATAGACAATGGACACATAAAGGTGGGGGTAATATCATTACTTGGTATACAGTCACTAATTTAGACGGTGCAAAGAAATGCGCTGAAGAAAACGGTTATGAAATTGTAATAGAAGACAAATAATTAAAAGGAGGTGTACTTATGTACAAAATTGGTTACAAATTATTAGAGGTTAGCCCAGATGGGCGCCTCTTTCCTTTATTTATTGGAAATAAAAAGGAAATTTCATTGAGAAAGAAATGGACAGCGGAGGCAATCCAAACAAAAGGATTTGCCTTTCGTCCAGGAATTCACTGTGGAGAAATTCCATCTGCTCCTTGGCTAATGAATGCAAAAGGAGAATATGCTTCTCAAAGAGGCAAAGGGTGGAAAAGAGTTTGGTGCTGCGTTCTATATAACGCTACTAATGATTATACAGAAGAAGCTTTAAAACAACCTGGCAAATGTTTTAAAGAAGTCCCTAAAAACGGTTTTTATACTTTCTTTGAAAAAGGAAGATGTCTTTGGTATATATCTTCTGATATAATTGTTGAGGGCATTGTACCTGAAGAACGTCGTCAAGAAATCTTAAAAGATTTAAAATTTGACGAACAAAAAGAATTTGAACCTTATAAAAAGGCATTTGAAAAACGAGCTGCGACTCGAGAAAGGAATAAAAATGAGCAAAGCAATTCAAAATGACTTTGGATTTTGTCCACACTGTGGTAGTAATAACATAGATTATGTGGATTCAGACGCAGACAGTACAAAATATGTCTGCCACAATTGCGGAAACGATTATTTAGTTTTAGAAGACGGAACTGTTCGAAGTAGAAATAATAATACTTTGGGCAGTTTTGTCCGTATTTATTATTCTACTATGAATGGTAGCGCAATAGCATATGAAGACCATTCTTTAGAAGATTTTAATCAAAATAGAAAAAATATTATTAAAGAATTACTATCTTATGATCAAAATCCTATGGATTTGGACATCCAAGTATTTGATAAAGATGGTTTTTATGCATATAATATTGATTATACAAAGGAGAAATAATTATGAAACATTACTTTTTAATTGAAACAACTACTGATGAGTGGCATAAAGGATTTGAATATATTGCTGATACTTTAGAAGAAGCAGAAGCACATATTATGGAATATGACGATTGGTACTGTATGCCTGGCACTTGTACTATTGTAGAAGTAGATAGTAAAATGAAAAGGATAAATGAATATAGATATAAAGAAGGAGTATTAGTAAGATAATTATGAATATCAATATAGAAGTAAAAAGGGAAGAAGCTATTAAAAGATTAGAAATTTTAAAATCTAAAGGATTAAAATATCTTCCTGCTATTAAATGTTTTAAAGCTGGGAAAGACATTGGTTTATTTGAAAATCAAGGCTTCATGAAAAGTGTTTATTATCAAGTAAAATTAAATACTGGTGATAAAGGTTTTTATGATAAATTATATTCTAAAATTCAAGAATTTGAAAAATTATATAACAGTTTAGTTTATTTAATTTTAGTTAGTCATTCCTCTTTTGGAACTTTATGCGATTTCTTTTATGTAAGTGATTACGAAAAAGAATGGGAAGATGATAGAAATGATTTATTAGATGATTATGCTTTTGTATATTCATATAATATGGATGACGATTCTTCTACAGGAATTGGACAAATTGCTTTTAAAGCAGACCCAATTTGTGGTGGAATTTATAGATATCAATAGGAGGTATAAAATGGATCAATTAAAAACTGATATCAACAAGATTAAAAAAATTCTAAATGCAGATTACGACCACGAAAGACCTGATGTAATTCGCAGTAAAAAATTTGGACGCGCATTTGCGACAATGATTAAACACATGTTCCCAGATTGTGAAATTATTCAAAGTAATTGTTACTGCGAAGCTTCTGGTTTTATTAAAAAACCAAATGGTAAAATAATTTATTACTCAAGTGAAGATTATCGTTGGCCAATAATGGGTAGAACTTGGACTTCTTCTGTTTTATATAGAACAGCAGAGAGTGTAAAAGATTATACTGGAGGTTCTAATAATTTTAGTGATTTAGAACATTTCAAAGAAAATGTAGAAAAGTTGTTTGAAAGGATGTGATATTAATGACAAAACAACAAATTATTCAAAGTTTTAAAGATTCTTTTGGCTCTGATACTGATTACATTAATCATGTTAGAGAAGTAGGCAAAACAACTGTTCGTTGTGAATTTTGCGATTATATTGACTATTTAGGAAGAAATGGTGATATAACAGAACGCCAAAGACAAAACACGACAGCGAGTGAAAAAGATTTGTTTAAATTTAATATAGAACTATAGGAGGAAAAAAATATGACAAAAGCAAAACAAAAAAAGATTATGAAAAGATTTGAAGGGAAAAAATTATGCATTACAAGAGTTGAAAAGTTTTTCAATTTTCTCGTTCCTAAATATAGTGATTTAAATCAATGTTATAACGATTATCCATCTTATAGCGTACCTCATAACGCATCTTATGATGCGATGTTAAATGCGATGTTATTTGAACGTTGTAAAGAGTTAGTTAATAAAGTTTGTGCCATAGTAGGTGCTGAAAATATAATTTCTTATGGCATAAATAGTTATAATGACAATACAAAGCGATTTACTTACGTTATCAATTTTACATATCAAGATAAAAAATACTCTTATTATCTTGAAAATAATGATAATACTCTATACGCTGAGGAGGAATAAATATGAAAGAATTATATTATGCTGGTTATAGACTAAATCAAGATTTAGGTTTATGCGAAATTTTTGATGAACTATCAAATAATGATGATGTTATTATTATTGATCATGGAAGAGATACTCTAATTCATGAAATGAAATATACTAACACATTTAGTTCAGATATGACAGATACTGGAAAAACACACATAGGATTTGAATATCATTATATTATTTTCTATTATAAAGGAATGATATATCATGTAGAACCTAGTTCTATAGATGTAATGGTAGGAGCTCCTTATTGGTACGTCCCTTATAAAATAATCAAAGGTTGGTATCAAAATCAAGCAGGATATCCAACTGCTTTTAAAGGAATAGAAAGCTTAGATGGCAATTATGAAAGAATCGTGAGTCAAGAAGATGATACTTCTATTCATCATTCAATTCCGTTTTATGTTAGAAAATCTAATTTTGAATCTATTCTTAATAAAATAGGAGGTTTTAGAGAAAAAGATATTTATTCTCAACCTCATATCTGTTATGGAGTCAAAAAAGAAGGAGAAGTTTCTCCTTCTGTTATCCGTTGTACTAAGTTAGAAAGAGATTCCGATGGTGTTAGAAGATCTTTCGATTTAGATATTAAAAAACAAGCAATTACTAATTAACAAAGGAGGTGAAATAATATGACTTTAAAAGAATTATTAGAATTAAAAATTTTGCATAAAAACTTTATTTTATTGGAAAGAGATCCAAAACAAGGAAGTTTGAAAACAATTGGTGAGGGGTCAAAAATCTTTAAAAAACCAATTGACGAAAAAATTATGGAAAAGAAAGGTATTGATAAAAAATACTTTGATAGAAAAGTTGAGGCTGTTTGGGGACAATCTTCAAATTGCATTGTAATAGAATTGTCTCCTGATCGTTTTTATGTTTATTTAGACCATCCTTATGGCAGAACTACAATTGGCTCTGGAACAAAAGAAGAATGTGAAAAAATTAAAGCTAAAAAAGATGCTGAATGGCAATCTGGATATAATTGGCACACATATATAAGTGCCAACAAGTTAAAAGATTTTGACATGTATGATTAAAATATGAAGAAAAAAGGAGGACTAACTATGGAAAAATATTATGTAATTACTTTTAAGAGTATAGATTCAGTATGTTGTTATGATGATGGTGTATTTGATAGTAATAATGGTGGCTTATATTCTAATAAATTATTTAAGTCAAAAGAAGAAGCATTTGAAACAATGAAAAGTTTAATTGAAGCAGAAGTGCAAGAGACAACTAGCAGTGATGGTTGCTATGCTGAGGATGATGGCTATAGTTATGAAATTGAAACTTTAAATAGTGGGCTTAAAGAAATTCCAGATATTTGTTTAACTTACTACTGTGATGGTGATGCAGTTAATGAAATTATTTGTAGAGTAGAAGAAGTAGAACTATAATAAGGGGGTGAAATAAAATGACAAGAACAAAATGCAATTATGAAGAACTTAACAAGCGTGCTTCCGAAGTTTTTGATCTTCAAGAAGGAGACATTATTTATGATGTTACTGTTGAAAACGACAATGTGACAATAGAAATGTCTGAAATTGATCAACATTCAGGAAGAGATATTATTTTTGATTATAAGCCTGATATGACTGAAAGACCAGAAGCACTAGATTACCTATTAGGTAATCGAGACAATTTTAATGATTAAGGAGGTTAAGATATGAAATATCTAATTACAAACATAAAATATTCAATTGAACAAGAAGATATTGATAGTTATCGTGAAGCAGAAAACATTAATGAGGATATTTCTGATGAAGAAATTAAAGAAAAGATTAAAGATTCTCTTCCCACTCGTCTCATCGTTGAACCAGATGAAGATAGCGACGACCTAGAAGAAGCGCTAAACAACGAAATTTCTAATAATACAGGTTGGTGTATAGAAACTTATCAAGCAAAAGAACTTATAACCATATTTTCTATAGAAATATCTTTTATTTTAAATGGTGAATATTATCCTGAATCAGATATCCAAATTGGGACTTTTGATACTTATGAATCAGCATATTCAATTGCTAAAAATATAGATGTTCAAAATGCAGATTTATATGAATGCTATATTTACGAACTTGATAAAGATTATAACATAATAAATACTACAAGAATATTTTAAGGAGGAAAAACAATGAAAAAATTTATCATTACTCTAGTAACTAGAGAAATAAACACAGATGATAGTACAACTATTTCTGTGTTTGACACAGAACAAAAAGCAAGAGATTATTACAATCAACAATTAGAAGATTTAATTAATCAAGAAATTGCTGATAATAATGGCTCTTTTGCCGCAAAAAAATTATTAAGAGAAGAAATTGAAGAAGATTCAAATTTTGCTAATGATTGTATCTTATCTGCAAGAGACCCTTATGACAATTGGTGGTTATATCTTCAAGAAGTTGATTTTCAAGACAAAACAGAAGAAAAACGTACTATATGAAAAGGAGGGAAAATAATGAGTAATTATTACACATATCTTAGAGAGCAATATAGTTCTGTGGATTCTTATAGATTGGTAGTAGCCAATGAAGTTTATGACACTCTAATTGAGTCTGAAGAAATTAGTGCTATAGTAAAATTAGATACTGAACAATACGAAGAAGTTTGTGATTATGTTTATGATTATATTATGTCTTCTACTATGTCTGTAGGTGAATTAACAGACTTAATTCATGATGCGATACTTTCAGGCGAACCAATCATTGACTTAATACTAAATGGTCAATGGGAAGACGCAAACGAAATTATTTATGCAAGAATGTAAAGAAAGGAGATGAAAATATGGAACAAAAATTAATAACATTCTTTGAAAAAGTAAATCAATTTTATAAGGAAGCCATCTCTTTAGATGGCTCTCCTAAAGATAAAATGGATTACCTTATTAATAAAATGAATGTTTTATTAACAAGTGATGAGTATGAAATCCGTAACGCATACGATAATAAAGTATTAAAGACAATTCCTTTTATTGATTCTATTGAAGAGTATCAATTAACCCATATTACGCATATGGGAAAAGAAATTCCTTTAGATGAAAGAATTGAAGGTATTATATTCCATACTTTTGTATTATTTGATGGTGATAGCTCACTTAATAATTTTGAACAAATTATTGTTGTAGACAAGGAATCTAAAATTTGTTTAACTGAAAGAAATGAATTAACAGAACTTCATTATGAATGGTGTGAATATTTAAATAATAAGGAAGGAGATAAATAAATAATGAAACAAATTAAAGAATTTCAAACAATTACAAAAGAAGGTTTTGGTATTAAAAATTTAGAAAGATTTTACGGTCGAGAATGGGGAGAAGATTCTGCTTTCAAAGCAGATATTCTATATAAAAGCAAAAAAATAGCTGAAATTTATCAAGCTGGTGACGGAGGATGTGCTGATGTGCATTTAGATAGGAGTTTAACTCAAGATCAAGTTACAGAAATTAAAGAAAACTTAATTTCTTTCTTAAAACGCTATGATTATTGTTATCAAGAATCTTCTCCTTATGAATGGCTTAAAAAGAAAACAGCCCAAGGAGTTGGAGATGATGAATTCGAAGCTTTAGTTGTAAACATAGAAGCAGCTGAAGATAATTTCAAATTAGCACAAAAAAGATTTAAAGCAGGTGTTAATTGTATTGCAAGTATTACGCATACTGACGCAAATGGTTTTACTTCTAATTATTTACAGCAGTTATTTCAAGTTCCTAACAGTGATAAGAAAAGGAGTGAACATTTGGAGCAAGTTTGTGAACAATTAAATATTCCAAAAGAAAGAACTAAGATACATTATATTATAGATTCTGGTGTAAATCTTATATAGGAGGTGAAGTATGAAGAATTTTATTAGAGAAACTTTAGAAATTTTCGGAGAATATAAAACATCCGATGTTGTTGGTACTTTTTGGCAAGGTGAAAAATTAAGAGTTATAGGTCATCATAACTACGAAAAAAAAGTTACTTCTGCTAAAATTTTAGTTGAAGAACATTTCTTCTATTTAAAAGAAGATTTGAATGGTAAGGCTTATAATTCACAAATTTTAGTCTTTATTGGTAAAACTCCTGTTTGGGGATGTTATAAAAAGAAATTTGCAAACTTTGGTATTAGACAATCAGATCTTGATAACGCTCTTACTTTAGATTTAAATATGAAAGCTGTTAACAATGGTTATGAACGTATGACTGAAGAAGAGGCTGATCATTTTAATAAACTATATAAAGCTTATGCTGATTGTGATGTTGACTTTTTTAAAAAATAGGAGGTGAAAAAATGAAAGTTACTTTAGTACCAGAAGACAATTCATTAGCAAAAATTTTGGATGGAGAATGCATTGATATCACAGGCCAAATATTTGACTGGGGTATTGCATTTGGATGCAGCACTAGTTTAGAAAAGTGCACAGATTACTACGACAGGATTCAGTTTCTTTTCGGATGTAATATCAAATTGATTAAATTAGTACCAAATTGGTATACTCAAACCACTGTCGAAAATTTTATTTTTGAGCATCGTAAAGTGTTCGAAAAATTCATGGAAGAAACCTACAAAGAAGAATACATTTATGATTGGAGCACAATTAAGAACGAGTCAGAAGAGTTTTATGATGTCTTCTTAGATTTAATGCAAGGTCTTATTTGTGGGAATTTTTCTGAAGAAGATTATGAACTTCTATGGAATTTATTCATGGAAGAAGAATAGGAGGCAAACAATGTTTGATGAAATGAATTTTGAAGACAACCATTCAACAGACATATCTGATTATGATTGGTTTTGCACAGTTTTTCCATTGGATGAGAATTCTGATTCTCTTCCAATGGATTTTCTTTCTTATGAAGAAGCCGAAGCCTATGGAAAAGAAACATATGGTGAAGGCAAATTTGTTATAGAATCACCTTGTGATTAAAATAAAGGAGGAAAATATGATTACAAAAATTGATTATTTTATTACAAAGGTTAGTAAAGATGATCCTATCTTAAAAAAAGGATTAGAAAAAGGTTATACTCTAAAAGGAGCTTTATGTTCTTGTTTAGAAGAAGTAGGAAGATTCTATGGCCCAAGTGAAATTGAAGTCACAGAACTGGAAAATGATTACGAAGTTAAAGCGTATGATTAAACAATAGCAAAGGAGGAAAACATAATGTCTAAAAAAGTATTATCTAATGAAGAATTTTGGGACCTTGTCGATCAATACGAAAGCTATCGAAAAGGTAATGTCAGAGATGCAATTGATATTATTGTTGATGCTTATACATATCATAAGTCTAATGATGTTGAACAAGCATTAGCTGATTATCAATTATTAACCAGAGGCAAAAAGATTTCTAAATTTGTAAGAAATCAAATTACAACACAGTTAGGAGGAAAATAAAATATGAAATCTGTTGTTAAAATTAATGGAACTTGCGTAGTAAAAGGTTTAAGTATTCAAGAATATTTAGAATTAATTGAAGGAAGCATTTTATATGGTATGATGCACAAGGGCATCACCGAAGCATCTTTTAAAACAATTGCAAATTATTCAGAATTAAGAGATTTTTTAGATGATTTTATGGAATATGTCTCTGTCTGGGATTTTCCAGCAGAAGATTTAGATTTACGTGCTGAAACAGACGAAGGTGATTATCTTTATGTTGAAATCTTCGATGGAGATGAACCAAGATATTTCGAAACCTTTATTCCACTTGAAGATGTTAACCTTAAGGAGGTGTTATAAGATGAATGGAAGTATTAATATTGTCGATGGAAATATTGTAGTTGTATTAAAAGAACAACCAAAATATTACGTTGAATATCGTCATCCAAATGGAGATTATTTTAAATCTCCTGAGATGACGATTTATGAAATGGAACAAGAATTTGAACATCCTTTCACAGAAGAAATTTTTGTAGAATTAATGAAAAAGAATTTCAAAACTCGCAAAAGCGTTAGAGAAAGCAATATTCAAATTATTAAAGAAGTTAGCGGTGTAAAAACTGTACTATATGAACAAAAGAAATTTTAAGGAGGTAAATATGGAAAAGGATAACGTGATTCAAAAACTTAAAGAAGCTTATAAAAACTATTGCAAAAAGGAATGGGATGAAGAAGACCCAATAGAAGAAAGCGATATTCTAAATGTTCTTTACACAACAGTTAATGATGAGGAATATGATGTTCAAATTACATATAATATAGAAACAGAACAACTTATTACTTCTATCAGCGATGAATCAAATGAATATATCTTCAAAGAGAAATATTCTATCGAAGATATGACTGCTGATTTAGAGAATGGCGATTGGGATGGTTGGTATAGCTATGCTTATGATGTATGTGATGAACGTTTTAGTTTAGATTTAGAATGGTAAAAGGAGGAAGAAAAATGAAACTAACTAAAAAACAACAAGAAGAAATTTTTGCTAGATTACCTGAATTGTGTTATAGTGTATTAAACACTACTAACGAAATTATCATTGTTAAGCGTGGAGAAACAGGTTATTATCCTACAGATTATCAACCTGCAAAAGATCGCAAAGCTGCTGAAGAATGGTGTGACCTTCTTAATGAACGATTAGGAGTTACAAAACCTCAACGTAAAGCTATGGAAGTTGGTTCAATGTTCGGTTTCGATGTTCTTGGAATTAATCCAGACTATTATGACGTGGAAAAATAAGGAGGTGTCAAATATGAACAATCTAAAACCTAAGTATGTTATTTCTGATGAAAGTGTGAAATTGCACATTTCTGCTGGTAATTCAAAAATTGGAAAGGGAGTGTACAACTTTAGTACACTTCCTGGTAATGCTGAAAATCTTTTAACATTAAAGAATGGAACTGTATTAACGAATGTTTATGGTACATGCTCTAAACATTGTAATGGTTGTTTTAATGGTGGATGCTATGCTGTAAATTCAGCAAAACTCCATCACAATTGTGTCGTAAAAGCTTGGGCAGATAACACCTTACTTTTAAGACAAGGAGTCATCTGGGGTCAACTAAGTGATTATATTTCTCAACATCAAAAGAAAATTAATTTATTTAGAATTAACACCTCAGGTGAAGTCGAATCAGTCAAAGATCTCGAAGAATGGAACAAAATCGCTCTTCGTTTCCCTTCAATTTCATTTGGCTTATATACAAAGAATTTTGAAGCTTTAGACGAATTCATGCAAAAGCATGGAGACAGTGCTCCAAACTTCTGTATAAATGTTAGTCAATGGAATCATGTTGCTGACGCATTTTTAGCTAAATATCCAAACAAGTTTAATGTGTTTGAATATGATCCAACAAATCGCGCAGATTGTGATTGGTCTTTAGTTGAAAGAGCAAGATTAGCAAAATTAACAAAATGTCCTGCTGTTGATAAACATGGTCATCATACTAAGAAAGCTGATGGAACTCCAATCACTTGTAAAGAATGTGGCCGTTGTTATAGAAAGACAGGAAAAGTAACTGCTGTCTATGCACATTAAGGAGGTGTAAATAATGACAGAACAAGAATATTACAATCAAAGAGTTGTTAACACTCGTTTAGTAGAAACAGGTCTCGTAGGCAGAAATGCTTACGAGATTCTTGAATCTGTAATTGGTCAATTGTCTGATGGGATTGGTGAAAATAAATATCACCATGAAAAGTATTGGCGTTTTGCTGACGTTCTATTAAATCCTCAAACAGATAAAGTAGAAATCAGAATTTCTAACACTCAATGTGAAAAATCTTGGATGTATCCAAAAAGATGGCTCTTTAATCCTTTCTTAAAATTAAAAGATAAAGAGATAAAGCAATGGTTTGGTAGAAAAGTTAGATGGATTGCAAGAGTAGAAGCACAAGCTAAAGGATATGATTTTGTATTTACTACAAATAATCATAGAATGATGGAATATCTTGGTGACTGGAAGCAAACAGTTGATCAAGCTGTAGAAGTTTATAATAGTTTAATGAAATAGAAAGGAGAAAAAACTATGACAAACAAAGAAATTATTAAGAAAATCAGAGAGGCTAAGAAAGGTCGTTACATTAACTTCACTAAAGAAAAAGATTTAGGTGAAGGAGTTCGTAAAGAAACAGATATGAAAATTCGCTTAGGCGTTGATTATTCTCATATGAAAATTAACAAAGACAAAGAAACAGGTAAATTACCTTGGGGCCACTTTGTAAAAGGATTAGAAAACCTCGTTATTGAGCATACAAAGATTGATAAGAAAACAGGAGAAGTAATTGATGGTCCTAATTATTATCTTCGAATTAGTTCTTGCACTCCTGAACATCCAGATTCTGGTGCCGATGTAATTGCAACTCGTTATTACAAAGGTGATAAGTTAATTACAAAAGAAGAAGCTATCTCTATCGTTGGAGAAAAGAAAATGGAATCTCATGCTTCTGCTGTTTATAATGTAAAGTTTGAGAATATTATTAAGATTGGTAAGTAAATATGATAGAATATATTTTATATCAAAGAAAATTAGCAGGTTCAGAAGACAATGGCGATTTTATCGACAGCATTGACAGAGAATATGACCGTATTACTCAACGTACTATTGCTTCCAATGCCAAAAAAATGCTAAAAGAAAATAATTGCCCTTCTGGTATCTATAATATGGACATTATTAGAGGACCTAAAAGTATCATACAAAGTGGTGACTATTATGATTACTGTATAGGTTATGCCTATGTTTCTTATATACATGAACAAGAAAGAGTAGTTATTGTAAAAAAGAGTCTTACAAATATTAAATAAAGGAGGATGCTATGAGTATTGATATTAGACCAACAAAAAAACAACAAAAAATAGGTAGAGAAAATGGATGGGGTGACTTTGAAGTTAAACATGGTTACGGAATATTCCAAGATGATGAAGATGATTTTGAATATATCGCTAAGATAGATGAAATGGGAACTTTTGATTCAGATTTAGACGCTGTTGAACAGGCAAAAAGAGATGGATATAAGTTCTTGAATGTTACAAATAAAGACTTAGAGAATAGTCATGGAAGTTGTATTAAAGGGAATATCTTAAATACTCCTTTTAATAAAGAATTATTAGAAAAACGTAGAGCAAATAAATAGGGAGGTGTATTTTATGAAGAAAAGAAAAGAATTTCTTGCTGCTAAACGTATTGCTGCTAAGTGTGAAGAATTAAATACTTATCCTGGATGCCTTTGGGGTAAATGGGGTGCTATTGACTTCAAAACAAGAGATTATTGGATCAGTAACACTATGAAATATAAGGTTGCTGATGAAAAATGGTCTAATTTTGCTGAAGACTTTCAACGTGGAATGGTATATCAAATTCTAGATTGTATGTTTGTTACAAAAGGAAATTGGCTTGTAGATTCAAAAATGGCTAATTACAGAGCTTTTTTAGATACAGATTGGTCTGAAAAATATACCAATTATGAAGGTGAAGAAGTAACAAGCGATAATTTCTATATTGATGACCAAAATTTAGTACGTTTATATTTTGCTGTCTGGTCTGCCATTCGTGAATATCAAAATACTAATAAAGTAATGGTATTTATTCATGATCAAGACAATGATTATACAGACGTATTAATATTCAACAATTTGGAAGAAGCTAACCAATATTACAAAGACTACGTTATAGGAGAATAGTATGACTGAAAAACAGATTAACGAATTAAGAGCAAGTTTACCAAAGTGGGAGAATGGAAATCCTCCTACTTTGACTTTAGAACAACAAATTATTTCTGAAGAACTAGACATTAGAGAATTTATGCTTTCTTGTCTTGCTTATGATAATGATTACTTTGAAGAAATTAAGTCTTCTTGGTATGTTCATAATCGTCGTCCTAATGATTTCGATTGGGACAGATTAGAAAAATTAGGTATTAAAAACGGACGTCAAAGAGTTCAAGAACTTTGGGATGAAATGAAGAAAGATTTTGAAAAACATGCTACAATTGCATATCATGTTTATACAGATTATGAAGGATGTTCTTACAATAGTGTAATTTGGGATGATGAAAAATAAGGAGGAAAATATGAACAAAGAAAAAGTTATCCAAGATTTAGAAGCATTAATTAAAGGAAATTATTTCATTTTTGGCTGGACTCCAAAAGAAGAAATTGCTAAGTTAGCTCTTAAATATAAGAATGAGCCAGAAACCAGAATCATTAATCTATATGATTCTGAAACTAATTATTTAGTTCAAACAGATGCTCCAGCTGAAGAAATCTATAATGCAATAGATTACAAAAATCAAATGCTTGAAAATGATGACCCTAGCTTCAGAAGCGATTTTGAAGAAATGCAAAGTTATCTCCAAGAAAAAGGTTACACTTTTGAACAATTCGGTTATGTAAACGATATTGAAGGATATAATTGGTAAAAGAAAGGAAGTGAAGTAATGAGTTTCCATATTGACAAATCTATTCCTAAACAAGTAGCGGATGTTATGAGAGAAGGTTATAAAAAGGTAGACGATTTATGGCCTATCTCTCAAACAATTTCTTTTGTGAGCAATAGTGGTAAAACTCGCAATGGTTATTGTAGAAGAGTCTCTAAAGATTTTTACACAATAGCTATCAATCGAGATATTGTTAATCCTCAAGATATACTGAATGTAGTAGTTCATGAATTATTGCATTCTTATCCTGAAGTCTTTCCTCAAGGCCACAAAGGAGAATGGAGAAGGCGAGCTGAAATAGTTAATAATATTTATGGACTTCATATTCAAAGAACTGCTAACTATAAACGTTCTCAAACTTATACAAAAAGAGATCCTAAATATCGTGCCTACTGTACTAAGTGTTATCATAGTTGGGATTACACTAGAGCCCCTAAATGGATTGATCGAGTAGATAAAGTGCAATGCCCTTATTGTCATACAAATACGATTTTACTTGGAGATGTAATAATAGTAGATTCTTACATCCCTAAAGAAAAAAATAAAAGTTAAAAGGAGGGTAGGTAGCGAAATTGGAAGGTTTAATTTTCTTTTTGATTTTTACTATTATCATTTGCTCTTTTATCATACCCATTTTAATAGGCGTCTATAGTGGAGACTATTATAAAGACGATGAAGAGATTCTTAAAAAGCGTCCGTTTAGTGCAGAAGCTCGTCGGATTGAAGCAGATCGGCAGTCAGGGCGATATCTTGAGTATACTTATATTCCAAAAGAAGATCGAGAAGATTATCTACGGCGATATCCAACTGATCCAAAGGATGAAAAGAAAAATAAAAGATAAGGAGGTGATTTCCATATGTTTTTCATTGGATTAATAAGCTTTGTCTTATTCCTTGTTTTTGCATGCGATATGGATTTGGGGACAGCAGGTCTCTGGGTTGCAGTTGCATGCATCATAGCAGTTCCAATTGATTTCATGCAATGGAAACGCGGACGTCGTTAGACTTCTGTGCATGGCTGGCCCCTTGCCTTAAAAAGGGGCTTCACCTCCATTTAATATTCTCAATACTTCTGTCACAGGACTGAAACAATGTTTTTCAATTTTGTGACAGGAGTACTGGGGATACTCCTGATGGTTAACCAATTTTAAATTGGTCTGTACCCCTTAAATTTTCCTCAGACCAATTTTTTTGTCCCTCGGGGATATTTTTTTATTTGGCGGGGGGATATTTTTTTCTACTGGGGCGCGCCCCCTTTTTTTTGGGCAGCGGGGGGGCGTTTTTTAAAACTGGCTGGCGGCTGGCGGTTTAAAGGCATTTGATCTGGCGGTTTGAAGCCGAAATTTCTTTTTTGGCGTTTTAAAGGTCCCCCACCAATAACTTATCCACTCCCAAATAAAACGCGATTATACGTCAAATTTCGGGGGTAAAATAAAGAAATAAAAAAAGAGAAGCCGTTTTTAGCTTCTCTCACAATTTTCCGCCGACACTCGCCCATAACTCACCCGTGACTGTCAAGTTTTTTTCAATGACATTTTCAATGAAGGGGGATTTTTTTCTAATCTGGGGGGCGATTTTTTTATAAAAAAAGGGGCCGATTTCGACCTCCCAAATTTTTTAGTCTTCAAATTTTTCAAAAACGCCCAAAGCATCTTCCCACGCCATTAGACGATCAACGACGCCAATAGGCCACTCGTGCACAAAACCGCGCACACATAATGTATCTTCTCCATAGTCCTCGTATGTACTGCCATCCTCGTCTTCAACCAATTCGTAATTTGGTAAACACTCCTCCACCATTTCTTCTATGGTGATACAAGGACGGTCGATGCAAGTGCAGAAAGTGCTTGTATATTCCTGAATAAAATCATCTGGCATTTTGATGACCTTCTCGACTTCATCTGCTGTGAGGGGCTTTCCGTTCTTTTTGCCCTTACCAGTATATATGATCTTAGCTCCGTTGTCCAAAGCGTATTGGATCTTGTCTACAACATATGACTCAAGCTTCGCGCCAGCTTCCTTCAAATCCGTTACCCAGCCTAGATGTTCCCAGTTGTCCCAAATAGTATCTACTAAAATTAATTCGTAGACCTTTCTGATATGTCGATTACCAGTTTGCTTTTCATCTTGTTGGTTTGCAAGTTCTGAAGTTTGCACTTTAGCTTCTTCTTGTTCGTAATCTTTAAAGTTCATCTTTTTTACCTTCCTCTTTTACCCTATACTTTGCCTTATTTCTTTCAAATACGGTAACCCTTTTAGCGCCAAATGTTTCTGCCAGCATTTCGCATTCCCTGTCGATATCCACAGCCATCTGTTCATAAAACTTTAATGAATTTGTAGTATCTTCAAGATAACGTTTGGTTGTTTCTAACTCTTCTTCCAATTGTTTAACGCGTTCTTCAGCTTTCACCAACTTCTTGATGACATACTCTTCGCTGTCCTCGCACTCTTTTGCCAATTCAACATCTCCGCCAAAAATCACTTCGGCAAGTAGATACTCTCCAATAGTTTTAATTTCCATATAAGCCTCTCCTCCCATCATACCTATATTATACCATATATCTTTTTGTTTGTCAATATATATTTAAAAAATTTTAAAAAAAGAGGAATTATTTTCCCCCTCTTCCTTCCCAGCCCTCTTTAAGGACCAGAATTCCAATTTCTCCAAGCCTCAAGATGACGCAGCCAATTTCCTTTTCTTCTTCTTCATCCCAGATGCCACCCAAATATCCTTCGATCGGCATCCAGTCTCTTTCGCTCCAGATCTTCCTTGCCATCTCTACCAATTCGCTGCAATTTGTACACAACTCTTCTTTGTGGGGGGCGTTCCATAAAATAACTTCTTTTTTATTTTTGTTTCCATTTCCACTTCCGTTACTTTCGTTTCTCACTCCCTCAAAGACAATATTTTTCAAATTGCTTTCATCGAATTTCATTTTATTATTAGAATACCTGACTTTCCAAATCTTCCCCTTCTCGTCCTGATATTCCTTCCACTCGTAATTTTTCTCGACCCTCTTGACATTTACATATCTTCCCGCAAATGTCATCATGTCTTTTATAATATCTCTGCTTCCTGTGGCGGTTTCATTTAAGAACTTCTGACTAAATCCACCCCACACATTATTCGCTTTATCTTCGATCCAATCCAGCATGAACATGTTTAATTCTTCCTGAGCACCAGGCATGCTTTTCAGCTCTCCCAATCGCTCAATTAATTCCGCCTTTAATATTGTGGGGGTGAATAATAAGAATTTAATCTTCTCAACAATGTTAACCCAGAACTCTCCCCTCTCAATAGCATACGCATTAAGCCCATCACTTTTCTTTAGCACTTCCAGCTGCTCTCTGCTAATTGGAACGATTTTCTTTCCTTCTCCTTCCATCACCTCTTGCATTCTCGCAGCCATCCATTCATCTATACTGATGGGGGCAGGACCAGCTCCAACTCCAGCTCCAGCTTTTTCATCTCCGCCTTCCCCTTCGTCGCCTTCACTCCCAGCGATCATGTCCATGACATTTTCAATATATTTCACGCCGTTTAAAATTTCCAGCTTGTTCTTCAAAATCTTTTTACTTCTCACACCTCTATAATTGTCGGGGTCCATCTTTGCTTCATCACTCATTTCTCTGAAGTCATTTTCGTATTCCTTCTCCCCGATCCATCCAGCACTTAAGATCAGATTTCTTTCAGCATCAGTTGCGGCTCTGCATCTGACCATCTTCTTCCCCGTGTCAAAATATTCTTGCAGATCTATATAATAAATATATACACCGTTGGTGATGTCCATCCTTCCACTTTCCTTTAATTGCTCAAAGCCCCGAAAAGACATGCTGCTGATTTTATCAGTAACTTTCCTGTCTCCGAACTTTAATAACTCCTCGCTAAGTCCTGTCTCTTTACTTGCTCTCTTGACGTCCTTCCTAATATTATAGTAATCCCTGTTGATCAACTTGAACAAGTCTTGTCTTAGTTCGGTCTTGGTGAAGCTGACGCAATTAACATTGTCCTCATCTCTCTTCCCCCCAAAGATTAGCTGTGTAAGTAATATAGTATTAAATAAGTACTGATACCTCGTTAACGGTTTATTCTTCCCCCTAGATTCGACTATACTGTGGGGGGTCGTAAATACTTCGTCGATGATATAAGCATTACCTTCACGGTGGTAAGAAAAGTATCGGTCAAGTTCCTTTAATTGTGCCTTACGGGAATCTCCCCCAAGAATAGGTAAGGAAAGTTGTGTACACATATCACGGTACGAAGCAAATCTTTGGTGGGGGGTTGGAAGTGTGGTTAATTTAAAATCTTTCATAAAAAGTCTCCTTTAAAAAGTTGACTGTTTTAAGTCCCTATAATAACATATATTATTATATATATATTATATATTATATATATACGGAGGATAAAACAGTCAAGTTTTTTTATATCCCATTTTCTCAGTATATATTATACTATATCTTGTATATAAAGTCAAGCTTTTTACTAAAATAATAAAAAATAATTTTGCGGGTATTAAATTTAATTAATTTTTATTTTTTGTGGATTTTTTTTAATTTTTTCTCATTTTTTGGGGTTTTCCAAAAATTTGTCCAATTTTCAAAAAAATGCGGTTTTTTTTAATTTTTCACCCCCCCCAAGAATAGATTCCCCAAGAATAGATCCCCCAAGAGAAGAATAGCTCCCCCACTAGTTCTCCCACTAGATCCCCCCAGAGCAGAGTAGAGTTTCCTTCAGACCCCTTCCCTTTTCCCCCTTCTCCCTTTCCTCTTTCCTCCTCCCTTACACCCCCACCAGAACAGATCAGCTCCCACCTTCCACTTGTTCCCTTACCCGTCCCTACCTTCCTTCCTCCTGCAGTTTCTTAACCCCCAGAGAATTGACCGAATGACCGAGAGGGTAATTAGGTAATTAACCGAATGGGGGGATTATTTAAGATGAAGTGATTTTCAGCGGACGAAAGATAAATATATTCCCCGAGGAAGATAAGACGATTACAGGGGCAATTTTGCGGGGTATTTACCACATGATGCCGTGCGGAGAGGGAGATGAAAAGGCAAGACACCAACACGGGCATTTTCGGGGAAAAACGGGGAAATTTCGGGAAATGGTGGTGGGGAATTAAGGAGAATTGCCCCCCATGAGAACTTTGTAAGATCCCGCGAAACCCCCATGAGCCCCCACAAGAATTGTCTTGATGCCAATTAAAATATAACCGAACGGGAAGATTTAAGTGGGCGAGGTGATGGAAATAAAAAAATATTACCGATGGGTAATATCAAAAAAATAAAAAAAGAAAAAGAAAAAAAAAGAAAAAAAGAAAAAATGCAAGAAAAGAAAAAATGCAAAACTGGTCGAAAATCGAGAGGCGGTGCGGCTGGCGTATTATGAGATGATGTTACATGAAAGCCACTTCGAAGAAAACATTCATCCCCCTGACACAATAACTTAGAGCCAGAGCACGCGCGACCGAAATGTGGATCGAGCAATTTTGCATCTTTTAGAAAGGAGTTTAAAAGACATGGGTGGGCGCCTCATAAGGAGGTTAAAAATTATGACTATAAAATCATTATGCTATTAAAACAAATGATATTCAAGCAAATTTTATGTGTGGTAAAATATTATTGTTGAAATTGAAAGGTGTTTTTTATGGTTAGAAATACTATTATATATGAGACACCCAAATGTTGTTCCCGCAACAAACCCATGCCACCATGCCAGAGTTTAACGTGTTCGCTGGTCACGTGGCAGGACGAGAAGGATTCGAACCTTCGAGATGCTGGAGTCAAAGTCCAGTGCCTTAAGCCGCTTGGCTACCGTCCTATTTTTTAATATAAAGAATATAAAGAGTAATCCCAGCCCGACCCTACCAAGCCCCTCACGAAGAAAGATTCGCGACTCTTTAATCGTGTATGCCACAACTTCCAGCACCTTGGGATTATGTGTTTTTTTAGAGAGCGGTCAATTACGCATGACCGCAAGCGATCAACTTGCTTGAGAAGAGCTGAGGGAGTTGATGCTCCTATGAAAGGAAAATATGAATGAAAAAATAAACCAACTGGAATGGAGCAGGCGGCGGGAATCGAACCCGTATTACCAGCTTGGAAGGCTGGAGCTCTGCCGTTGAACTACGCCTGCGGTGACGGCCCGTGGATTTAGACAGGTATGCATCAGATTGGAGGGAGAGTGGCTAGTAACTCTATCACAATACAGCGCCAGATTCTCTGGGGGCCAGCCCTGTGCAAGTTTATACTCGGTTGCGGGAGTTATATTTTACAATTAATTTTCAGAGTTCTTTTTATCTTCTGATAAATCAATATTGTAAACCATTTGTTCTTCTTGATCAGGTTCAACATTTTCTACAGGTGTAGGAACTGATAATGATGCATAATATTTTTCAACTTTTTCATCATAGATTTCTAATAATGGTTCGTTGAAAAATAGTAAGATATCTGTTAAAGAATTATCTTTTAAAAGACATAATTCTCCTTTTTTATAAGAATAGTTGATGCAATCAAGTTCGATTTCATCTCTCCATTCTTCAAAAGTTTTCAAAGTTTTAATTTCAGTTTCGCCATCTACCTTTGCATCTACCACAAGAGGAAGACGATATGTTTCAAACACTTCTTCAAAAGCAATTTTTGTTACTAATTCTAAGATTTTCATAATTTTTTAAAGTCCTTTCTAAATATTTTTTACTTACAAGAATATTATATCATATATATTAAATGTTGTCAAGTATTTTTTAATTTTTTTTATTCAGGAATGACTTTTGTTTCAATGCCTTCTTTTTCAATAATATGAAAATACTTATTACATTTAACACAAACACATGTACTTGTATAAGTATTAGGATCTAATTCAACTCTTTTTCCATCAACGAAAGTAGCAGTCCACCCTATGCAAGTGCTAACTGTGTTTTCTACTAAAAAACTTCTTGATCCACAGTGAGGACATTTAATTCCTTCATTTAAAATATTATTCATTTGAAGTCTCCTTTGTGGTTTTTTTACCGTAATTTGGATTTTTCTTGAATTCATCAGTATAATAGAAATAATCTTTACCCTCTTTTTCAGATAAAAGAGCTTGACCAATTTCACTTGCTGAGCCTTCAAAATAGATTAAATCATAAGGAGCTGTTGGTAAATTCTTTCTACAACGTGCATTTTGATACCAACAACGGAATAATGATGGTAAATAGAATAAGAAAATAGCAAATGGACCCCAAACTGCAGCTTGATAAGTATGTCCTAATTCATGGCATTTACAATGTAAAGTATAATCTTTACCCATATTGCCAGCAACTAAGAAGCTAGTTCCTACACCAATTCCACCCCAGTTCTTACCAAAGATGGCATAATGAGCTGTAAAAAATTTTCCTTTTTCTACAAGTGTTTTCTTATTAAATAAAATTGCAAATCCTAACATTACCCATCCTGCGAAGGTTGTTAAAATACCCCATGTATAAGATAAGATATAATATAAAACCTTGTGGTGAGCTAGGAAAAGACCTGCTTTTACAGTAATTTTAAACATAAAATCGCCGAATTTTGTACGTTTATATGTGTTACTTAATGATTCTTTCCTATTCATTTTTTATCTCCCTCTTACAAAATAATTTCATAAAGGTGTTGGTCAAGAATTTTATTAAAATTAACAGGTTTACCATTTTCGATGTTAACCATGTAATCATGTTTTTTAGGTCTTTGAGTATAACTATGCTCATAAAGAGTTCTAGAAAAATGACCACTATCAACAATTCGATAATCAGGAGTTTCTCCTATTAATCTCTTGTCTAAATCAACTTCTATCATATAACAATAATAACGATAGTTGACATTATCGTCTTCTTTTGAAAGTCTCAAACATTCTTGTTGAGTTTCTTTATAACAATCTAATGCATGATTTAATGTATCAAATTGTGCAATCATATGATCAGATGGAGATTTATTCATCCCCATGTCCATGCCTTTAAAAATTTCGTAAACAAAACCTTCCATTATTATATTTATCCTTCCTTTTCTTACTTATATAATCTTTTAATATTTTCAGAAGCAATTTTATTTCTTGGAATGCTTCTTTCTTTTTTATAAGAAATCCATTCTTTTGTTAAAGCATTATCTGGTTTGTTCTTTGCTTGCGCCATCTGTTTTTTTATATCTTTAAAACGAGCTTCGAAACAATCGTTACAGTAAGGTAAAATATACCCTTTTGATATGTACTTAGCAGGTTTACCACATCTAAAACAGTATTTACCTGAAATATCTTCATAATGTTCAATAACTTTACGAATATTAGGCGAAGCGCTACAATATAAGCATAAGCTACCCCATTTTTCTTTAATTTGTTCCCAATACAAAGCATCTTTCCATTTTAACTTTGGATTATCTTTTTTATCCTCTTTAAAAGCAGCTTTTATATCTTGAGACAATTCTTTTCCGAATGCTTTTTTCCAACCATCTTCAATATCGTCATACCAAGTAAAACGATAGTCTTTACTATATTTCCCAGTCCAAACATTTCTTGAACGCCAGAATGGATATTTTAAGCAGAAAAAGAAATTTCGAATGCTATGGATGACGTTTATAAAGAATAGGCGTATTGCTCTAAAAATTCTTTGGAAAATGTTTGACTTTTTCATGTTTTATTTCCCTTCTTTTTCTTCTAGATCTACTTCTTTTAAATCTCCAACATAAACGACTACTTTTTTAGGTTCTTTTTGAACTGGACCAACAAGACCAGCGTCTTTTAATTCTTTGATTCCAGCTGTCTTAACCATCGTTTTAATATCAGTATAACTGATTAGTGATGGAGCTTTATAAATAACGTCTTTACTGTAACCCATAGAAATAAGTTTTTCAGCAACTTTTTCATCAGAAGCTACAAAGCCTTCAGATACTTTACCTTCTTGCCAAGCAACAGCTAAGCCAGGAACGTTAGCACCATCTTTTACTTCTTTTTCAATAATTTTACGAACACCAGCGAAGAATTTTTCAATTTTATCTAATTGAGAATATACTAAACCGATTTGTTCAACAGGTAAGCTATTTAAATAAGCTTCAGGAGTTAAGACATCTAAGTCTTGTTTTGATAAAGGTTTTAATACCTTTGTTGTATCAAATTTTACTACTAATTCTTGTTTGTTTTGCATAAAATAATATTTCCTTTCTTATTTATATTTATACATTTATTATAACATATTTATACTTCTTTGTCAAGAAAATTTATAAATATTTTTTAATCCAGCTTGTCTGCTAAAGCTGCAGTAGCTGATCTTTCAGTTTTTGTCAAGTGCACATAACCGAATAATGGTTCCCCCGCCAATTTTTTAATCATGGTTTCTAAACCTTTTGATTTTTCAAAAACAGCTTTGTCTCTTTGACGAGTATCGCCATCCAACCAAACAGCCGAGCCTTCCGCTGCACGAGCAAGAATCAATTGAATATGTTCTTTTGTTAAATTTTCAGATTCAGAACAGATAATAATTGCATTCTCAATGTTTCTACCTCTTAAAGATTGTAGAGGTTCAACTTCTAATTGCCCTTCTTTAATCATTTTTTCGACTTTTTGTTTATCACCAACATGATCAATAAAAGGTCCTAAATAAGGCAATAGCTTATCGATAATCTCTCCTGGTAAAGCGCCTAAATCTTTAGTATCTTTTACATCAATATTATTTCTAATCCAAACAATTTTTTCAAATCGTTTTTCTCTTAAAGCTTCTAAAGCAGCTGTTACTAATAATAATGTTTTTCCAGTGCCCCATCTACCAGTAAGCAATTTAATTGTGACGCTATCATCATGAAGCAGATCAAAAGCACAAACTTGTTCAGAATTTCTTGGATTGTAAACTTTTTTTACTCTTCCATCTTTTGGATCGTTTATTTTAATAGCAGCACGATTAATCTTTTCAACTTGACCATTTTTCTTTTTATAAATAGCCGCAACTGAATCATCGGTTCTGTCTTTAATAATTAAATATTCGTTTTCAACTAGGTCAAGAGGACAACTTCCTTCTTGATACAAATAAACTAATTCCTCATCATTTGGAGTCCAATACTTCCAACCTGTATATTCTTTTTCTTCCATAAAACCTCATTAATTTTTTCTTTGTTGTAATTTTAAAGTATACATAGAACCTTCGCCAGGTCCATAACTTTTATCTTCATAATCTACTACCATATAATCATCTAATAAATATCCTTTTAATCTTCCGTAATCTAAAAGGAATTCTTCGCACGAAATACAACGATAGTCTTGTCCATCTATTGTGAATCTAAAATGAATATATGCACCATAAGAATAACGATTAATAAAACCTCTTAAAGTACCACGTGTATGATCAGTTACAATAGTATCCATGTCTTCTAATGGCATCCATCCTACAACCTGATTAGTAGGGATAGAAGGGGATATCGTAGGTGACAATTCATAAAAAATATTTTCTTCAAAGAAACCTGAAAGATAGATGTATTGCCTTTTGTTAGCATCATCTATATCTGGAGTGTTATTTATTTTAAGCAATAATTTTTTTTCTCTATCGCTTTCAGGTAATAACATTTCAGTATCTCTAAAATATAATTTTTCCATTTTTATACCTCTTTTGTATCTTTTAACATTGGAACAGAATCAGATTTTACAATCCAACTAACCCCAAAGAAAGTTAATGCGATAGTTTCTACAATCCAAGTTAGATTGTAAATATTAACTCCTGGGATAACATCAAGTAGCATTAATAAGAATGAACCTATCATTCCAATTCCACAAACTCTGTAGATAATATTTCTAATTTTCTTTTTCTTTGTCATTTCACCAGCTGTCTTTGTAAATAAAAAGAAAGACATAAAAGCTAACATTCCAAAAAATCCAAAAGCACTGATGCAATGAAAGATATTACTAATGTTTGATGGCAAATGTAATATTCCAGTTTTCATTTCAGGATTTTCAACATACACCATTGGGAATAGACAAATTAATAATCCAAAAATACCAGCAATGGTTCCTGTTATATCATCTACTTTATCGTAGCCTTTATAATTTATTAATAATATTCCTGCGCTACCTAAGATGACCATGAATACACCTACTGCAAATACTGAGTAATAAGTGCAAGAAATTGATTCTGGCCATGATAATGTAACTAATGCAACTAGCCAAGGTAATAACATACCTAAGGCGCCGATCATAATTCTCATTCTTTTTGTATTAACTGTTATGTTCATATTCTCTCCTTATTATATCTTCTAATTGTTTTGTACTAATGTTCCAACATTTATTACTATAAGCTATTGAGCGTCCGCATTGATTTGTTTTTACTTCTTCTTCTTTAATTATAAAACCACGTTTTTTTAAAAGATTTTTTATTTTATCTAATATTTCTCTAACAGGAGGTATTTTTGGAAAATTATCATAAGCCGTTTCAATTAATTCATCTTCCCATATATATACGATTGTTATCCCCTGTTTTATAACTTCTAAAATATGTCGAAAAACTATTTTTTTTAATTCTTTAAAACAATCGTTGAAAAGTTTCTTGTCTTCTCTTTTTATTCTTCGTCGTGCTCGATTACAAAGTCTTAACACTTTTCTACTATTCATTTTTTTCTCCTCAAAAAATTTTTAAAATAGGCCTAAAATTAAAGCTATAATAAATAATATAGAATATTTTACAAAGCATTTATTCTTAATTATTTTTACCCCTAAAATCGATTGTAGGGCAAATTTTAGGCCTATATGGTCATTTTAACACTATTAAATAAAATCACACTTTTATCGGGATTTTTTATCCTTCAATGATTTCAGATGTCGTTGTGCCATCTTCTAAAGTTGTCACAACTTCTATCTTTCCTGAACCGTAATCTACTTTTCCATCATTCATAGGATATTGATAAGAACGAGACCATATTACTTTATTTGTTTTGTATTCAATCTTTTGGAAAGTAAATAATCCCGAAAAAGCATTATTACCGATGCGTGAGTGTCTCCAACAATAAAAATAAGGTCTTTTACTGTAAGCAGCCCATTCATCTTCCCATTCAAGATATCCATCTTCTACGTCAATATCATTTTTCTTTAAATATAAGAAGAATTCTACTAATTTTTCTAATAATTCTTCTCCAGAACAATCTCTTAAATCTTCTCTAATACCAATAACGATACCATCAACAATATCAATCCAATCAATTTGAATATCATAGTATCTTTTAAGTTCATCATAATTTCTATCATGCCACCAATCCTCGCTACCATACATTTTAGTTACAGCATTTTTAAAAGCTTTTCTTTGACAAGGATAATCAAAATCACTACTAGAACTACTGCCATTGTAGACAGTTTGATTGATGGCATAAGACCATCCTGTCTCTCCTTGAGGAAGAAGTTTAAAAGCTTCCTCGATATATTTTTTAGCTCTTGGTAAAGAATATATGTTAGCTCTAAAGCTCATTCCAACTTCTTTTTTATTATTCTCAGATTTAAAAGGGCGTGGAGCTTCAATTTGAAATTGTTCTTCTGGATAAGGAAGATAAGCATCCTTGCTTCCATAATGATGGTCCTTTTTTCCTTTAAATTCATAAGGAGTAGAAGTTAATTCAAATCCTCCTCTAATATGTGTCCATTGACTCATGTTTTTAGTGTCCTTTCTCTTTTACTTTTATTAATTTTTCTACTGCAGGTAATAAATCATGATTTAATATTTCTTCAATAGTCCATTTGTGAAGCTCATCATCTTCTCCTTCTACTAAAAAAGAAAATGGATAATAATCTTCAAAATGATTGTAATCCCAACCTAAATACCATGATTTAAGAGGATGTTTATTTTTAATCACTGGGATAGAAAAATCGCTATAGCTAACTCCACCATGAACAGGTAGATCTACTTCTTCCCAGTCCTTTTTATAATAAGGATGGTCAGCAGGAATTTCTATATATGCACAAGGATGAGTTCTATAAGAAATTATTACACAATGATAATTTTCTATATTACATTCTAACAAAACGATAGGCTTTCTATCTTCTGTTTTTAATTGCTTTAGTTGTTGATAAGTTAAATATTCCATTGGATGAGAATTCGGTAATAAAAATTCTACCCATTCTTTATAGTCTAGTCTTTTCATGTTTTCCCCTTTCTTCTTCTGTTTGTTTATCAACTGCTGTTTTAACAAGCATGCGATAATATTCATCAATTGCTGACTTGACCGTCTCTAAACAGTCAATCATTTCATATACGTCTTTACAAATATCTTCATCTGTTTTATCATAATCTTGGAAAAAATCTTTTTGATACCTACTAGCATTTAAACAACATAGATTATCTATTTTATTATAAGCTTTTAATAAATCTTCAAAAGAAATTATATCAGAAACTGAAGAAAATTCATGTACATTTTCTGGAGCGCCAGTAGAAGCATAAGAAACTGTTGCATCAGGAATAGGAGAGTAATCAGAGCAATTTTCGCAATCAGGATAATTATCTTTTTGTTTGCCACACCAATGCATTCCCTGATTAACTAACATTTGCTGATGCTCACACATTTTCTTTTCTTTCTTTTCTTTTGGTAAAGCGTCAACTAATTGTTTGATAATATAAAAAAGAGTTGTTTTCTCTGAGACCATTTGTTCTTGAGTTAGTTTTATATCAAATGGAAATTCAATATAGTGGGTTCCGACACTAAGTTTTTTAAAAATAACAAAATTTTCAGAAGTAGTCTTGTTTTCCATAATTTATTCCTTTTTATATTTTAATCTAATAGGCGTTTGAGCTAAAATTAAATAATAAAATAATTTATATTCCTCAATGGTTAAATAACCTTTGTCTTTCTTTCCATCGTTCCATGTATAAATATCTACATATTCGTCGTCATATTCAACAAAACGATTGTCATTTTTCCATGATTTTTCAAAAATCTTTTTCCAACCTAATTTTCTTAAACTGCTCTCTGTTTCCATACTAAATTCCCAGTACTAATTTTATTTGTGCAAAAGAGTTATCATCTAATTCGGTAAGAGGGCAGTCTGTATGGACATTAACCAAAAAATGCTTTCCCTCTTTATTTGTTGCAAGATAGACATCGAATTGCAAAATTGATAGACTAGAACCATTCACATTATTAATAGTGATATATTTATTTTCAATTTCTGGCATAACTTTCTCCTATAAAATCTCTGTTTTATTTTTCTTCTCCTGTGTTTTCTTTTTTACGCAAAGTCAAAAGAATATTATTTGTAGCTTTTCCTGTTTTTAAAGAAACTCCATTACCCATATAAATAATATCTTTAATATGTGAAGCTTTAAAATGATAATTAACCCAAATTGTATCAAATGGTAATATAACATAATCTTTATTTAAACCTGGGACGAACCAGCCTCTATATTGATCATTATCATCATCAATTAAAGTGACAGCTTGGTATAAAGCAAATTCAATTAAATCTTTTTTCATGACTTTTCCTCTCTTTGTATACCTATATTATACTATATTTTTATTATAATGTCAAGAAAATTTTAAAAAATTTTTAAAAGCAACCTTGTTTGGAGTCAGGATAATCTGTAGAAGACGAAGCTAAATTTCCCATATCTTCGTCGTAGGTTCTTGTGTCTACAAATTCTCTTGGTTCGTCATAATTAGTTCCAAAAACTTTATTGTAAGCTTGAGTAAAAGTTAACTCTGGATGCTTACGTCTATACAAATCAACTTTTCGACGTATTTTACGATTTGTAAAAGGAATAGTATTATAATGTGGATTAAACATTTTTATCTTCCTCGAATAACCTTTGTAGTCTTTTCATTAAAGAAGGAGATTTAAGTTGCACTTCTTTAAATTCAACATTTAAAGTTGGGTCATTTAATATCTCTAAATTTGTTAAAACTCTCAGTATGGCATTAAAGTCTGAAGAATTAATACAAAATTTCATAATCGAAATAATAATTTCTTCATGAAAATCAACTCCATCAAAATTATAAGTGTTTGCGAATATTAATCCTTCGAGTAAGTCTTTTAATAAGCGCACATCTTTGGTATCATAAAATAATTGAAGGATATTCTTAAATACCTCTTTGTTTTCTTGATATAGACAAGATAAAAACCAAATAACAGCATTTCCAGCATTATCACTTTCACGCGAACACAAAAGCAAATTCTTAATAATATTAAAAAGAGTATTTTCATATTGCTCTTTATCTATATATGTTTGAATAATATCTTCTTTTATGCCATCTGCATAATATACATTATCCAAATAATACTGTATATCTTTTACCTTCATTTTTATTATCCTACTTTCCGAGAGTATACGTTAAATTTTCTAAAGTTTCATCAGTTATCGATTGATATGCTGGACAAATAAACCAGTTTACCCAAGGGTTATTTAAATTATATTGATTTTTTTTAACGTTTATTTTAAAATCATATATTTTTTTATTATAATCATTGACCTTAGCATAATAATTTTCAGTTGAAATGACTTCAAAAGTTATATCACTTGTAAAAGTTGTTTTTTCTCCGTCATTAACTACATGATAACTTTCTAATATATTTTTTTCATTTTGAAATAAAGTAATTTGTTCTGTTAATTCATACTCTTTAACTTGGATATGATATTTATTATGTTCTACAAGGCAAATAGCTCCGCAAATACACACTGCAAAAAGAAAAATCATTCCAAGAGTTCCAAAAACCATTTTTTCTCCTTCGTAATCACTCCACCAACCAGAATGTCCAAAATCAACAACGAAAAAATAAATAAACAAAAATAAATTTATTAAAAAGAAGGCACTTAATATAATTATAATTATCATAATTTTTCTCCGCATAAATCATATAATACAAAATAAGTTATAGTTGAAAAAGTATTACCAACTAGCTCATCTTCTGCTTTTAGCTCTCCAAGAGTTTCTAATTTTGGATAATTATTGTATCCAGCTTTTCTCCAAGCTGCACCGTATATCCCAACAATAGGATTGTTGCTCGGAATATCTTGAGCTAAAATATGAAGTTCTTCTTGTATTTCATATAATGAAAAAGCCGTATAAGGTTTTTCATCATGTTGTCTTACTATGATCCATAAGTCACATAATTCTTTTGGGTCACTTACAGGACCTTTAATAACTTGATTTGGACTGATGCATGGCAAATCTAATACATCTGCAGCATCATCATATTTAATTACTTGTCCGCCATCTGTTAATACATATTTAATCATTTTTTGTTCTCTACTTTCTTTCACAATTTTCTAAAACGCTAGCAGGAGTTTCTCCTCTTTTGTAAGCTTCAATTATTTCTCTATCTTTGGGGTTCATACCAGAGCTACTTTTTGTAGGATATTTGAATTTTTCTTTCATCTTAATTTTTCTTTCGTAGCATTCGCATTTTTTGCTTCCACCCATGAATAGAGGCCAAGGGATTTCTTCTTCTGTTAAATCACAAACAGCATACATGATATCCAAACCTACCCAGCTTATATTTTTACAATTTGTACAATGTTCTCTTCCCATTTTATTTCCTCCTCTTCCTAACGTAATTATTTAAAGCATTCAACAATTTTTTGTTTTAAATCATAAAGGTCGTTTCTACTTATAAAGAAAAAACCATCACTAAGATAACCATTCATAGAATCCAATAGATTCTCGCCAAGATTAAAAAGTATTGTAAGAAGAGTTTGCTCTTCTTTTGTTAATTTATTAGAGTCAATTTGATCCATTATATTATACCTCATTACATTATTTAAGTTCCTCTTTGGTAAGAGCCCAAGTTTTACCATAACCAACTGGCCCTATGAATGGCAAACTAACGCCATGAATAGGAATATTGATTCTATATTTTTCCAAACTTAAAAAAGAACCATCAATATATCCATAATCTTTTGTATAAATTCCATAAAGCAATGCATTACAACCTATTTGTAAATCAAGGCCTAATTTTTCCTCTTTATCTTCCAATTGGCCAAGCTTTCTATAACATTCTAAATCTGTAACGTCTCGTTTTTCAACATAATCTCCTTCAGAATATTTTGATCCTGAAGGTCTAGTTGGATTAAAAAGTTTAATTTCAGATTTTGTAATTGGTCTTGTTAATCTTTCTTGCATAGTAATTCCTCTTCTGTCAGCGCCCATGTAATGCCTATATCTTTAGTATCAAATTGTTTATATACAATTTGTGCTCTTACAATACGCCCATTCTCAATATCTTTCATGAAGTCCCAGTCTAATTGTCTGTATACAAAAATTTTCTTTTTGTCAATTTTATAAACATCTCCTCGAACTATTTCTCCAGAAGGAGTTTTATAATATATTCCAAACTTTAATATTTTATCTACCTTATCAAAGCTAATACCATTTTCTTCTTCCCAAGACTTGTATTGTAATAATTCTTGTAGAATTTGGTGACTAATTTGTTTTCCAGCTATTCTACCTAATGCAATGTATTGATTAGATGCTACAATTTTTAAGATATCGTCTTTTGTTAATCTGTCCATGTTTGTCTGCGACCTCGAATCTTTACTTTAGCTACAACGTCGCCTCTATAATTTATTATAGTAGTTTTACGACGTGCATATAAATCATGGATATTAATGCTTTCTAATACTCTTCTAGCTTCATTTTCGGTAAAAGGTCTAAATTTTTTACTAAATTTAATTATTATTTTCATATGTCAATTCTCCGATTTTTTCTGGATCAAATAATCTTAATTGTTTTCCTACATTATATTTTTTAATTTCAGCGCCACTAGAACGATAATATATTTTTCCATCTTGGTCTCCGCCATTTACAGTGACGGTCATAAGTTTTGGATTTACTACAACACCATTACAGATAACATCTGTATGTCCTTTATCTACATGTTTTATTCTTATCAATAACATTTTAATTCTCCTTATGTTCTGCCAATTTTAATACACTAAAAAAGTATTCTAATGATACTGCTAAAGCATCTAAATCTTTTATGCTTTTAATTTTTTCTTCTTCTACAATAGTTTTTCCTCTTGTCGAAATAAAAGTAAATATCCTAATCTTTTCATCAAATATTTCTATATCAAAATCTTTGGCTTGAAAAGATATTCCTCCATCAAAATGAAGTGGAAAAATAGCAAAAGGAAAACTACCATAATTTAACATTATATACCCAGCAATCATTTTAGCTAAATCTATTGCTTTACCATTGATAATTTCTGCATCATAAGAATCCCAACCTTTTTCTAATTCATAAAAGCTGTCTAATTCTGTTTTAATTTCTTCTAACGTATTATACATTTACCATTCTCCTTTTGAATCTGGATCTTTTTGATAACAAGATTTATTTAATTGTTTCCAAGTTAATTTTGTAAAAGCTTTTAAAACTTCTTCAAAATTTTCTATATAGTCGCCTTCATTAAAATCTTCAAAGCAACCATAGTTGCCTGTAATTCTATGCGTTTTTTTATTTACAGAACAATATAAAGTTGTAGGAATATTCATACCGCCAAAACCATCATAGCTTGGCATGCCATAATAATAAAAGCAGTGTTCAGTGTTAGTGTTACAGTATACAGGGTCATCCCAAGTAGAATGAGTATTTAATCCTTCAATAAATTCTTTGCTTGTTATTGTTTTCATCTTGCATTCCTTTATAAACTATACTCCAAAATTTTCTTTTATTTTATCATACCAAGTATCTATAAACTTAATATATTTTCCTTTTCTTTTATAATCTCTATACAATTTAACGTTTATTGCGACATGGCTTCCATAAGGACCAAAAGCAGTACCAAAAATAATAGAACTATTTTCTTTATTTGACAAATCAAATTCAAAAATTAATGTTCTTTGCCATTGATAAGAGGCTTCTGTACCAATCATCATAACATCTTCATTTAACCAACCAAAATCACATCCATCAACATCTATAGCTAAACAAGAAAATAATTTTGTGTAATTCTTGCTAACTCGTTGTAATGTTTTATATTGATTTCTATTTAATTTACCAAGATCATTGTCTAAATTAAAATCAGTTCCTATAGAACGTCCTAAACAAAGGCTGTTTGCACATCCAATTCTATATCTCATTTTTCTACCTCAACCATTTGATCAATTAATTTTGTAGTATTTATAACTGCTTTTTGTAAAATATCCATGTTGAATTCAAGAGGTCTTATTTCTCCACTCCTAGCTTTACCAGCACAAACACAATCAACTATTGTTTCAATAATATCTAGTAGATTAATATCATCATGACAATAACTAAATGGGTGATGTTTTTCTTCGTGGATATGTTTTTGATACCAATCTCCACTTACAAAATCTTTTCCTTCATTCATCGTTGCTAAGAAATCTTTATAAAATTCTTCTTCATAAGCAATTTTAGTAAAATCATGAGAAATACCTTTTAAAGTTAATTCAGTTCCAAGAACACGCATTACTCTTTTTACATCTGATATATGAGAAAGATTTGCCTCATGAAACTGTTTAAAAGAAATATTTTTCAGAGCAGTTCTTGTATCCCCATTTGGATTAGTTTTAATTTTAATTTTATTATTCATTGTGTTTCTTTCCTTTCATAAAAATAAAATTCGCATTTTATTCGAAAACTTTTCTTTCAACTTCTTTGTCTAATTCAGCTTTAATAGCATCCCAATCAATTGTAACGTATTTTGATTTTGATTCGCCAACGGTAGCTTTTGTAAGTTCGAATGTTTTAAAGACAGAATCATCTTGTTCTCCCTCACAGCGGCAAAAATCAAGTCTAACTAAATCATATAAAGGACAGTCTATGCAATATGTTTCTCTACAAGTAAAATCTCCGAATTTCTTTTTTACTACAATTTTCTCGGGAACTACTTTTTCCCAGTCTAAATAATATAATTTATCAAACCCAATACATGTATTATGATTATATGCTATCAAACAATCTGTTTTAACTTCATAAATTTTAGAATCTTTAGGAAATTTAATTTGGTCTCCTACGTTTAAATCAAAAGCCCTTAATATTCTTTGTTGTTTTTCTTTAAAATCTAACATATTATAATACCTCTTTCAAAATAAAAATGCCATTTTATTTATTTTCTAATTTTTATTGTGCCTCTTCCTTCGAGGTCATCGAAATCAAGGTCAACCTCATAATGCTTGTTTTGTTGTTCTTTATAATCAAATTCAAAATATAAATTATCCCTATTTAACTCAATATATTGAAAAGGAGTCAGAGGACTAATATATACCTTATTATAAGCTTCTTTTATTTCTGTATAACTAATGTTATTGTTTAATATAAAACTTATTATTTCTGATGCATCATCTCTTTGTAAAAAATCTGCACACTTTTTAAGTAATTCTCTTTCTTGATTTTCCATTGTTTTTACCCCTTATTATTTCTGGATTTTGTATTTCTCGATAAAATAATCCTTTTATACAATAATATTATAGCATATTAGTTTACACATGTCAAGAAAAATTTAAAAAATTTTTTTTACACTTAAGCAAAAAAAGAGAAAGTTTTACTTTCTCCTATTTGTCTTCATGTTCCCAACTGTAAGCTATTTGACTTGCTTTCTCTGTTGCTTCTTCTGCTGTTTTAAAGAAATGATAATTAATGTCAGGAACATCTGGAACCCAACTTCCATAATATTTAATCACTTCTATAACCATGAAACAATCACTATTTATAAGGTCCAACGCATGAACAGATTTCATAATTATACAATCATTTCCATATGTTTTAAGTTCCTTATAAAATAATTCATGTCTAAAATATTCTTGTTTTTTTCGTTCCATTGTTTTTACCTCTTAATAAGTTCTTATAATTCTTGGTTCTCCTAAGTAATCACAAACAAGATCCCCGAAAAACTTTAACGCCATCCCTTCACGATAAACATTTATATAAGTAGATACGCCATCAAAACCACGAACGACTGTATCAGTTGTTTCATAACTCCAATATTGTTCGTCTTTGTCTATGTATTCGTCAGTCAGAGTGTTTTGAATCCATTCTTCTGTTTTTTCTCTTAAACAAGGAGCATCACTATCAAACCAACCGATCCTATCTCTTTCAACATTTGCTCCGAAAGAATAATGATGGTATGCCATACAATGATGTTTATAATCGCCATCTTGAAGTTTCTCCACTAATTCAAACCAAACAGTATCATGAAACGAATATCCATCTGAGGCTGTAAAAGTTCCAGTGATCGCTTCTTTTTCAAGTATTGTGATTTCTTTTTTCTCAACAAAATAATCTAACATTTGATTAAGGCATTCGTCCCCTGTATTCCAAGCAGCTTCATTTTGATTATCTCTAATTGATATTCTAATTGCGCAATCATGTTTTTTGGCAATTTCATATAAGTCAACTAGCGTATCCATATGAGCAGTAGTAAAATCTAAAAGCATAATTTTCTCCTATAAAACCACGATTTTATTTAGTCACTTCAGCTGATTGGATAAAATTAACAATATATACTGTTAAAAATTCAAGCATAGCTTCTTTAAAATCTTCTTCTTCCATAAATTCTGAAGGAGGGATAGAACCATTTTCGCTTACTAAGCCGCCGAAGTCCTCAACTTTTTTATATTTTTCATATAATTCAGGTATTATAACATCTTCAAAACCAGTAGACTCTAGGTCTAAAAGATCTTCAATTAAATGTTCTTTATTAATTTTTGACATAAAGTTCCTCCTCTATTCTTTTTTAACTTCTACTATTCTAGTTAATACATACTCTATATATGAATAACCAGGAGCACTAACTAAAGTTGTGGCACATAAAAGTTTAAAACCTTCTTGGGCAGCTTCTTCTAATTGTTTTACTACTTCAGAGTCACTATTTTCATAACTGCGTATTAGTTTAACTTCTTCTTTAAATTCCATTGCTTCTTCCTCCTTATACTATTCTTAAGTCATCATCTGCTGAAATGACAGTAAGTTCTTTTCCTTCTTCAAGATCAAAACTGTATAACATTTCTTTTTCAGCATAATCTACGCCTCTTTTTTCTACTTGTGTGATATCTGTTGTTATCATTTCGATAGATTGTCCATGATATTCAGTATAAGTAACTATTACATATAATTTTCTTTTTTCTTTTTCCATAATAAAACTCCTCTTTTATTTATAAAACCACTGCTGTTTCATATAAATAAATATCTTCTAAAATTCGTTTTTCTTCATTATAAACACAAAGATATTTTTTATCATCATAACCAATAATTTTCCAAACTCTTTCTACCAGAGGGCCACTTTTTGACAGCATTCTCAATGCGCAAACAGCATCTCGCAAACTTTTATATTGCTTTTTTAAAAATCCATCTTGGATAAGACTGTGAGTTTTTTTATCATAACGTGCCCAATAAATACGATATCCAGTGCATTCGTCTTCATAAAATAAAGATTGTGCCTTTTCTGCTTGGATTTGAAAATCATCATTTGTTTTTTCCATATATATTTACCTTTCTGTAATCATTATATTTCTTTTCTCTTTCTTATTTTATTTTTTCTTCTACGACACATATCGTATCATTATGCCAACTTCCATGTGGTACAAGTAAAATTCTTTTAATTTTAAAACCATACTTTTTTCCTATTCCACCACTATTCCAACCAAAAGTAATTACCTTACCGCCTTTTCTAACAATACGAGCTATTTCTTTTTTATGATTACTCCAAAATGAATTTTTAGTGTCTTCTTGTGTAGTTTTTAAGCCAACACTATCATAACATTCTTTAATTTGTCTTTGAGAATAAGGTGGATCATAAAGCACTCCATCAATTGAATTATCTTCAAATAACTTTAAAAAATCCAAAGCGTCTAAATGATAATCGGTATCAAATTTCGGATTCAAATCATTTGTAATATTAGCTGTTTTATTTTTATTGGCAAAAGGATCAATCCACAATTTATCTTTTTCAACTTCTTCAGCAAGTAATTCTTTAATAGGTTTAATATCGAAGGTATTACTATTAGGCATAGCCCATGTTCTATCAATTTGCATTTTTATTACTTCTCCTCGATTTCACGAATGTCTAATTTTAGATAATTTCTTCCTGATTATTTTGTTTTACAATAAAATAATCTTTTTATACACTAATATTATAGCATATCAGTTTATATATGTCAAGAAAAATTTTAAAAAGTTTTTTAATATATAAAATTAATATATAAAAAAAAAGAATTTATTATCTATAATAAACTCTTTTGTAACTCTCTAACGAACTTTTGATTTTATTTTTCTCTTCCTAAATTTATCTTAACTTCAGATTCTAAATCAATAGAATCAATTTCTGCTTTAAATTCTGTCTTAACTTTTTCCAAATAATCTTTAAATGTCATAATTCTCTCATTATCACTAGAAGGACACGATACGTGGCACAACTCGCTTAAATAGCAACCAGCACAACTAATAAAATCATCACAACGTAAATCTTTAAATTTCTTTATGTCTGTCCTTGCCCACTCACGATCAACAATAATTGATAATAAATAAGTGTTTGAATGATAACCGCCATCTTTATTTTCTTCTTCCATCTCTAAATAATAATCATCTTCTGTCTCTCTTATAACAAAAATCTTGTTTGTATGGACATAATTTTTTTGAGTAACTTTTATTCTATCTCCGACCCTCAATTCGAGACTTTCTAATAATTTTTTTTGTATTTCTTTTTTCACTATTCTTCTAACTCCTCTCTTGTCAATGCCCACCCTCCTGGCTTTTTCTTGCCATAGTCAGTAGTAAGCAAATATTGTTGTGGCTTATTTAATGCAGACACTGGTCCATATAATATCCAGCATTTAGATTTGTCAACACTGATTTGAAATCTTGGACATGCCCATAATACCTCAATTGTACCATTTTCTTGTATGATTGCAATAGGTTCTGTTAAAGCTTTATATAAAGTATACAAACCTATACCTATTACTTGTTCAATATCTTCTAGCTTGCCTAATTTGTTCACAGCTTTAAATATATTATGAATAGGCATTTGATCATGATTATCAGTGTCATATTGACCACTGCCTGGTTCTAACTCGTAAGTTACTCGCTCTAACTTATAGACATCTTCTGGTGAACCAGTTTTATTATCGACCATTAGAGTCATTGTATCAGTTTTATTATCAACCATTAGAGTCATCATCGTTCTCCCTGAAGTCATCACCTAATAATATTCTAAAATAATTTTCTAAAAAAGAATCTAGCGTATTAATAAATTTTTCGTTTTTACTCAATTCAACTAAAAAATCATAGCACTCTTTACAATATTTAAGTTGATCATCAATTGTTCTAGGACAACGAAAGTCTAATTCTTCATATTGGTTTCTAATTGAATTCCATTCTTTACCGAATCTTTTAAAACATCTTACAATATCTTCTAAATCAAAAGACCCTAAAGAATATGAATAATTTGTATATCCTAGCATTGGCGAAACAATTTTTGTGAACCAATCACTAAACCATTCGCCAATGCCACTATAACTTCCAAAAATGTTTTTATATAATAAGTTATAAATCTTATCATTACATATGTAAAAATTTCCATATTCAAAGCCAAATCCTACGAATTTACCTAAGTCAATTGCAGTATTATGTTCTAAAACCTCATCTAATTTAATTTTATTATTAAGTCTAAATCGTGTCTGCTTTAAATCTCCAAAAATAATACCTTCGCAACTATCTTCAATTTGCTCTCCGATATTTAACATTTCATCTATTTTTTCTATTGCTTTTTTATATTTTTCAATTTCCATTATTCTTCTACCTCAACTTCATAATCAAATTCATCTAAATCAAATGCACAAACAGGATGTTCTTTATAATTAGCAGACAACATTAAGCAAGGGCAATTATTACAACTTCCTCTGCTCTTACAATAGTTTTCTATTTCTTCTGCTGTCATATCTCTAATATTCTTTTTCATTTTCTTCTACCTCGATTTCTGCATTAAGAACTTTTATAACATTATAATCTATCAAACAAACAGAATCAAAATCTTCATGTAATAGTAATGGACAATTGCTACAATTTGGCGTATTATTGCCACAAATCTTTTCAATTTGTTCGTAAGTCAAATCTTTAATTTTCTTTTTTGCCATATTTATTCCACCAGATTTATTTTTTCTTCAAGAATGTCTTCATTTTTTATAATAATATCTTTAAAGCAAGTATTATAACGAAGATTTAAAGGACAATTTTCACACTCACATTCGCCGCAAATGGCAATTGCTTCTTCCTTAGTTAAATCCTTAATTTTCTTTTTTGCCATTTTTTAACTCCTCTTTTATTTTGACATTCTATAAAGTTTATCATGAAGAATTTTATTTAATCTATCATTCTCTTCGTAGTCTTTATTTGTTGGAAATGGAAGTGAATTTTTCTCATAAACTTCAATATAATTTTCAGCGTTTTTATCATTTACAGTATGTATTGGCGTTAAACCTATAGAAAAACTAAATCTATTATTTACTAAAAATTTAATTATTCTTTTAGGAACTTTATTATATCTTTTTGCTTCATATTTTCCATTACTGTCAATAATTTGTTTAACTTTAACTGTGTATTTCATTTTTTAATTTCCTCTTTCATTTTTCTTAGTGTTTTTCAAGCCTATTGTTTCTTTTGCTAAATTGTCTAAATTGTGATTTGAAATAACATGGGCTTCAAATGTATCGTCATCCCAAAAATGTCTATCATATAATTCATCAGTATTTCTATTTTCTTCACTGTGATTTAATACAAATAAATCTTCACAAACAGTTGTCATCACACCGAAATAGACTTTGTTATTATATTTTCCTTTGACATACAATCTACCATATTCATCTTCTTTTGCTTTTCTTAGCAATTTTAAAAAATCATTTTTTTTCATTTTCAAATCCCTCGCTACCTGATGTTGTTATATTGTCTTTTTTGGGAAAAGCATTAACTAATTGTTCGATAATACTAAAAAAGAAGTCACATTTTATATCTTCTAGTTCTTGTATTGTTTTTCCTTCTGTAGATGGTATTGTTAATTCAATTTCAATTGGGAAATTAATCTTTTTTCCCTTATAATTGAGTATGTTGATAATTTCCACTTTTTTTTGTTCTTCCATTTTTTAACCTCCGTTTATACTTCTGTAAATCTCCTATTTTTTATATTCTTTAATTGTCCTTATATCTCTCTTATCTTTCATCTTTAAAAATTTTTATTATATTTATAATGCCGAAGAACACTACAAATATAGCGAAAAGTGCAAGCAACGATAAAATTACTATTAAAAATACTGCAAAAAATGATTCTAACATTATTCTAATTCCTCCCTTGTAAGTGCCCAAGTAATACCATAGTCTTTAAAATAAAGATTTTTATCCGCCATATAAGTACCTCCCCAAAAATATGCTGCATGGATACATAAATTTTTAAAATCAATATATTTTTCTACGATTTCTCCATTATTATACTTTGTTGTTCCCATATGAACCTCATAAATATTACCATCGTCACCTTTAGCATAAAATGTACCAAGATTTACAATAGTATTTAAATCAATTCCAAGTTCTTCTTCATTGTCTTCTAACTTTCTTAATTTTTTTTCTATATTGATATAATAATTTTGCTTCCATTTTGCAATATTTTTTGGAGGCAAAAAAGAAAATCTTTTATCTGTTATTCTCATAATAACTCCCAATCTATTTCACCGTTAGGTAAAATTTCTTTCATTTTAGCCACATATTTTAAACCCCATTCAGTCCAAATAGCAGCATAGAATATATCAAACTTTTCTACTGCCGCTTTATGAGTTAGTTCTTCAAAATCATCATAGAAAACATTTTTTTCCTTATCATACTGGTATTCTTCATGAGCGTCTTTTTTCTCATTTTCGAAATAGTTTATCCAGACACCTCTAAACTCATCGCTCAATTCTTCAATTGTGTCAGCTTGAGCAATAAATGGACTACTTACCGTAGCACCAAATTGGCATCTTCTTCCTACTTGGTCTTTTTGAGAATTTTCTTCTGTTCCGATAGCAGTCCAATAGATAGAACAACTATCTTCTTCGTTTTTTATTTCTTCAAACTTATAATCAGTATAATAAGGATTTTCCTTTTCTTCTTCTATAAACTTTTGCAAGTCAATTATTCTTCCGTCTTTTGTTCTAAGGTATTTATTCATTTTCTAATACCTCTTTTAATAAATTAAACTCTTCTTGAGTTAAGACTTCTCCACTTATGTTCTTAAAAATATGCTTATGCCAATTACCCCATTGTTTAATATATTCTTCATAAGATAAAGATAAACAACATTCCATAAAAGCACCAACATTAACTTTTTTCTCTTTAATAATCTCCAATGCTTTTAGTTCTTTTTTAATATCATCACAATATCTATAAAAACATTGTTTAGATTTCTTTTGGTCTTCATTTAGTGGCTCTTTATCACTATAATGTTCCATTATTAAATATTTAATATCTGCTATTTTTTCTTTATTTGTCATTTTCTATCATTCCTTTCAATATATTTTTCTTAACAATAATAGTACATTCTCCATTTAAAATTTTGCATAGCAATTCAGGATGGACAGGAATTAAAATGTTTGTTTTATAGTAATCTTCAACAGAAGTTGAGTGATCATATTCACAAATATACATCATATTTTGTGGCGCTTTTTTTAATGGTTCTAATATGCGGTAAACAGCAAAATATTCACTAATAATAACAGGAACATTCAACCATTCTTTTGGCCTATAACCTAATTCATCTATTTTAGTATAATATTCTTTTGAAGATAATCGTTTATAATAATCCTTTAACTCTTTTGGATTATCAAACACATTAAGATTTTTAATACGAATTGCGTAGCTATTTTCACCTTTTAAATAATCATCTAATTCATCAGCAGTTAAACAACTTTGCTTACACAAATCATCTTCTTGCAATGTTTTAGTTTCATAATATGTTTTTGAATAAATAGAGTCATTATAATCATCATATTCTTCTAAATATATTTCTTCTACCTCGTAGTCACATTCACAAGGTATTGTACCATTTATTCCTTCACAGTCAAATACATAGTCTGGATAATCAGTAATATCATTTCCACGTTTATTTATATAAGGTTTATTTTTACAACAATATAATAATGCTTTCATTCTTTAATTGCCTACTTTCTATATTCTCAATAAAACAGCAGTTTTATTCTGATAACATTATATCATATTAAATTTTTCTTGTCAAGTATTTATTTAAAAAAGTTTTTTAACAACCAAAAACGGTTGAAAAATAAAAAAAACAACCATTTTTGGTTGTTTTTATTTTTTATTTTCATTTATAATATATCTTTTAGCCTTCTTGATACATTTGTTTAATTCGATGCGTTTGAAAATGCTAAAAATAGATCCTTTCGCCTTTTTCAATCTATCATCAACTGCTTCAACAAAAGGCTTGCATGCTATTGGGCTCCACTTAACAAAAGCCACAACATAGTAGATATTCTCATCTCCTCTCTGTTCGATCTTTTGCTCAATTGCTATGATTTCTTTTAGAGGGCGGTAGTCCACTTTAATAGAAGTGCGCCCAGCTGTTGTGGTAATTTTATTTATATGAGCAACTGAAGACACCCTAAAATTTTTGGTTTGATAAATTGTTACAAAATTATTCTTTTTCATTTTCTTTTCCCTCCTGTACCAATCTATTGTAAGCCTGTGTAGGAAAATGTTTTATATCGCTTAGTCCTTTTAGAACATCTTCAATATCAACTAAGGTTTGTTTTAGTTCACAATATTCACACAAACCAAATTCTTTACATTCTTGACAATAACTTTCGTTAAGTGCTTTTCTTATTTTTTCTATTTTAGTCATGATTGTTTTCCCTTTCTTTTAAAAGACATTGATCAATATCAATTATATATACGCTTCTATCTTGGATATTAAAACGATAAAAATAACTATTGCCATATTCAACTTTTTTATTGAAACTTTTTGCTGATTCAATAGTAGCATAAGTTGGTTTAGTTGTAAGACGATATTCTAAATCTTCTTTTTCTTCTAATAAGTTTTTATATTTCTTTGCTGGATCTTGACCGATAGCTAAAGCTGCAACTACTCCGATAGCAATTAATATAACACAAAAAAAGAATTCAAAATCAAAAAGAGAAGGCCTTTTAACTACTGCTTTTAATTGTTTATTAAAATAACTTACAAGTATAGAAATTATTACTATTGTTAAAAATCCTAATATAAAAGCAATCATTGTTTATTCCTTTCTCTTATCATAAACTTCTTCAAATATACCTAATATTTCTGCTATTAAAAATAGCGCACTTAAACAAAAAATAGCAACAACTACATTAAAAAATACGACAAAAGCTGATATTATACAACCAATTATCCTAATCGCAGATTTTATAGTTGAAATTTTAAAATGATTCATTGTTTGCCTCTTTATCTTTTTTTCGGAAGTTCATAATATTATGGTCCCAAATTAAGCCATAATTGTTTTCCATATCATCTTCAAATCTTATGATTTCTTTCATAATCCTTTTTCTTAATTCCTCTTTGCCTTCTTTCCCCGCTTTAGCGTGTAAGTCAAGCATATTAAGATATTGTTTTTTTTTAACATCAATAACTGGTTTATTAAATTTTTCTTGAAGAGTGGTAAATAAATTATTAAACTCTTCATCTTCGCAAGGATTAGATATATATGCTGTTTTAGAAACAATAAATTCAATAGTTGTTGTATTGTCAAATTCTCGAGTTATGGTAGGTACGCTTTGAATATTGTTTAAAATTGCTTCTAATAAAAGTAAATCTTTTTTAATACTTTTGTATTCTTTTGTATCACTAATTTTTTCGTCACAAATAGCATCGTCTTCATCTAAAAAACTTATTTCAAATCTACCTAATTCTTTAAGATCATCTAAACTTTTCATTTTTTCTACTCCTCAATTCTTTCGTAAAATCTTTTTTATTAGTAAAGCATTTAAAATTATACTGTTCATAATGCTTAATTGCTAGATCTAATGCTTCTTTTGTATTAATAGTCAATTTATCAGTATCATTATTATCCTTACTAATTACATATAGTTTATATTTTTTCATTTCTCTAACTCTTCTAATGCTTTTTGAGCTTCTTCTTCAGTTAGATAGATATCTTTTCTATCAAATGACTTAGAGTCTTCTTTAAAAGGATTTCCCCTAACTAAGTTTAACCAAATTTTCCATTCAGAAGTATAGTCATATTTCTTTAATAATTCTTGACTTCTAACATTCCAATATAATCTTACAGATATATCACTAACTGTTCCAGAAGTGATTTGATAACTATATTTAAAATTATTACCAGCTCCTTTACATTCAGGACATTCTGCTTTGTAAGTTAAACCATCAATAACTTTTTCAAAAGTTTTACTTCCATTGCAACGAGGACAAGTAGAATATTCAGTATTGCGATAAATCACATAAACCTTTTGCCCAGGTTTTAAATCTAAACCAAACTTAGTTAGCATCTGAGAAATAATCTCATTGTTCTTCTCACTTATTTTACTCTCTCTTTGAGCAAGTTCATTCTCTTGTTCTCGAAGTTTTTGCTCTTTATAATATAATCTTTGCCTCAATTCTTTGAGTTCTTCATCACGAGTTTTCACACTCTCTATATAGTCCTTAAAACTACTAAGAAAATGTTTCTTTGCTTCTTCAGTGTATTCTTCTAAAATTTCATCTAGTACACTTTTTTCAACTGGATAATCATAATCATAATCGTACATATTTATTTTACCTCTTTCATCAAAATATATTAATCCCACCATTCACGAATATGTTTGGAAACATACAAGAAGAATTTATCTAAAGCTTTTTGTTCGTTTTTCGTAGCTTGTTTATATAATTCTTTTGCTTTTTTTTGGTTTTCTTCACTGTCCCACTCAGCTCCAAATGCCTTAATTAAATTTTTATCATAAAGCACTTCTATTGGAATACCTGCTTTTACAGCATATTGTTCAGCTTTCTTTTTTTCCTCATCAAATACGCCACAGTTTAAATCATAAAAAATTAAATTATCTTTTTCAGTTGAAAGTATATATTTATATTCTTTTTCTTTAAACGCACTAATTTTTTCAGAAAAATAAATATAGTGGCAAGTATGTTCTTTTGTAAAAGTTTGTTCTTCTTCAAAGAAGTTAGTATCTTCAAATACTTTATAAAGTCTAATTGCTTCTTCCATTTCAGCAATTTGCTTGTTTTTTTCTTCTTCAATCGTATTTCCAAAATATTTAATATATAATTTAGTAAGCTCTATTTTATATATTAGGGTCTCAATAATAAACCCCCAATCCCAATTATAATCATATTTTATAAAAGGTAGCCAATCTCTTTTGGCATTTTTGTTCACTACTTGATCCCATTTTTCAGGCATGTGATTTTTTTGGAGTTCTTTTAGTTCTTTTCTATATTCTCTGTTTCTTTTTCTTCTTTCTTTGTTTCTGGTGAAAAACATATCTCCCCCTTGTCAACTCTTGTAGCCCACATTTGAATATCTGCAGCTATTTTTTGAAAATTAAAACCATAAGTAATTGTATTCCAAGCTGATTCGCCTTCTTGATAAATAACTTGGTATCCTGCTAATAATGTTAAATAATTATCTGTATTAGCATTAGGAAAAACAGGAATGTATACATGAACTAATTGTTTCTTGTAAACAAATTCAACAGCATATGCTTCTTGATAACCATACATACTGATACTATTATAAATAAAATCTTCATTATTTAAGAAAAATTCTTTTTTAATTGTATCTACAATTGTATCTCGAGCATTAACTTGTTGTCTTTCTTTTTCTGTTAATTTTTCTTTTGTTTTATAAGATTTTTGGCATGAGTATGCTTCAAAACATAACTTTGTTAAATCTGCCCAACAAAATAAATTATTCTTTGATTTAGTTAAATCTTGTTGAATAATATTTATAATATCTTCGGTAATTAAAGTTTTTTCATAAGATAGATTATCTATCTCTGCTTGTTTCATTCTAGTTTTTTCTACACGAAAATTAATTTCGCTAAGTACAAATTGTTTTTGTGCCTCTTCTTGCTTATCAACAGGCACTCCGAAATTCATTTGAGATAATTTACTGTAGTCTAAAGACATGTTCGTTCCTCCTATATAGACTTATCTGATATTATTATAACATAAAAAAAAGAGCTTGTCAATAGAAAAATTAAAAAATATTTTTTTTCTATTAACAAGCTCTTTTGTTAAAATTCTTATTTTATAGTGGTTTACCACTGCTTAATTTAGATGATTTAAGTTCTTTAGATTCAATTGCACTACTAGTAGAATTAACACTAGAAGGGAAAGATGCATAACGACAAGTTGGTGTATACGGATAAAATAAACACCATTGACAAGGAATGTCTCCAGCAGTAGTCTTATCTCCATGCAAATAATGATAATTTGGACAAGTTTCATCACAACCAAGTCTAGGCTCTGGAACTGGCCATCCACTTGTTCCATCTTTTGTTAGCGTTGGAATATAATCTTTTAAATTATTATCTAAATAATGTTTACATTTAACCTCTACATAAATAGGTTTTTCTTCAAGATTGGCCTTTTCCATGATCTTTTCTACTTTTTGAGCCATATCTTTAATTTGTTTTTTGGCAGATTCAAAAAGTTCTTTATATTTACACACTCCATCGTGTTTACATACGTTACATAGTTGTTCCATAATTATTCCTCCATGATTGTTTCAATAAGATATTCTCTATGATTATGAGGCTCCAAGCTCATATCTTCATTTATAACTAAGACATTACATCCATAAGTCGCTGCAGTGCAAGCATCAATACCAATTAGTCCTGGATATTTTTTAGAAATAAAAATAGGATTAAAATCGCGATAATTATATTTTTTATCCTCTAATGTGTTCCAAAAATCTGATGTGTGCCAATGTCCACAAACTACAATTCTATTTTTTAGTTCTTCAGAATCTTTTGTGTCTAAATAAATTTTATATGGGCACTCCCACGCAGCTTCTCTCCATTCTCGACTAGTAAGTCCATATTGCCTCCAATTTTCGCGCACACTATGTTTTACGCCCTCATCCTTAATATCTATTTCAGTAGGAATAAAAGCATGTACGAAGATATAAGGGCCTAATTCATAATATGGAACCCACTCATCTGATTTTAGCCATTTTAATATTTCATTGATTTTACGATTATGATATAATCTATGTTCTAATTTATCTCTTTTTTCTAAATATTTATTATATTTTTCTTGAAAAGCAGGAGTCCCCCACAATGAATATATTAAAATATCTTCTTTTCTTTTTTCTTCTTCATAATCTTTTCCAATAATTTTGAATAAGGTTTGATATGTGCCATTGTGCAAATCATGATTCCAACATTCTTCTCTTTTTACTAACGCTTCTAATAGTTCTTCATGATTTCCTCTGATTAATATTCTTCGTTCTTTTGGAAAGTTTCTTAAAAAATTGTAAACTTCTAAAGGCTGGTCTCCTCTATCAAATATATCTCCGCAAACAATAAGTATATGGTCGGGATTTTCTTCTTCAAAGCCAGCCTTTAATAAAGCTTCATGAAAAATATCATAGAAACCATGAATATCTGAGGTAACAAAATACTTTTTCATGTGATTATTTCCTACTTCTCATTTACTAAAGCAACTAATTTTTCCAATTCATATGAATGAATTACTTTTACGTTGTCTGATTCAGGCTTGTAATTATCATCACAAACAACATCTGCATCTGCAGGATTATTTACAACTTCTCCTCTGCACTCAAGAATTGAACCAATGTTAACTTCTAAGAAATTAGGATCTAAATATTTTTTAATATTGTCTATATTAAAATCATCAACAACCCTTGATTCATCTTCTACCATTAGATTTAAAATTATCATTTCTTTAGTATCTAAATCAATTACAAATGCCATGCATGCACGAGTATCTCCAAAAACTTTGAATTGGAGTTCAATATTTTTAGGATCCCAAGCTATAGTATTAAGATTATTTTTATTTTGATAACCGCAATAGATCTCTCCCTGATTTAGTCTACCAGAGTATCCATGAAAAGATTGAACGATATATTTATAACCCTTGTTTTTCATTTCATCTAATTTAATATCAAAATATTCTGTTCCAGTTTTGTCCCTACAATCTCCAGAGAAAAGTATACTTTCTCCAAAAGGTTTAACGGAATAATTCCAGAAATTAATTGTATCAATGCAAACTATTTCGCCATCTTCTTTTATACAAGAAAGTTCTGAATCAATATCAAAAACGTCTTTCCATGTAACAAAAGTTCTTATATAGTCTCCTTGACAAGCTAATCTAGAACCAGTTGGAATTACATCAATTCCTTTGCCTCCAGCTGAAGTATTAGAAGGAACGCCTAATTTATAAAATGAATCACTAATATAAATCTTGCCTAAAGATGGGAGTTTTCGATAATATTCAAAAATCTTTTCAAGACAAACTTTGTGTAAGAACTTTATTGTTCCAGAACTTAATCTTGACTTTCTCCATTTTGTTTCATATTCTGTTTCAACATGATGCTTAACTAAGCGGTTTTTAAAGAAAGTAAATATTCTTGGTTTTCCAGCTTCTTCTTCTAAAGAATTAACTAATTGATATAATACCATAGGATTTTTTACTTGAATCATATCAATAATTCTAATTGATTCTTCTGGATTAGCTCTAGATAATAACATTCTTAGATTACGTTCTAATAAAGAACCATTTGAAGCATAAACTTTTGCTGCTTCTAATACCTTACCTTCTTTTAATAAAGCAGTAGCCTTCTTTTGAGGAGAATTATGAACAGCACGTGCTAATGTTTTATCATCAAGAGATCTATTAAAAGCAGTTAAAGAAAGTAATTTATTATAGTATTTTACTTGTTTTTTAGTCAAACGGCAATCTTTAGCATAATGTAAACATTCACTGAGTAATTGTGCAGATTTTGTATCCATAGCATCTGCCAAATCTTTTTTATGTTCTCCAAGCAATTTAATAGAGAGCTTTACTAAATCTTTTTTATCCAAAAAAGAAGCAAAACTAACATCATATTCTAATAAATTGAAGACATTATCTTTGCATCGAATATCCCATTCAGGATCTACGAAGCCTTGTTTATACAATTCTTTAAATTCTTCAACCTCATCATTATTAAAAGGTCTTGTATAATCACAGTAAGCTTTTGCGATATCGGCATAAATATTTACTGCTTGTTCTAAACTAATAATTTTAAATTCACGTAATTTAATTTCATCTCCTTGCTTATATTCAGGAAGATCTTTTTTAAATAATTCTACTCTATCATAAATACCTGTTCCAGTTTCTACTAAAAAATAAGATACTAATTGTTCTATTAAAAGTTCGCTTTTAGTATAATATCTTGTATCCTGAGGATTTTTATAAAAAGAATCTGGGACATTAAGAAGAAAAACATCTGATATATCTTCTACCATTTCTGGAGTTAATGCTTGTGGTTTATCTACCACAATTCCAAAATTAGATAATAAATATGCATTTAAATATGCAACTTTATTAGCATCTAAACATTTTGAATTGTTTTCAGCAAAACACTTCAAATTGCTTGCAACAAGAAAACGTCTTGTTACTAAAATTTTGTGTAAAAATGTGATCATAATTTTTTTGCCTTCCTTAAAAATTTTAAAAAATTAGAGTAGCAAAAAAGGCCCAGCTAAAATAAAAATTCCTATATTTTTGTACGAAATAAGCATGGGCTCTGTTGTCTAGGCCTAACTTGGGTATTATCCGAAGAATGAAGGGTAAAATGAAATAAGTATAGGCTCTCTAATTTGTTTTAGCTATTTTGGTAAGAGGTCGCTACCCCGACGTTTGTTCTTTTTACGAATGAACGAAGTTCCGTCATCTTGCATATACGGATAAAGATTCACGATTCATTATCAGACCGCCTCTTTTTCGATGTCCGCAGACAGAAGTAACGACGCTATAACCTTAGCGTAAGAGTGTATTTAAACATAACACACAAGTCTTTCTATTTGAATTACCAGTTCGAGGTCGAAAAGACCCCGCGGTAAGAACCGCCTAAATTAAAACCAACTTTTATTGGCTTGGCGTTTTTTAAAATTATAAGTATTATTTTTACCCATAAACACTTCTTGTCCATCTCTGTGATAAGCAGAAACTTTTCTACCTTCGCGATATTCTTCTTCTGTTATCTCGACAGTTTTTAGAGGAACTTTGCTATGCTTAACGCTTGGCATCTTTCTTGCTAAACACATAGCATGATAAGCATTTTGAGCTTTAAAATAAAACACAGTTTCTAAAGAATTACCCATTCCCATGTGACCTCTTTCGACAGTCACTTTATAATATTTTAAGTTTTCCATTAAATCACCTCTTTCATTTACTTACACTAATATTATATCATATTAAGTAAAACATGTCAAGAACTTTTTACAAAAAAATAAAAATAAATAAAATCGGCCTTTTATTGACTTCGTTTGTGAGAAGATTAACTTTTAAACCTGATTAGTTGTACAGTTAATCTTCTCAGAAACGCATTTTAGGAGGGTATAATATTAGGACAAACTAAAGAATATCGTCGATATCTTTGATAACTTCGTCTACAACTCCAAGTTCTAATAATTGAGCTGCAGGAATGTACCATTGCTTGTCTTTATATTTTTGTAACATCTTTGCATCAATCTTTGAATGAGCCATGATGTTTTCTTTGATCAATTTTAATTGTCTTTCGTAATTGCTTTGAGCACTACGAACGTCTTCTGCATTACCTTGCATTTGTGCAGAGCCTTCATGGAATAATCCTGTAGAATTTTCTAAAGCAAATCTCTTATGGCCGTTGATTAAAGTCATAAAAGCTCCACTATAAGCAATACCCATATTATAAGTATAAATAGGAGTCTTGCTAATATTCATAAGTGAGACTAAAGATAAAGTTGCATTTAAATCTCCACCATAGCAATAAATCAATAATTTAATTGGTTTTCTTTCTTCTACTGGAAGTCCTTTATCTTCTTTGTTCCATTGTAAAATTTGTTTCTCAATATTTAAAATAGTTGGTGAAATTGAATTTTCTTCAATATTAATTTCTAAGTCAATCCAAATTGTTCTATCTTTTAAATTTGAAATAAATAAATTCTCTGCGTGTAATTCTAAAGCGTCTTTTGAACCATCTTTAGCGAATTGATCCATGACATCGTCCACAATCTTATCAATATCAAGTGGTGCGCTTGTCTCTAATACTATATTTTTGTTTTGTTTCATTTATTATAAACCGAACCTTTCTTTCTAATAATCTTTTTGATTTTTTCTTACGATTGATGCTTTTAGTTTTTTAGCGCGACGTGCTTGTTCTTTTCTGATATCGCTTGGCTTCAAAAAATATTCACGTCTACGACATTCATTCATAATATCGTCTTTCATGACTTTTTTGTTGAAACGTTTTAAAGCACTATTAATGTCTTCGCCTTCGTGTAAAACAATTTTTGCCATAAGTTTTATTCTTCGCCCCCTTCAGTAGTTTTTTCTTCTACAACTTCTTCTGCAGCAACTTCTAAACCATCTTCTTGAGGTTGTTCTTCTGTCTCTGGAGTAGTTGTTTCTTTTTCTAAAATATTTTGAAGAATAGAATCCATGTTTTGCCATTCTACTGGGTCAGCAATAACTTTCTTTCCATCTTCGTGTTCTTCTAAAGCTTCTCTGATGCTTACGATTTGTTTAGTTTCTTCATAAGTGTCGATATCTAAAGCATCACATAACTTTAACGACTCTTTTACATTTGCAATTTGATTTTCTAAATCTTCTATTTTTTGAGGATTTACATAAGTATTTTCTAATTCAGAATAAACAAATAAATCTGAATATAAATCAAAAAGTAAAGTTTTACTAAAATCAGTGTCTTTTTCAGCATCTACATAATGTAAAGCTAAAAGACCATTTCTATTTTTATCTTCTGGATCTCTGAAAAGAGTGAATTCTTCTTCTTTATTTTCTTCAACCCATGCTTTAAATTCATCTGATAAATATTTTGGTGGTCTAGACATTATACCTTCATAATTTAATTTTGCCTTAGTTCCATCAGGGAATAAATCCCAGTTATCCTTATGTGCAATTAAATCCATAGGTAAATAAGGTTTTAACCATGAAATGTCTTGACCTTTTTGAATTCCATCTATTGCATACATTAAAGCAAAATCTTGCAAAGTGTAATGTGTTTTATGTGCTTTATTATAAGCTTTTCTTTTATCTCTGTTTGGTAATCTCATTATTTTCTCCTAATTTGCAATATATTTATAATTCGAGAATTTATATGAAACCTTATCTTGTCCCCCCAAAGTTTTGTATAGAAGGTCTAAAGATTGAGGTTGCATAAGTAACCCTATTTTATCTAAAATTTCTGCTGTCACTGTTTCTGCATCAGCGCTATTTTCTAAACGTAAAATTCCATCTGTTAAATCATTACCGTTCCCTGTTCTTGGATTCATCTGACCAAAAAATCCTCTATTATCTGTGACTCTTTGTTGGATGTTATCAATGTTTACAGTTGGAATGAATTTGATGGTGATACCTTGTTCAATAACTTCTGTAGCGCCAACCCCCTCTGGAGTAAATATATATAATTTATTTAAACCTTGTCGTTGGGCATTAACAATAACATTTTGTCTAATCCAATTCATTTTTGCTTGTTCTGAAGTAATAGGAACGACACCATCTCCATTACGGTTGATCAAACCAAACCCCGTAGAGAATCCATCAACTCTTGTTGTTAATTGTTTGAATTCTTCATTATCAGGAAAATCTCGCACCCATTCATACAAGTCTCTATCATTGATTGGTTTATCAACCCCCCAAGGAAATCGTTCGTGTTCTAATTTTTCTCTTTTTGCACGGATTACTTTTTCACATGCTTGGGCAAGCAAACCTCTTTTACAGTCACAATTAAGAACACCGATTTGGTCTGAACCACCTGGGTTGACATCAACACGAGTTGTGAATATTTTTGAAAATTCACTATAATCCAAATCCAATGTAGTTTTTTCTGACGTTGTATTTTGGTTAATCATATCTTTATCATTTAGAATAGGATAATTTTTTACAAGTGAATAGACATTGTTATCAAAAATAGTTTTTACTTGTGCAGCGTTAATTAGCTCAGGAGCAATAGACCTAGCTTTTTGTTGCACGAATGCTTTTGTATGCTGTGCTTGAACTTGTACACTATAATGTACTGACCCGTTTTCTAAAACTCCCATATTAGTTCTCCCCCAAGAATTGTTCTACAAGCTGTGGAAGATTTTCTTTTGGTGAAGCAATAACAGCTTTGAATAGTTCTAAAGATTTATTATATTCAGGAGTGGCACCTTGAGTTGCAACATAAATATCATATTTAACACCCTTACGGTTTGTAAATATTAACATAATATATTCTGGTTCAAGCTCCTCTATACTGACTTCATATTCATCGTCTGAAGAATAAGAAAGTTCAATTGTTCCATCTCCGAAAGGAACTTCATATCCATCTGTTGAATTAATCCATGCAATTTCTCCAGCTTTTGTTTTCTTAGTTAATTTATCAATAACTAACGGCATTTTCTTTTCTAATTCTTCTGTCATGATTATTCTCCTTGCTTGATGCAAAGCTCAACAAAAGAAGGAAGAGATTCGCACCATTTACAAAATTCTTGCCATTCTTTTAATTTATGATTTTTTCTTTGCAAATACATTGTTTTCAATTGACGATAATTAGTAGTCATTGTAGCTCCTAAAACAAAACCACTAGGTAAGGAAGCTACTAATACTCTCCATGCTTTCTTTAATTCTTCTTGGCTGTAATCGCCCAATTGCATTTCATTATATTCGTTTAATAATTCTTTGTATCTATAAAGAATTATGTGGTCAGTATCAGACACACATTGATCTTCAACACCAAATTTAGCTAATCTATGCATCGTAGATTGAGAAGAAATAAAATCTAAGAAATGGTATCTTTGAATTTGCTTCCACATATACAAAGGTGCATATAAATCAAATTGGACTATCACACCGTTAAGAAAATTATCGTGGCCTTCCCCAGTGCCTGTTAATCCTAAATTAATGGCTCTTTTTAAGTCTTTTTCTGTTGGATCTCCAGTGTTATCTACCATCTTTGTTCTCATAGCATTTCCAGATGCTATGATTGATTTATTTAAACCATATACTTCTGTATTTTCGATATGAAATTCCAAAATTATTTACCCCCGTTATTTTCATTTGATAAGTGCTCTTTTTATTTTTTCTAAAATATCTTCAACTAATTTTCTAGTATTTTTATGTAAAACCATATCTTTATGATTCTCATACCAACTAAAAATTTCATCTAACTTATTAATTTTAAAACTAAACGACCACCAGTCACAAATCATTTCATAAACATAATTTTCAGGCATTTCTAATGCTTCTTCTGGTTCATCATCATGCTTTAAAACCCAATATTGCCAATGATGAGGGTTTGCATGGATATGATGAAGCCAAGCATAATTAAAATCTGACTCTACTTTTTCAGTTTTTTCTTTACCATAAAAATATTCATCATAAGCGGAATATTCTTCCTCACTATACTTTGAAATGTCGTGCATAGTGATTTGTACATCTAAATTTTTAGTAATTATTTTATTTTCTCTTAACCAATTATAAGCTTTTTTAACATTGCTTCTATGTGTTATAATATAATCTGTATAAGCTTTACTCATTTCCTATTCTCCCAGCTTTCTAATCTTTATTCATCCTCATCAATAAACGCACTGATGATATGGTCGATGTCTTTAAAAGAGACACCCATTTTGACATAACCATCCATGTGGCCTTTTTCTGCTTTACGGCGAACTCTCTTTAATCTTGCAAATACAGAAGCAAGTTGAGAGTTAATGTATCCTTCAAATTCTCTCTTTGTTGAAAGTTTGATTCCTTGAGCAGAACTAATAATGATTTTTTCGTACTCGTCACTATCATTAATTTTTTGGATATCCTTTGTCATAGTCATTCTAGCTCGGCTGTCATGAAAATTATAATTACTATCATAAGGATAATACTTTGGAAGTGCATCAGCAATTGTTTGTTGAAGAGTATAGTTGTTTCCTCTTCTCTTTAAAAAATTAAAAAGTTTTCTTTGGCGTCTTTCTTCTAAAGACATTGGAGCGTTAATTTCTGTAAAATTAGCCATTTTTTATGATTTTTTCCCTTTCTGATAAAATGCTAGTTTTATCGTGATTTTAGACCTAAAATAGCCTCTAAAATCATTTTGTGAGAAGTTTATGTTTATAAGTGCCCACCTATAAAAATTAAGCTTCTCACAGAGGCATTTTAGGCCTGTTGTTTTTATGATATAATTATATCATATTTTAGACAACTTGTCAAGCGATTTTGATAGTTACCTAAAGTTTTTTCTTTTTTATAAAATTCATCAAGACATCATGGTCATTTTCAATTTGTTCGTCAATAACAGCCTTCAATAACAAATTTAAGGCTTTCCCAATTTGTTCCCCTTGCAAACCAATTTGCATCATGTCATAACCATTGACCTTTAATTTCTTAAGGGTGAAGCATTGGTCTTCATTTAGAATTTGATCCAAGATATCATTCAATTGATTGAACTTAGAATATTGCCATGTTTTGAAAAATTTATGATCTCTTACATCAGCAAGTTTTAAAACAAACAATTTTCTTAAGCGTTGTTCGTTTCCATCAAATTTTGTTAATTTTCTTTTTACCCATTTAGTATTTACTTTTGTTGGGTCATTATGATAACGAATTAAAAGAATAATTTCTTCAATTTCTTCTTTACTATATTTTAGACGACGAAGAATGCCATAAGCAATTTCTGCACCTTTTATATCGTGATTATAAAAAGTTATTTTCTTTTTATTTTCATCATAAGCAAATGTAGATGGTTTACCAATGTCATGAAAATAAGCTGCAATTCTTAAAATATAATCTTGCATCTCTATATTTTTTACAACATTACATAAGTGTTCATATACTTCACTATTGTGATAAGAAATTTCTTTGATAGGTTCCATACATGGAATTAATTCAGGAATAATAACACTCATAATATCTTTATATTCCTTTAATAAATAAGAAAGATTATTTGAATCTGCGCATCCCATCATTTTATTAAATTCTACACGAACTCTTTCTCTGGATACTCTATCTAAAGTTTCTTTTAACTCTCTCATAGCTTTTGCTGTCTCTGTTTCAATAGAAAAACCTAATTGAGCAGAAAATCTTAAAGCTCTTAATATTCTTAAACTATCTTCTTGAAATCTATGAATCGGTGTACCGACACATTTCACAACTTTATTTTTTAGGTCTTCTAAACCTCCGTAATAATCAATCACATTACCATTTTTATCACATGCTAAAGCATTGATAGTAAAATCTCTTCTTGCTAAATCTTCTTGTAAAGACCTAACAAAAGTAACAGAATCTGGATGACGGCCATCTGAATAGGCACCGTCTGTTCTAAAAGTAGTAATTTCTCTACCTTCTTCTCCTGTCATTACAGTTACTGTTCCATGTTGTAAACCAGTGGGAATAATTCTATATCCTTTAAATACTTCTATTGTTTCCTCTGGAGTAGCACTAGTTGTGATGTCATAGTCATTTACTGTTCTACCCAATATAGAATCTCGGACAGCTCCTCCTACAACATAAGCCTCATAACCAGCTTTTTCTAATTTTTTTAAAAGAGATATTACATCTCGTGGTAATATGATACTTTTATTTTTATTTAGCATCATATTGTTATTTCCTTTTCTTAAAAATTGTATTTTACGTTTTCTATATATTTGTAATTTAGTATTGTTATTTGTATTTCCACATCAGCAGAAGATGCTTGTGGGTTTTGCTTAATTATTTCTCTCATTATGAATAGTCGGAGATCTTCGAGAAAATCCTGTATGTTAGAAGCGTTTACCTCTTTTTCCCAATCAAATACCCCATTACCAGAACCACCTGAGATAATTTTTCTGTTTTGTTTATTTATAATATCACTTAAATAAGAAAAAAAGTATAGAAATTTTTTCATAATTTTACGCCTTTCCTAAGATTAATAATTAATTAATTTTTCTATATATTCTCTTCCTTCGTCAACAAAACGAGGAATATTATAATCTAAAATCCATTTAGATATTTCTTTAACTTTAATTTCCTCACCTTTAAGTTCCATTTCACCATCTATTTTCTTTAAATAAAATATTGGACAAAAGTAAAAACCAAGATTGTCAAAATAAAAGTAACCTATTCTATCTTTATAAGTAATTTGAGAATTATTTTCTACAACTTGCCCATCATCTAAAAGATATTTTACATATTTAATGCAGCAAGTTCCACGCTTTTGTGGTGTTGGCAAATTACCCCAAATAATTCCTTTTTCAAGTTCTAACTTAGCTACTAATTCTTTACAAGATTTACCTTCTAACTCTTTTTGTGAATAGTTGACCTGAGCTACTGATAAAATAGAATTTCTTTCTGCATCTTTTTGTCGCCAAAGTACACAATTAGTAACTTCTTCTTTTGGAATATTAAATACTCTGCTATCAAATAAAGCGCCTTTTCTACGAGCTCTATCATAAACTAAATCATAATTATCTGCTTCACCTTTTTCAGCAAGTTGGTCAAGATAAAATTCATTAAAGTATTTATTAAAAGCAAATGTTGCCATAGCTGCTGAAATAGAAGTCATTTTTTGAACTTCGTAATCAAACCATGCAGAAGTATCTAATTTATTATAATCAACTAATACTAATGTAATTTCATCTGATTGAGTATAACCTAACACACAACCTTGAATATTTTCACATAAATATTTCATAGTTTCTTGCATAGTTTTCATAAAAATATCATCAAATGGTTTTTTAAATCCTCTTGTAAAAGTATGGAAGGCTTTACCATCTAACCTAATAATTACAGGCATTCTACGAGTAAGCTTTGTTTTAGAGACTTCCTCATAATATGTCTTCATTCTATTTCCTAAATTATCTTTAACCATATTTGTTTCCTTTTCTAAGATCTATTTTATATTTTATTATTTTCCCCAAATATCGCGCCCATACATATAATAATCATCTTCATCGAATTCATCTCTGATTCGAATTCCATCTCGTTTCCGAATTTCATTTCGTTTTTTCTCTTTTTCAATTGCATCATTAATTACATGCCAAGCCTCATAACCAGAAACGCATTTGTAACTCTTTCCTTGTCTTGCATACCATTCTTTTTGTTTGTCAGTTAATTCCTGAGCATAAACATATTTTTCATTGAGGTCTTCAAACTTAACTATCTCATAAGTATCTACTTCATAATCAAAGTCATCTTTATTATATACAGTAGTATAACTTCCCAAAATAACATAGTTAGGTCCAAAACCGATGACCTTATAAGAATGATACTTACTATAAATATATTTGCAATCTGAATCATCACGACAAACCATGCAAGGAATTAGGCTCATAAGTTCTTCATAAGTTCTGTTTTTAATTACATCTTTAAAAAGAATTTTTTCCATTTTTTTCTCCTGATTTAAGATTTTTTTCAAAGTTTTTTAATATTTCAGAATTATAATTTTCTGGTTCATAATTAATTATAGCAGCTTGTCCATAAGCTTCGTAATTTTTAATTCTACCACAAATTGTGCAATATTGCATTGTTTCAATAACGCCAGCTTCATCATGATAATTTTTAGAAACAAGATGTTTATCACAGTTATGAAACGGATTTATTTCAAGTGGCATAGTTTTTGTTAGAAGACTTCTTGTACTTGTTTTATTTAAAATCTTTCCTTTACTTTTAGCTTCTTCAAGCTCTTTTTTAATCGTGTATCTTTCTAACCAACCATATTTAATATATTCACAAGTAATTCGCACAATATTTGCATGCCACTTAAAAATAGTCTTTATACTTTCATTTTCACATTCTGCAAATGTGTTTATTTTTTTCTTATTTACTTTAAGATAGTCATCCACAATTGCCCCTGTATATAAATCGACAATGATTTGCGAATTACAAGTAATACCAGCTAATTCAGGTAGGATTGGATTATCTTGATGATTTAAATCTTTTGTATATAAAGCATAGAAAGGATTATCTGAGCGATTATATCTATTGTACTTAAGTATATTTTGGAAATATCTATCAATCATTTTTGGACAAGGAGCAGTTATATTACTTTTCCCTGTATCAATACCCATTCCTCTTTTTCTTTTCTTTCCCATAATTATATACCTTTCTTAAAAATTTCTAACTAATTGACCAAGCGCATTTATATCGACAACAGTCTTCTAATTCTTGTGCTATTTGTGGCGATATTTTTTCAACTTCTTTCCACTTAGTTTTTAAAAAAGTATAAACTTCTTTTGTTTCTTTTGATGTGAATTTTCCATAAGGATTATTAGCCCACTTCATAAAAACTTTTGGAGTTCCTTCTTTAAATTCATATTTAAGTGGCTTTTCCATAAAATATTCTGACATAGTGCATTCTGAAGCGGGTTTCCTTTGTGTAGTCATTGTGCCACCAAATAATTCTACTATTTTTTTCATTTCATCATTAAATCTAGGATAACTAGCTGAACCGCAAAAAATAAAATCCATTCCCATAATTATATACCTTTCTTATAATTCAAATTTTTCGTCTTTGAATTCGCCGTTAATAATTCTCTTATTAACTGACATTACCCATTCTTCAATTGCCTTCATATTTGGCTTTTCAGGTAATTTTGAACTTTCATAAGCTTCATTCATTCTTTTATCTAATGAATCAACCATATCATAAAATTCTTTAGTCATATTACCATTTTCGTCCATATACTTACCATTTCTAATATCCATTAATAAATCGTGTTCTTTTTCACGATAAGTATGAACTTCACCAGTTTCTAACATTTCAATACACATTAATAATAATCTGACAAGATGCATAGCATGTTTATTCAAATGTGCGTCATCTTTCTTTCTATTTCTATTTAATAATTCTTTATAGTTTCTTGTTGTATTAGAAACTGTTGAGTAGAAATCTTCAAATTCTCCGCTTTCAATATCAATATCTAACTTAAATCTTAATTTGCCAGCCTCGTCAACATAAGCAAAAGCAGGATTGATGTCTGTATTATGTTGATTATTAAAAGTAGTTAATGCGCTTTGCAAAGAAATAGAAATATGTTCATTTTTTTCTTTTTCAGGATAATTATCACGAGCTAAAGCATTTTGTAATCTTTTTAAATTAGCTTTTGCGTAACCGCCAAATGTATATTTGCATCTCTTACTTAAAAATAAATCTTTATGATCTAATAATTCTTGCCCTAATTTAGAAACATATAAATATTGGTCAGGATTTAAACCAATAATTTCAACAATATTAGGATTGTTTTGCATCAATAATTGAATCATTTTATTAAAAGCAAAAACAGTAGTATCAGTCTTTTCATTAATAAATTGTTCAAACTTTTGATAACCAATTAATTCCTCTGGCTTTTCAATAGCAATACCTCTAATATCTAAATCAGAAGTTGGTACATTTGTTCCATACGCATGCGATCCACCCAACCCCAATAATATAATATTATTACCAAGATGTTCGTTTTCCCATAAAAATTTATATTCAGGTTTCTTTAATTCTTGCTTGTATGTATCTATTGACATTATTTCTTCTGTCCTTTCTCTAGAATAGTTACTTCTGCCATATTATCCATAAGATGTTCTAATTGCCAAGATTTCCACGCCGATTCAAGAGAACTTCTAGTGTACTCTTTAACGTCATCTAATTTAAATACAGCTCCTATAAAAGAAATAGCGAGAAGACCTATGACTCCATCTGACATGAAAAAATCTATATAAGTATCTCCAAATTCTTTTTGAAAATCAACTAATGTATCAGGCAGCTGTTTTTGATTCTCTATAACTTGTGTAACAAATTTTTCTTTTGCATCTTGAGTTAATATAAGTATTCCTGTATCTAAAATTTCTTTTTGAAAAATATCCAATACTTTTTTACTAAATTCTTCTGCAACATATTCTAAATAATTGTGGTTGTATTTAAGTGGTTTCATAATTACCAATCGCTTTCGTTAAAATTATTATAATTATATAAAGTAAACTGATCGTTCATTTTTGCAATTTTGTCTTTTATACCAAAAGAGTAATAAGACACTCCCTCTTGAGTTAAACGTTGCCATGTGGGGATTTCATAACAAGGATTATAATATATTTTATTAAAATATCTAGTATAATCTAAATCTGGATATTCTTCTATAATTTTATCTAATACGGCTAATGTCCATTGTACATCACTTAAAGCATCATGGTCTTGCTCTTGAGATGCAGACACTACTCCTAATCTATGAGCTACATCTTCTAACTTATATTGAGAAAAATATGCCTTATTAAGAGAACGATTATATCCGTATTTAATATAACTTGGAATTGATCCATAAATATCTAAAAATATACCCATAACGTCTACTAATTGAATAGATTCAAAAGGCAATCCACATCTTTTGTAAGCTTCTTTTAAAGTTCTTACGTCGTATGCAATATTATAACCAATAATTAGCCCATCTGTAAAACCATATTGAACTAATTCACATTCACTAATTCTTTGGTCTTTATATTCTGGACTTTGCAAGTGATCTTTTGTAACTCCTGTTAAATCTGTAATAGAAAAGAATTTATCTTTAGTTTGAATCATATCCGTTTCAGGATTATATTGCCCCTGATTTACATATTTAGACAGCTCTGTTAAATTATGTTGTTCATCATAACGTAAAGCCCCCACTTGAATAGGCATCCCAACATTTCCATCTTTAGAGCTTGAAGTTTCAAAATCTAAAATAGCAAAAGGTTTTCCCTCTAGTTTAAAAGCTTTTATTACTTTTTCTGCACTAATTGTTTTCATTTATTAATTTGCTCACTTTCTGTTCCACAAGCTTCTTTATCTATCTTGTTGAACTCAATTAAATCATGCATCAACACATCACCAAAAGTGTTTAACGCTTTTCTTATAGCTTTTTCAGTATTCCAATCGAATGGTCTCATATGATAATTCACATAAGCCAATACTCGAAGTATTTCATGTACCTCCAAATCTTTTTGAGGAATTAGTTCTAAATGAGTTAATAACTCATAAGTTCCTACCTCAGCATGACTGTAATAAATAGCTATACCGCTATCATTATAACTTTTTGTATAATATTTGCCCCAATCATGCACAATAGCCGCAACAGGCATCCAACGTTGTCCATAAAAATTTTGTATTCTTTCAGAAACTAATTGTTGACAAGCAACCATATGGAAACCTAAAGTGTATTTATGGTGAGGATTTTCTTGATTAAAATTAATCATTTTGAACATTAACGCTGCATAATCCTTTGCATTGTGTTTTATTTGCACTATAGGATTAAAAGTAATTCCATTAATAATTATAATTCTAGTAAAACCCTCTTCACTAAAAGGAATACAAAATTTTTTTCTATACGAATAAACAACTTCTTCTGGAATAATTTTCCCTGTTTTTTCTGCTCTATCTTTAACACGTTGTAGACACACATCAAAAGGAGTTGCCATAATAACTGCAGTTACAACATAAGTTAAATTTGGATAAATTTTTTCCCATTTCTTTATATGATTAAATGTTTCTGCTCTATCTTTAATTGTGATGTTAGTATTATCTAAGATCACAGGCCTATTTTCTTCTCTTCCAAAATAAATGTCCATAATCAAATTATCAAGGTCTTGATAAAAACGTTTAAAAATTTGATTATTATCTTCTTCAGGAAAACGAACTCTATAGTCATCTGCACTAAAATACCAACTTGGAGTCATTTTTGCATAAGTACTTTTCCCGCTTCCTTGAAGACCGACCATCATAAATAAATCAATTATTTCAGGACCATTTGTTGGTCTTCCAAATTCATCTACTATTTTTGAACCTTTAAACATACTTATTCTTCTCCTCCCCAAGAATTGATATTGTTATAAATATCAGGGTCAATTTGAGACATTTTGGTATATTGATAAACCCCTTTGCCACGATCTCTTTTTAAGAAATTATTAGGTTTTCCTAAATAAACATTTCTAACAGCCCCTTTAAGATTATTAGGAACGCTATTTTCTACCCAAATCATGAAATCTTTTCTTTCTCCTTTTGGAGCCATTTCATAATATTCTTGAGTCATTTTTTGATTAAATTTTTCATAATCATAAATAATGGCAGCAATTTTTTGGATATCAGCTTTAAAAGTTTCTGGAACTTTTGCTAATAAATCATCATATACCCCATCTGCAATGGCACGAATTAATACATTAGGAGCACTTAATTTACTAATTATTTTATGAACTTTGACATAATCGTCTGTTTTTAATTTAAATAAATGTCCATCAATATTAATAACAAAACCTTCCATCTCATCAGATTTTTTTGTTTTTATGATTTCCATAACTTCGTCTAAAGAACCTTTAAATACAGAGGTTACTTTAATCTTTTTTACTTGTGCAAGACTACGTAAAACTGCATAAGATGCTAAGATGCCAGTTTCATTATATCTTAATCCTATTAAGTACAATCCTTCTTCTGCTTTTGAATATTTTACAACAATACGATTATCTACTGAAATATACTCAAACATGCAAGTATATTCACGAAATTCTTTTACAAATTCACGCAAATTAGCATTTTCAGGTGCATAGAATACTTTTTTAACATCTCTTAATACAGTAGCTTGTTCATCAGAATCATCTAAAGAGCCACTTGTGGTGATAAAAAATTCGTTTTCTCCAATATATCTAGCAATACAAATTGATCCATCAAGTTTATTACTGAATTCAATATTTACAGCTTTTTCCATTAATCTTTTAACAACGTCCCAGCTTGTAGATTCTAATTCTCCAACATTAAAGAATTTGTCAAAAGGACAAGTAATAATGGTCTCTTTTTTCACATCAATAGTAATACTTCTGCATGATTGTAAAAAACCATCCCACGCATTCCATAGTTGGTCTGTAGTTGTCATTCCTTTTTCCTCTGCTAAATCGCTTAAAACAGCTAAGTTGCCGTATTTAAATAATACGGCTGTTTTATATTGTTTTATAATTAAGAATGGACGAACATCAGACCAAAAAGAATCTTGGGTTTTTTCAATCCACTTGTCAACACAAGTTTTATATCCTGTTGCATCATAAATATCTTTAGTTGGACCAACTGCAGATATATAAGATTCTTTTAATCTCATTATTTCCCTGAACACTGGGTTCCATGTAAAATCCATAACTATATCCTTTCTTTATTCTTCTTCTCTTTCTATTATATCACAATCTTCTGGACTTGTCAAGAATAATTTTTGTAATTTATCTTTTAACCAAGTTTGTTTTAATTTAACCCTACTAATTTTGATTGCTGAAAAGAACGCTTTGTTTTGGACAACTACAGAACAGAATTTTCTTGCACGTGTAATTGCTGTGTAGCACAATTCTTTTGATAATAACGCATAATTTGACATGTCGCATCCAAAAATAACATAAGGAGCAGAAGAACCTTGAATCTTATGACAAGTTACACAGTAAGCAAGATTTAAATCTTTATATTGTTTTTCATATAAAACAACTTCCCCTACTGATGTTAAATCAACAATCATAAAGTTACTATATATCTTTTTAATATAACCCATGTTTCCATTGAAAATAGCAATTTCTTCCCCATCTGGAGTTTGCGCTTTATAATCATTTTTAGTAACTATAACTCGATCCCCTTCTTTATAAGTAACAGTCCATTTGATACCGTTATCAGTATAAACCACTTGTGTTGATGAACGAAAGACATCTTTATTATTTACAATTTTTTGAATTTCTTCATTTAGACATCTACAAGAAATATTTCCCCTTACTCTCATTGGAACTATGACTTGAATATCTTCAGCAGGAATATGACGCTTTTCATACATTTCTTTAAATTCTTCCAGTATTTTATATTGAGAAAGATTATAATCAGAATAAGTTACAAACTTTAAGTCTTTTAATTCTCCTCTATAATCTGCATCAATAACAGCATCAGACCCAAATGCAGCTTGTCCATTTGACACTCTTAAAGATTCAGTAATAATACCACTTTGTTGTGCTTGTCTATGAATTTTAGTTAAAATATTACTACTAATAACACCAGAGGACATACAATCTTTAAGCACATTTCCCATGCCGATGCTTTCTAATTGGGCAATATCTCCAACCATTAAGAACTTAGCTCCATTCGGAATTGCTTTTAGTAAAGTAGCAAAAAGCTCTCCTCCAACCATTGAAGCTTCATCAAGAATAACCATATCACAAGGGAGTTTATTCTTTTCAGTATATGTAAAACCACCTTTTTTAGGGTTATATCCTAATAATTTATGAATTGTAGATCCATGAATATGAGTAATTTCGCCCAGTTTTGAAGCAGCACGTCCACTTAATGCACACATTTCAGGCTCTTTGCCATAAGCTTTAAGAATTTTAACAATAGCATTGACAGTAAAACTTTTACCTGTACCAGCTTTTCCTGTTAAAATTGAAACTTGGTTATTTAAAATATTCCAGATTGCATTGGTTTGTTCTTCTGTATATTCAAATCCTTGTTCTTCTTCAACTTCTTTAATAACTTTAGCGCAGAAATCTTTATCAAAATAGATAGAACTTTCAGAAGTTTGAATTCTATAAAGATTATCAGCAACTGCTTGTTCAATATTATAATATCTCATTAAACCAACTCGGTTAGTTTCAGGTTCGAAATATAATAAAGGACCTTTTTCAGTAATTATTTTTAAAGAATTATCTTCTTCTCCTTCTTCGTCTTCTACTCCAACATCATAAAAGTGTTTTTCAACTTCTTCAGTTAGCATGTTTTTAACAGTAGCAACTAATTTTTCATCAGTAACAGGAGCACATTCTGTTTGAACAGCAGTTAGAAGAACATTGATATCCATCCATGAATGCCCATTAGCTTCGCATTGTTCTTCTAAATAATATTCTGTATAAGCCTTTATTCTTCTTTCGCTATCTCTTTCAATACCTTGATTTAAAGCTATTTGGTCTGCTTTAGCCCACCCATAACCTCTAACTTCTCTAATTAAAACATATGGATTTTCTTTAATACGTTCGATAGCAATATCAGGAGAATGATAAATCTTTACCAATTTTTGGATAGCACGATTAGTTAAACCATAATCTCCCAAAGCAACAAGTGCACTGGCACTGTCAATACTTGCATCATACTTGGCAATTAATTTCTTTGCTGTTTTTTCTGATACTCCCTTTATTTGACAAAGAGTTTGAATATCTCTGTCTTCTAATAGCTTCATTGGATTATCTGTCAACCCGAATAAAGATTCAACTTGTTTTTCAGTCAAAACACGACTTAAGAATTTCTTTTGGTCTTCAGCTGATTCTAATGGAAAATCCATTCTCATGTTGATAACATCATATTGAACCCCCCACACAGAATCGATTACTTGAGAAGCATGAACAATATATATTGTAGATTCTTTTTGGTCTTCAATTTTAGCAGCATAATATTCTATTCTTGGCATAGGCCCTTTAAGAGTGACAAATTCATCTACATTAATGGTATCTTCTCCCTCTAAAACTTTAATAACATGAATTTTAACAATGGCATTTGCGCCAGGGTAATGTTCTTCAAGATTTTTAGGCCATACCACTGCAGATATAATACCTTTAAATTTTACTTCTATGCCTGTTTTTTTTGAAACAGATTTTTGTTTAGCAAATGTTGGTTTCATTCCATTATTCCTTTCATAAAATCAAGATTTATATCTTTGTCTGCAAACTTTTCAATGTAAGACCTTAAATTTGGCGTAGAATCATTTTTTAAGTTGTCCCATTCTTCTTGTATACCTGAAATACAATTATAAGCAGTAACAAAAAATTCTGAAGCAATGCAAAGCATTCCTTGTTCTACCAATAAAAAACTTATTTCAAATACTTCTTTTGCAGTAGGTATCTTAGAACACAGCGTATCTCTTAAGTATGTTTTTTCATCAAAACAAGAAACGATATAACCACTATCAAGCAAGTCTCTTAATATCAATTTATAAATGTGGGTTGAAGGAGGAATAAATTCATCCAATTGTTTCCATGAAAAATCAGTAGTCAGTTGTTCTTTATATAATACTTCTATACAATCAGGAAGACTGATCATACCGATAAGATCCTCACGGTCATTGAAGTATTGCAATGCTTCTTGAGTTGTATTTTTTTCAAAAACTGAAGTTACAACCAAATTAACAATTTCTTTATTAGTCATTTTTATTACCAGTCTCCCTTGTAGATTTTAATTCTAAATCATACCCAGCTTTTGTAATTAATTCAACAGTATGAGTATAACCTTTGTCCCAATTTCTCTTTGGAATAAACATATTTTCACGACGAACGCCAGAAATTAGAAGTTTGTTTCCACGAGTAAACCAAGATTTTTCAATAGTTTCTTTTTTTGTTTTGCCTTTATCATCAGAAACCATTTCACTTATATTTTTATTATAATAAATATATTCTTCTTTGTAAAATTTTACATCCACTATGCCATAAGGAGTAGAAACTGTCAAAATATGTTTGTTATTGTCTGTACCGACCACTGTACCTGCAATACGAACAGTATCATAAACATTATATTCTTTTCCAGAACGACTAATTTTAGTTCCTATTGGTTTTAATGTCTCTGGAAGTTTATTAAAATCAACAATTCCATATCTAACATTATTTACGCTAAGAAGTTCGTGTTTACTCATATAACAAGTCAGCGCATCAAATTCCCAAGAACTTAAATCGCCTTGACAATATTTCTCTTGTTGTTGTGTAATATATTCATTTATTTCTGCCTCATAGAAAGCTTGGCATCCAGCTTTAGAATTTAACCAATCAAATAGAGGCTTAATCAATTCTTTATATACAGCAGTCATCTTCTTCTTGACAACCATAATCTTGCCATTCATTTCATAAAAATCACTGTTTGCTACATTAAATTTATATTTTAAATTTAGATTAAAAAAACGAATAACATCTTCATCATCGAATTCATATCTTTGACTTTGTTTATTATATTGATATTTATCAATCCATTTGTTAAAATTATATAAACGTAATAGACTATAAAGATTTTCTGGCAAAATTTTCATTTTAACCGCTTTAGCAATATTTGCAGCTGTCATAGCATCTTTTAATTTAATACTCTCTTTTGCCTTTAAAGTTAAATAGTCTGTCATGATTGTAAGACGATTTTTATTATCAATAGCATCAAAAGCTCCCGCTTTAATTAAAGATAACATTTGAACATTTGTTGGTTGGACTCTTTGATAAAAATCTATTGAGCTTGTGTATGGTCTATTAGCGATAATTTGATTAATTAGATCTTCGTTAACATCTTTTACACCTAATAAACCATAAATAATAGCATTATTTTCAACATCTGGAATAAAGTCGATTGAAGCACGATTAATATCTGGAGGAGTAATTTTAACGCCTTGAACTTGAATATTACCAATAGCTTTTCCTATCTTTTTATAATCGGCCGCTATTGTTTTCTTTTTCTTGTCTTCAACACTATCAAAAGTTTCCTCGTAATCGTCTTCGTCTCCATATTCATCACTGGCATCTTCTATATTAGATGACCCTGTACTTCCAGCATTAACACATAAACAACTACAAGTCCAAAAAAGTGGATTAAATTTTGAGAATAAAGTTACTTCTTGCCATGCAATTAAACTATATCCTATGTCATGTGGGATGGAGAAACTGTACCCGAGTTGAGGTTCTACAGCTTTTTTCCACACATAATCCAAAAATGCTTTAGAAGTATTAGGATTTTGCGTATAAAAATCCTGTTGCAATTGAGGAATTAGTTTCAGTTTTTTCTTTGCTATAGTTTTACGGGCTGCATCAGCTTGTTTTAAAGTAAAATTACTGATTTCTGGGTCCATTAAAAGAAGCATTACATCTTCTTGTTCAACGGCACAACCAAACTTATATTTTAAGTATTTTTCTAGAATTTTTACTTCATGTTCTTGAAGACCCCAATCATTCATTTCTTTATACCATTCATTGATATCATTACGGAAACGAACAAAACGATCAATTGGAGGTTCTTGCCCTTCAACAGCTTGTAATCTCATAACAGCATTTGCTGCACCCATTTGCTTAATATTTTCTGGTTTAGTTACTTTCAAGCAATGCTCTCCAACTGAACCAGCACCTAAAAATTGGAACAGGTCGGTAACCTTACAGTCATTCATGTTTTTCCACATTTGTGGATCATTATAAACCATTTTACTTGGATGTAAATAATGCATGTAAGTATTTTTAAGAGAGCCTTTCCATTCAATTTGTTTTTGTTGTAATAATAAATCTAAACATTTCATAATTTTTTCTTCCGCATCTGTACGAAGTAAGTCAAATTTTAAAATACCACACAAATCAGAAGAATTCATATTAAGACACGTAATTAAAGTACCATTAGGAGCTCTCATTCCTGAAACATATTCATAATAAGGTTTTTTAGTAATGTAAACACATGATGCATGTATTCCCATACCATTCACCAACCCCTCAATATTTTGAACAGTTTCAAATAAACGAGGGTATTCTTTAAGTTTTTGTATAAATTGAGGTTGAGGTTCAAATCCCAACTCATCGTTTCCTTCAAGACAATCTTTTAAAGTATACACTTTTCCTCTGTAAATAGGAACCATAGCAGAATATTCTTGAGCTAAATCATTGTTAATATTAAGTCCACGACAAGCTGTTTGAACTGCTGCTTTTAGAGTTTCATTTTTAAAAGTAATGCAATTAATAACGTTATCTTGACCAAAATAGTTTCTAAATGAATCCATAATCACTTCGGTTTTAGACCCCGCTATGTCAATATCAACATCAGGGTAATTCCCTGCACCAGATCTTGCTTTATTTAAGAATCTCCAATATTTTACATCATATTCTAATGGGTTAGACTGAACAATATCAATCAAAAAATTTGTATAGAAACTCATGGCACTACCACGAGAAATACCAATAACACTATTTTCCCAAATTAAATCTTCAATTTTACGAACTAAATTCAAATAACCACTCATTGGTTGATTATTAGCGTCGCTTATATAGCGAAGAACGTCTAATTCTGTATTGATTCTTTCAGCTTTTTCTTCATCAATAACTATATTTTTATTAATAATTCCTTGTTCAATTAAATATATTAAATATTGATCTTGTTCGTATTGACTTTCACAAGCATAATATTTGATTTGCTCATATTTGTTATACCAAGGTTTTAACAAATGTTGTAATTGGAAACTTGGTAATTCAGGGGCAGGAATAATAGTAGATTGACGAAAATCAAATTCTTGTATATTTTGAGTAAAGAGTTCTGTATTACTAATAGCATTTTCTATATCTTCTTTTGAAATATTGCTGTAAGCTAAATTTTGTCTTATTTCATCTAAAGACATTACATAAGTGAACCTATAAAATTTTTCAGTCTCTCTATCTGTATTTTCTTTACTATTAATAAAAGCAGAATGTATTTCAAAATCTTCTTTGTTTAAATAATGACTGTCTGTGGTAACAATAAACTTTAAATCATAATGCTTTGCTAATCCTACTAAAACTGAATTAACAATAATTTGTTCGTCAGAATCAGAAGGTTGCAATTCTAATGCCACATTTTCTTTACCAAAAACTTCTATTAACCATCTAGTAAATTTATTAACATTTTCTACATTATTGGCTAAAATCATTTTATCCAATTGTGAGCCTAAACAAGCAGTAGAACATAAAAGATGGCCAGGATTAGTTTTTACAACTTGTTCTAAATCTTGATAAGTTGTAGGAACTCTACGTTGACCACGGTCCATATAACTACGTTTCCAACTTATATCAGAAAGTAAATTCAATTGTTTCCATCCTATTTCATCTTTAGCAATTAAAATAAAATGGTAATAATCTTTAGTATTGTGAAGATCTTTTTCATCTATTAAATATATTTCATTGCCAAAAATAACTTTAAAATCGGGATATTTTTCTTTAATTTCGTCACGAAGTTGAAGCCAATCCATTGCTCCTGAAAGACAGGCATGATCGGTTAATGCAATACCACCATATCCTAAGTCAATAGCTTTATATATTAAATTCTTAGGTTTAATAATACAGTCAGGGAATCTTAAATTAGAATAATGACTGTGGTTATGTAGACTAATATATTTCATTATTTTTTCCTTTCTTAGTTTTTATTCTATATCGTTTTCCCAGCTCAAACCACGATTTTGATAATTTTCTTTTGCTTTTTGTTTTTTACGTAATAAAAAAATACTAGCATTATGATACATGTTATAAAAACATTCTTTTAAAAAATCTTTTTTATAAATAGTTAAACTATAATTATTAATTTTTCTATTTGCAATATCTTTTTTACGAGTTAATTTTACATCACTATTAATTAATTTTTTAATTCCTTCTAATACTTCTTGGGTTCCACAAATACGTATGCAACCTCGAGTATATGAACCATCCCCATCTATGTATCCACGAAGAAAATCCCAAATTAAATGTGAAGGAATTTGTTCAGAAGTCGGAAATTGCAAAACAGTGGTCTTTTTTATAAAACATCCTTTATCAATTAACGCATCTGCTAGTTGAGGAGAAGATATAACTATTCTGCCATATGAAGTAGTTCCATAAGTAGTTGTAGTTGTATAATATTTTATATCTCCAGTAAATTCAATATCCTCTTTAAATTTTTCTAATAATTCCTTATCTTTAACATTAACAGAAAAACCTATACTTTTGTTTTGTTTGTTTTTTTCACTACCTGCACAAATATAGCCATCAGCATAGAAAAAACCAACCCAATATGCTTTATGTTCATTATCAATAACATCAAAATAGTGTTCATTACAAGTATTTTTTAATGCTTGCTCACGATTATTTCGGCATTTCCATCCCATTTGATGAAATAAACCATATATAGTACTGCTACCACATTCGGAAAAATTTTTTGCAATTGTTTGAATTCCTTTGTGATGGTTATAATATTGATCATAAATAAAATCTTTTTCTTCTTGAGAAAATTCAAATCTCCAAGCGCTAACACCATTGTATCCTGTCGGCACTTTTTTCATAATCCACCCCCCTATTCTTCTTCCTTAATTTCTTTTTCTTTCCATTGATTGCAGCAGAAGAATTTCTTGGCTGCATCAGTAATTGTAATAGCACTTTCTAGTCGATATTGTTCTCCAACATCTCTTCCATTGTCTAAAACTCTAGTCATAACAAGAAAATTTTCTCTAATGAGTTTGCACATTCCTAAACTGTTATGAATACAGTTTTCACAAGTCTTTACTTTTTTAGTTGTTTTATTTTCAGCCATTTAGAAAACCTCCTTCTCATAATATATTATAGCATAAAAAAAAGATATTGTCAAGTAAAAAATAACAATATTTTTATTTTTTGCTTATCAATATCTTTATTTATTGTTTTTATCTTTATCTAAAAAATAGTCAATTATACTAGTAAAATATATCCTACAATCAAAATTATAAGCCCCTCCGCCATAACATTTGCCATTAAAATATATATATTCTTGTTGCCCATAATCATCTATATATACTGGGACCTCTTGTCCACGATAACGCAATATACCGAAAGGATATTCTCCATCTACTTTGTATTTTTCTTTTTCTTCTTCTGTAGGTTCGTCTACTTGTGGCTTAAAATCGAATTCGTATTTTAAATGTTGGAATAAAAAATTAGCTCCATCTATATAAGCATCCCAATAATCTTTTCCCTTAGGAGCATTTTTTCTTTCTTTTTGTATTTTTGCAAGTTCTATTGCCTCTTCATAATTCTCTATAACGACTTTAATTATTGTATCTTTCATTTTTTGGTTCCTCTTATTTTTTATGTTTTTTTCTATAATTAAATAAATATCTGTCTTTATTCCATCTTTTTCTTTCATATGTATCATCATCAAAAACTCTACAAATGCAATGTAAAAGATAGATCAAAGTAAAAATTGCTATTATTACAGATAGTACAGCTAAACTGACTTCAAAATAAGTTGATGTAAGAATCATAATTTTTACCTCTTTCTTTTCTAAAATATTTTTTATATTATATGAATCATATTGCCTGTAAAGATTAATCTTGTTAACTCATCATTAGATATGTAATCATATGCAGGCGATACAAACCAATTTATCCAAGGGTTTTCTCTTTTTGATTTTTGAGATTTTATTTCAAAGATATACTTATAAACTTTATCATTATATGTATCAGTTATATCATAAAAATCTTGAAGGGACATAACCTCATTGGTAACATCACTTTTAAAAAACACTGTACGTTCACCATCTACCATTTCTATTATTATATAATAACTATCTAAGATTTCTTTTTCATCTTGGTATATTACCATTCCATCATGCAAAGATTGGAACTTTGTTTCAATCTTAGTCGCACTATTAATAACAAGACAGAAAATAAATAGAATTAATAACAAACCGCCATAAATAGAAGTCATTATAGAACTAACATATCTATCTTCATTATGATATCTATCTTCATTATGACGATGACCATAAATCCAACGGACTAATGCTGTTAAAAACAGTACAATTAAGAATAATGTTATAATCATAATTTTTACTTCCTTTCTTATTCATCTTTATCTAAATTTTTATCCCATTCTTTTAATTCTATCCCGTGTTCTTTAAACCATTCTTGAAGAACTGGTCTTTCTGCGCATTTACGCCAAGGTGCTTCATGGACAATTAAAACGAACACAAGATTTTCCATATTTGAATTATTGTAAAATTCTTGAAAACTTTCTATGAATTCGTCAAAGTTTATAGTATTAAGATATTCTTTATATTTTTTCATAAATAAACAAGGAATAGAAAAAGGGCAATCTTTCCTGCATTCCTGATTATGTTTAGTTAATTCTTCCCAAAGATTTGATGGAAAATTTAAAATTGGAGCACGACATCCAATTAAAACTCCGTTTTTATCGAGATTTGGGACTTTTCTTCTATACCATTTAGGATCCCACATAGCGGTACTAACAGGAATCATATTTGGTGTAAAAAACCTTATCTGATAAAAATAAGAGATATAAAATTTCATTAATACCCTCTTTCTTCATAAGCTTCTAATACTTCAATTGCATTTTCAATATAAACTTTCAATGCATATGGAAAAGTGTTAGGTTCTAAATCTTCATCTAGTCTTCCTAAATTGAAAGAACACCACTTCAAAGACTTAATAGTATTCTCAATATTTTCTTTAGTAATAACTTTACCATCTTTTGTTTTTAAATCAACCATTACTCTTCTTCTCCGAAGATTTCTTCTTTTAGATATTAAACTTTATATGTTCTTCAGCTAAGGCCCAGACTACACATACAAGACCAATTCCACCCATCATTTGCAGGAGCATGCCTAATCCAAATACACCAATCATCAAATTAACAAAATTGTCAGAAAATCTTTTATACGTTTCATTTGCATCCATGGACACGACATGATTTGTACAAACCATACAAATAATGCCAACAATTAAAATTACTAAACTAATGATAAAAAGTTTTTTTCTTGTTATTTCCATATATGTTTTCTCCATTTAAATTTATCTACCTATATTATATCATAGAAGAAAAAAAGTGTCAAGACTTTTTTAAAAAAATTTTTAGTCTTGACACTTTTTAATAAAATGCGATTTTATTTCATTTTCTCTTAAATGGTGCCACCTGTAAGAATCGAACTCACAACCTACTGATTACAAGTCAGTTGCTCTACCAATTGAGCTAAGATGGCATTTTAATTAAAAAGAAAAGGTTGCTTTAAGGTGAACCCGCTAACGCCTCGGTTCAGGGCGACACAACCTATTAAATGAATACACCGTTTCCAGCCATTTAATAGGACAAATATTTCTATTTGGCTTTTTGAAAATATTTATGACCGATATTATAACCTTTTTACCTAATAAATAGCTTCAAGATAACTACTATCTATTTCTTCTCCATCTAGTTGGAGTTCATAACTTATATCATTTGCAATTTCTTCACAAACTTGATCTTCTAAACTTTCGTATTCACAAGGTCTGGTATCTCTTATTTCTAAAAAACTATTCAACGAACCTGTTAACTCTTTAATTCTATCAGAAACATCTTTTTTGTATATTTCATTACCAGACTTATTACAAAATACAGCCATTACTTTAATTTCCATAATTTTCTCCTTGTTATTATACATGGCGCCCCAACTAGGACTTGAACCTAGGACCCCCTGATTAACAGTCAGATGCTCTAACCAACTGAGCTACTGAGGCACTAAGTATTTAAAATTATCGAGTAAAGGTTTAACGGCCGAGCTTACCTTTCTACTTCCTCAAAAAGTTACAACATTATTTTTTTAATGTTCACTATAACAGAATACACTTAAGTGCAGAGCTGGGGAAGGACAAGACGCTTATTCTATAGGTCGTGTTGTAAAGACCATCTTCGTCGTCAGGCTAACCTCGATAATTTTAAATGGCAGCCCCGACGGGATTCGAACCCGCGATCCCCTGCGTGACAGGCAGGTGTGATAAACCGCTACACCACGGAGCTATAGTAATAAGTTCACTGCGACGAATAATTATAAGTTTTATATTTATTAAAATTTTTTATAGGCAGGTGATTGGCCATCTACTAAATAGACTCCTCTATCGTTCGCTCCGTTCTCCTTTTAGTATTCTACTTATGTGACGAGTTATCAGCCGTAGTACTCGGTGGTTGAACACCCCCTCTTGCCTTACCTATGAATATTTAAGCTTCAATTAAACCAATCTTTACTGGCACTAAATCCTTATATCGAAATTTAATCCAGTTTGCTTTCCATAAAGCTTCACCTTTTCCTATAAATACCAAAGCATGGTTTATATTAGAAGTAAGATTATAAGTATTAGATAGATATAAACCTTGTCTATTTTTTAATATATAATTATCTTTTTTCTTTCTCATATAACTTACCTCCTTAACTAATTTTATAAGCTCTCGCTCTAGTCAATCTACTACTAGTCAGTTGGAGCATCGAGTCAGAGTCGAACTGACGATCAGGGTGTTGCAGACCCTTGCCTTACCACTTGGCTACCGATGCATAATATTGGTGCCTCGCATAGGATTCGAACCTATACTTTTTAATGGGTTTGAGCCATTCTTCTCTGCCAGTTGGAATAGCAAGGCATCTGGTGCGCCTGGCAGGACTCGAACCTGCATGCCGAAGCACTAGATCCTAAGTCTAGCGTGTCTGCCAATTTCACCACAAGCGCATATTTGGCGGACAGAGACGGGGTTGCACCGCCGACACTTGGATTTTCAGTCCAATGCTCTGACTACGCTGAGCTACCTGTCCATCTAATGGTGGCCCTGATCGGACTTGAACCGATACCCCCTTACGAAGAAGGGATTTTAAGTCCCTCGCGTCTGCCTATTCCGCCACGGGGCCAAAAAAGAATCCCAGCATCTCATATGTATCCCGAAATTCTTGTCAGAAATATTCTAATTAAATTATCTCGCAAGCTAATTTATTATATATTTCCCGAACTACACTTTCGTGTATCCACTTCAGCGACGCATCGCTTAGTGTCTTAAAACATAATACTTTAAGGTAAGAGTAGAGTCAATTAAGACTCTTCCCGTTTCATAGTTTTTGTTCCATTTAATTAGCGTTGAAAACATTACTCTCACATAAACCCTTTCTCAACTTTTATAAAACTTACCTCCACTCGCTAATAGGATTGTGCACTCTAGCTAAACGAGTGTTAAAGTATTACAACAAAGATTTTTTCAAAACTCATCATCTAACGATAATGTTGATGGATAATCTTCAACCTGCTTCACTTCCCTCTTCGAGACGCACTGTTAAAGTAATCGAAGTCTTTGATTACACATCTACGGAATACGGTCTCCCGCAACCGCATCTATAATAATAGTATAGACTAATTTTACTTGCAACCTATTATTTAGTCAAGGCGACTTACAATAATTTCGTTACTGCGCCATTTCTTCTATTACCACAGCTTCCCAAGAATATTTCTATTCAATTTAGACCGTGCTTTGGTGTTTCGGTACTCAGGAGTCGAACCTGGTATCGCTAGGTTATGAGCCTAGAATGGTTTATAGATTTCCGTTCCACTCTACCGAAGTTTATATTAAAATTCTTGCCTTTTTAATTCTTCTAAACGTTTTTTGGTAGGTTCAATTGCTTCTAATAACATTTCTTTTAACACATCTAATTCTGCGACTAAATCTTCTACATATTCAATAGCATCTGATGAAGTTTTTATTTCTGCTTTTGAAGCAGCTACTTTTTTGCCAATCTTTTTGTCGTATTCGTCGCCTTCACAAAGTCTAGCTATTTTTTTTGTTACAAAGCCCATGCTTGAATATTGTCCGTTAACAGTATTAAGTGCTTCTCTAACATCTTTAATTTTTCTATCTAATTTGGTGCCAAATCGGTCTTTAAAATAAGAAAAACCTTTAACAATAGTAGTAGTTCCATTATAAATTTCTTTTTGATTTTGATAACAAATAATTCCTTTTTTCATGCTAATGAAATCCTTTCTTATAATTAATGAAAGTTTTTTGACTACAGGATAACTTTCAACCTGCCCACCATCCAGTGCGATTTATTATATTCTCACTTACGAATACGCTTTGCACAAACATTTGAAGGAAAAATTTTCCAAATAAATCGCAGTAGGCTTTCCTGTCACGGTAAACCTCTTAAAATGCCTGATCTTGAATTTATATAGCGAAACGCAGGGTTTTTTCGCTGGCCAGATTTTCTCAATTATGGATAGTTAGAAAACCTCAACCTTATAAATCATTGGTGGAGGTGGCTGGAATCGAACCAACATTGTACAGGCGGTACCACTTCCTGACCTTTGCCAAAATTCACCCCCATATTGGTGGAAGCGGAAAGACTTGAACTTTCAACCTCTCGGTTATCAGCCGAGTGCGCTAACCAGTTGTGCCACGCTTCCAGAGACCTCGGGTCCGAAGAACACCGAAGTATGATCCTGCAGATTTAGCCTCATCTGCAAAAGCCTCAGTTCTTTTCAAACCTGAACACTGATAAAACGGTTATATCGCTTAGTATGCCATGCGCATCTGTCGATCAATTAACCAATATTTGATCCAAGCTAAGCTAGACTGTTTACACCTAACCTCCGACACAGACAACTGGTAGCATTTCGTTTGCTCACGCTTATCTTTCTTGGTTAGAGGCATAAGAACCATTCCTCTTATGGTGGACCTGGAGGGGATCGAACCCTCTACCTCCTGCTTGCAAGGCAGGCGTTCTCCCAGATGAACTACAGCCCCAGAAAAAGCAAAGCCATGATTCGGCTACAATAAATAAGAGTCCTTTCAGATTTCTTCGGTACCCGCGAGCTCTTTCAAACTGCAAGGCATTCCTTCTATCTTCTTCATTCTTTTTATTTAAAGTCCCTACTACACTCTTTGCCACCGTTCACATTTCACATTTCGCCTGCTGATACAGGTCGTGCTACTAGGATTTAAACGTAGTAATGAAGAATGTCTTCGCCTCAAGTATTGGTTCAATATATACTATATCAGTAGTAGTATATCTAAGCTGCCTTCAGTTGCAGCATCACATCCCCAGTTATTAGCCAGGTCTCTACCACTTTGTGCACCTAATGTTGTTGGGTAGTGGCACCCACCTCAACCTACCGACTCTTCCAGAACTCTCAACATTAGCGTATAAGTCCATCATCTACATACGTAGGCCTTCTTTACAGAGGAATTTGGGTCAGGGTAGGAGGACTCGAACCTCCAACTTCCACGTTCCAAGCGTGGCGGTCGACCATTGACGTATACCCTGATATGCTTTTATTATATCTTATTATAAAAACTTTGTCAAGCTTTTTTTGATATTTTTTTAAACAGCGAGCACAACCTCGCTAGCAGAGCCTAACTCTGGAGTTCCCCCAACTTTTGTTTCACAGCCACTAATAAGGTATTTAAGCGCTTAAATACATTAATTAGTATCGGGGTGGTGGACCCGTGAACCCAGAGCCCTAAGGTATTCTGAGTATGATCATATGGATGCAAGGCCCGTTACCAAAACCCATTAGAATAAAATATTCTAATGCGACCCGTTGAGTCGATCTACCTGACGTACGGATTTTCTTGCTACTCTGGGTGGTTATAGCTATTGTCCAAAGTATAATTACAGGTTTTTTCGCCATGATAATCGAGTTCGAAGCTACAACCTGACTCATTTCATGGAGTGGAATTGCGGAGCCTGTAGGACTTGAACCTACGCGCCTTTGACAGCCTAACAGTTTAGCAAACTGTCCTCTTCACCAACTTGAGTAAGACTCCATTTTTTATTGGCAGGCGCAACAGGATTCGAACCCATGTCAACGGTTTTGGAGACCGCTGTTCTACCGTTAAACTATGCGCCTATGGGGGAGTACGGTTTAACTGCTTACTTATACTCCATAAGTGTCTTATGTTCCGTTGCATCCAGAGTTTCGCTGGAACTGTTTTGGCCTTCAACAGCTCTATTATAAGGCCTAGCTAAAAATTGATTACAAGTCAATTGCTTCCCAGCAGAAATAAGCATAGGCTCTATTTATGGTGGGCAGAGAAGGAGTTGCACCTCCGTTGTTTCTATGTGGCGGATTTACAGTCCGCTGCCCTCGCTACTAGGCATACCTACCCATATTGGTCACCGCAGTCGGTTACGATCCGACCATACAAGGTTGAAAGCCTTGTGACTTCACCAGTTGTCTATGCGGCGATTTTTTTATGGGGTAATCTGCCAGAGTTGGACTGACGATTTCAGGGCCACAACCTGACGTGTTACCGCTACACCAAGATTACCATATTTTTTCGGGTTTTTTGGCACTTTTTGGCCTCGAAAGCACCAAAAAACCCTAGATTTTTGTTTTAAATACCGCAAAAAATCCTTGAAAAAACCGCTTTGCTCTGTAAGAGGTTTTTCTCCTCTTATCAGCATTATTTTTTACTTTTTTTGATTAAATCCAAATTATTCCATAAATAATCCATGAATTGAACCCAATTTAATTTTACTTGAGCATAAACATCAATTTTAGTAGCTATATCAAGGCATACATCTGTTCTATAGAATTTGCCCCATTTTTTAATATGTTCTTCTCTTTCTTTGACCAAACGATCAATTTCTTCATTTTCTACATATGGAGGCCAAGAAGTTAAAATAATTTCCCACTCTGCTTTACTTCCATAGTAATAACTTAAAGAACGATTAACTTTTTCTTCAAAGAATTTAAAAGCTTCTTTTGAAGATTGAATTTCTTCATTTTCTTTTCCAAATTGTTTTTTAAGCTCTTTTTTAATATTAATTAAATCATTAAAAAAACTACAATGTTCAAAAATATTAAGAACTACAACTTTCCTTGCACTCCAATCTTCATAAACTATATTCCAAACTAATTTTTTAGGCTCATTTAAATCATCATAATTTTTTCCATAACGATAAAAATTTATTTCACTTTTATCTGTCAACATAATAAGTCTCCTTTACTCTTCTATAGTTTTATTTTTATATTTTATTTTTCGAGTGTATCTTTTTTTATTTTTAAAAATAATTTTCGGATATTTAATTTGCGCTTGCAAATGATCAGGAGCTGATATTTCTTTTTCTATTTCAACAGTTTCACCATTAAAATCTTTAATTTTTATTTTCTTTTTCATATTGACTCCTTTGGCAAAGTTATTTATATGAAGTAGGTAGTCTCGGATGCCCGCTCCAACAAATAACTTTATTTAAAATTGGTTAGATATAATATCTAATTCTTTTTCTTTGGACTACTTATTAGTAAATTGTCAAAAGGTGAAAAAACGTCAAAGAAGAAAGGATCATCAAAGAAATTATTAATAATTCTTTCTAAAGGCGTATTTGCTTTACCGTTTTTATAAGTAATAAATACTCCATTAGGATAATCTTTATTAAAATCATCAATTACTTTCTTAATTTCTGCTTTCTTTTCAAGATATTCTTTACTAATTTCTTCGTAATAATCTTGTAATTCCTTTTCTAATTCTTTTTGTTTTTCAGCATATTTTTTATTATATTCTTTCTTTAAATCTTCAAGCTTACCAACAGCTTCATTAAATTCTTTAACGCGCGCTTCTCTTGTTTTTTTAAGTGCTTGTTCTTTCTTTTCTTTTTCTGCTAATTGTTCTTGATAAACTTTTTCGTCGGCTTCTTTTGCCTCTTTAGAATAATAAGATTGTTTTGTTAATTCACTATAAATTTTTTCCATAATTTTCTCCTCGGCACACTCTTAAATCTTAGTGCCTTTCTTTTGTTTTTTAATATTATATCAGTCCCGAGGCACACTGTTATAATCTTTATACTTATATTATATCATATTAGATAATGTTTGTCAAGTATTTTTTTATTTTCTTGATTCAATATATCTTTTTACTTCGCTTGCATTATCATAAACATCGTAATTTTCATTATCTTTAAATACTAATAATGTAGGAGCTTTTTTAATATGATATTGTTTTGTTAGGTCTACTTTTTCTTCAGCATCAATTACTTGATATTTAATGCCTGCTTTATCTAACATCATTTTACTCATTTTACAATTTGGACATGTCTTTGTTGCAAAAAGAACCAATTTTTCATCAAATTTATTGAATTCTGCTTCTTTTTCCTCTTCACAACTACAACGTATCTTTCCATCGCTAATATCTTCTTCTTTCTTTTTTAAAACAGAAGTATTAACATCGTATACTTTTCTTTCTCTGAATTCTTCAGCCTTGCCATCATTCCAGTTTTGAACTGGTCTGTAGTAACCTGTGATACGAGAATATACTTCAGTCTTTTCACCACATATTGGACAAGTATAAACTTCACCAGTGATGTAACCATGTTTAGCACATACTGAATATGTTGGAGAGATTGTGTAATAAGGAAGTTTGTAGTTTTCCGCAATCTTTCTAACTAGATTAGCAGTAGCTTGCCAAGATGGCATCTTTTGACCTAAGAAGGCATGGAATACTGTACCAGATGTATAAAGTGTTTGAAGTTCATCTTGAATGTCTAAAGCACTGAAGATATCATCAGTATATCCAACTGGTAAATGACTTGAATTTGTATAATAAGGAACTTTATCATTTCCTGATGCAGTAATGATATCAGGGAAGTTCTTCTTATCATGTTTAGCAAGTCTGTATGAAGTAGATTCAGCTGGAGTTGCTTCTAGGTTATATAAATCACCATATTGTTCTTGATAATCTGATAATTTATTCCTCATGAAGTTAAGAGTCTTCTTAGTAAATTCTTGAGCTTCTTTATTAGTTAAATCTTTTCTTAACCATTTAGCGTTTAAGCAACATTCATTCATACCAACAAGTCCAATTGTTGAGAAATGGTTGTTGAAAGTGCCTAAATAACGTTTAGTATATGGATATAAGCCAGCTTCAAGTAATTTTGTAATAACATTACGTTTTACTTTTAAACTACGAGCTGCAATATTCATCATGTTTTCTAATTTATCAAAGAATTCTCCTTCATTATTAGAAAGATAAGCAAGTTTAGGCATGTTGATAGTAACAACACCAACAGAACCAGTAGATTCACCAGAACCGAAGAAACCACCAGATTTCTTTCTAAGTTCTCTTAAGTCTAAACGAAGCCTACAGCACATACTTCTTACATCTGATGGTTCCATATCAGAATTAATATAGTTAGAGAAGTAAGGAGTACCATATTTAGCAGTCATTTCAAATAATAATCTATTATTTTCAGTTTCACTCCAATCAAAATCTCTTGTGATAGAATATGTAGGAATTGGGTATTGGAAACCTCTGCCATTAGCATCACCTTCAATCATGATTTCGATGAATGCTTTATTAACCATATCCATTTCTTTTTGGCAATCTTTATATTTAAAATCTTGTTCTACACCCCCAACAATAGCAGGAAGTTCAGCAAGATCATTTGGAACCGTCCAATCTAATGTTATATTAGTAAAAGGAGCTTGTGTTCCCCATCTAGAAGGTGTATTAACACCATAGACGAATGATTGAATACATTGTTTGACTTCTTTATATGTTAAGTTGTCTTTTTTTACGAACGGAGCTAAATAAGTATCAAATGATGAAAATGCTTGTGCACCAGCCCATTCATTTTGCATGATACCTAAAAAGTTAGTCATTTGATTACATAAAGTTGATAAATGACTAGCAGGAGAAGAGGTAATCTTTCCAGGAACACCACCTAGACCTTCTTGTATTAATTGTTTTAAAGACCAACCAGCACAATAACCAGTAAGCATTGACAAATCATGGATATGAATATCACAATTTCTATGAGCATCACCAATTTCTTTATCATACACTTCTGATAACCAGTAATTAGCTGTAATTGCTCCTGAGTTAGATAAAATCAAACCACCAACTGAATATGTAACAGTCGAATTTTCTTTAACTCTCCAGTCATTGATGTTTAGATAATTATCTACAGTGTTTTTATAGTCAAGAACAGTTTCTTGAGCTCTCAAAATATTATCTCTGTTTTTTCTATATAAGATATAATCTTTTGCTACATCTGTATAATTTGCTTGAATCAAAGTTATTTCAACAGTATCTTGAATGTCTGCAACTGAGATGGTATTGTCTTTTATTTTTTCTCCTAAATTAGCCATGACTCTTAAACTTATTAATTCAATAATATCGTCTGTATAAACTCTATTTACAGAAATAAAAGCTTTTTTAATAGTCGACTCAATCTTTCTTAAATTAAACTCATCTATACTTCCATCACGTTTTTTTACACTTAACATATTTCTCCTCCGTTATTTTTAACAGAAAGAGAACCAAACTCTTTATTTACTTTTTCTCTTACCTCTCTATATAAGGGGCAATGAGGCATATTTAATTTTACTTCCATAATTCATTCTCCGTCCTATATAATAATTTAAATTCAGGGGCAACGATGTGAAACCGTCACCCCAATAAAATTCTCGTTTTATTTTAATTTTTAAAAGAAGATAAAAACCCGTTTCTCAGCATTTTATCTTCATGATTACCCAGTCAAAAAAGTTAAAACGCTCAGAAACGGGTTTTAGAGACTTCTCTTAGATTCCATTTCTTTTCCCTTTATACCTTTTCGCGGGTTTAAAAATCTGATAAATCAAATATCTTTGTAGCTTGGCCATTAGAACATTGTTCATTTAAATAATGGTCCATAACTTCTTCGTGACGACTTATACCTTTCCATTCATTCAATACTTCTCCTGTAAATTTTCCTCCAGGTTTCCACATTGAATAGTAAGGACATTGACGTCTACCTTCAGCAGGTTGTTTTGGATTCAACCCCCCAAATTCACAATAGTAACACAATGGAGAAGGAGATGGTTTCCATTGATCTTCAGAAGCGGTCTCAATTCCATCGAACAAAGCCTTTAATTTCTTCTTAGCTCGATTTATACATCCCATTGTTCCAATTGGTTGTCGTGCATTTACGAATGGCAAATCATAGAAAAATAGAGTTGGTTCTGTAAATAAACCTAACGCATTTTTCAAAGCCATTGCATAAATACAATGTTGCATTGGAGTTTTTGTATCTTTTTCATCGAAGAACTTATTTTTTGTTTTAATATCGTCAATAATATATTGTTGAGTTTTGGTATCGAACCAAATTCTATCTATATAACCTTTTAAGATATGTCCTTCAAAAGTAAATTCGAAATATTTTTCTACATCAAAGATTTTATAAGTTGGGTGGTCTTGCAGAAATTTTTCTTGACGATACATTCCTTCTTTTGCGTACCACTCACAACGTGTAGCATAAGATTCCCCATTTTCATCAACAGTATAAAAATCAGATTTATATCTTTCCTTTAGGATATTTATACCGAATTGCCCATTGTCCATATCTTGCGGATGAGTTTTAGGATTATTAATATTATAAAAATCTTCTCTCAATGCATCATAATCAGGAGTCTCCCCCCTCATTAGAGCATAAGAAATATGTTCTTCAATCCAGTGGACTAAAGTTCCTAACTCAAGCGCAAGTGTGTTTGATTCAACATAAATTAAATCTTCATACTTTAATTTATATTTCCATGGGCATTTATTATAAGTATCTACCCTAGAGTAAGAATACTTAATTACTCCCATGAGTTCTCCTTTCGCGAGACTTAATTAAGTCTGCGCTTTCTTTCTGTATCAGCTTCTACAGCTGACACTTGTTGTTTCTTTTTCATTAATTTTTCTAAAGTTTCTTTACCTCTATCTGCAGGACTATCTTTATATCCTAACAGACCTTCGTAGTCCATGACTACATAAATGTTGGCGTATTTTGTTAGCGGTTTTGTAATCTTTAATAATTTCTCTTCATAAGTTTGAGTTAATTCCGATTCTTTATCATCGTCATTTTCTTTATCATAACAGAATATTATTTCATTAACTCCCAAGTTGAGAAGTAGTTTTAATTGTTGTGTACTAAAAGAACTACCGCATGTAGCAACAGCAAAGTTATTATTTTCGTACTCATATTTGACTTCCCCTGTGTTTGGATCTCGTTTCTCAATATATCTATTGTAGTAAGTTGCGCATAGTAGAACGGATTTTTCGCCCTCAAATACAGCAACTTTTTTAAGTCTACGAATAACGTCTTGATTTTCATAAAGCCCATATAGATTTTGTCCAAGAGGGTGTTTATAACAATCTTTTTGAATATACACAGGCATATATTTCTTTCCATCGGCAACTTCGTCGGGGTCAAAAGAACGCCCACGAATTCCACACAAGTTTCCATCAATATCTCTATGAGGAATAATAATTTTTCTCATTGCAGAATCTATACGAATTCCATAATGAGCCATTGCATCGGCAGAAATACCTTCTTTTAGCCATTCTGCTGGAGCAACAGTTGGTCCGAAATATTCCAGAATATTTTCTTGAACTTTTGGTAAAGGTTGAAGTTCTTTCTTTGGAGCATTAAAGTCTTTAAACTTTTGTAAAATGGTCCAACCATCACTTAATTCTTCCTTTTGTTCATTTCCAAATCCAAATTGAACCCCCCCAAGATTAAAGAAGTTTTGAACGTCAACAAAAGCCTTACGAAACTCTGCTACTGGGTCATACCCCTTTGATTTACATGTTAAGCTAAAAATATCAAAGTTTTCAGCGCACTCTGTATAGCAGTGGAATTGCTTACTTTCTACATAATAGAAAAGTTTATGCTTTCCACAATGAGCAGGGTTGTGGCATATTGTTTGAAAAATTGGGTTGCCATTTGGATCATATTCTGGTTCATCTGAACCTAAAAATTCAGTAACATATTTAATCACATCTTCAACAGAAAGTTTATCCTTAAGTTCTTGCGAAGTCATAAGCATTACCTCCTATTAATAATCTTGTACATTAAATTGAAAATCTTTAATTGAAATATCTTCTGAATCTTTAATTGAAATATCTTCTAATTTTTCTTTTGTTTCTTTTATTTCTTTTGGTTTTACTTCAACAGCAGTATCATCTACTAGTGTTTCAATTTCAGGTTTAGTATTATCAACAGTTTGGTCTAAGATATATTCAACATTAGTATCGTTAATGTCTACAATTTCTCCTTCGTTATTAGTAGCGAAGCAATCTGTTGTTCTACAAGTTGATCTATCAAAATGGATATATAATCTAATATTATTGAAACGTCCACGTCTTACTTTATAAATATGAATAACATGTGTTGGCTCTAATTCAAATCCTTTAGCAACGTGAGCTGCGATAACTTGTTTATCGGCTTCACGAACAGGAAGTAAAATAGCACCATTATCAACCTTGTCGGAAATAGATTTAGCTCCACGAAGTAATTGTTGGTCTGCTTCTTTTGCGCTTTTCCATTCCCCGCTTAATTGAGTAGCTGTCCAAATAAAGATATTAAGACGTATACATAATTCTTTTAATCTTGTAATAAACATTAAAAGAATCTGATCTTCTCTTAAACCTGAAATACGAGTTTTAGAAGCTCCTTCAGCCATAATTCTCATACTACTTGCTAAATAATCATAGAAGAAATATTGAACCCCGTACATTTGGTAATATTTCTTTATGATGTTTTCAATATCATCCATATTATAATCACTAATACGAACGAAATATAAATCAGCTTTGTCTAATAATTTAGCGGCTTTACGAACTCTCTCTTCTTCTCCTTTATCATAACGACCATCTAAGATATGATGTTCTGGGACACCTGAAATGCACGACATCCACATTGTTTGAACTTCTTTTAACTCTAATTCAATAGAAATTAATAATGCGGGCTCACGTATTCCTGTTTGTTCCCATTTACATTTAACAGTATCATAATATTCCCCCACAGCAGTTCTGCATGAAAGTTCAGCTTGTCTCCTAGTTTTGCCTACACCTTGAGCCGAAGATTCGATGCATAGCTTTCCTAATATCATACCACGATAAATTGTAGTTAATTTAGGACTTGTAAAAGGTAAACCCATTTCAGGAACTTGTTTTAATTCATCAATTAAATCTAAAGCTCCATCTCCAGCTTTTCCTTGTACCATGTCTGCTGACATAGAGAACTTTTCTTTTATTTGAGTTAATTGAGTATCAAAATATAATAATATATCGTCAACACTCATTCTGTCAAAGTTCTTTTGCATTTCACTTGCTTTGACAGGGTCTAATATTTGATCGTCATAAATTGGTGTTACATCAAAACCACGATTATCAAAATCGTTTAATACGCTCATTTTTTTCATACGCTTGTAGTAATAGTCACGATTTTTTTCGTCTACTAATTCAAGCATTTGTGTAATATAATCTGGACCTTGATTATCAGAAAAAACCTTATATTGAGTAGGATATGTTTTCAGAAATTGGTCAATATCCATATAAGAAATAGATTGAGCCCCATTGATAGCAATATTTTCTATTGCCCCGAAAAGAATTCGGTGAAATTGGTCTGAAAAATCCTCTATATTAAATTTATATTTACTGTCTGAAAAAAGCATAGGGTCTTTAATAAGACATCCTAAAACCTGCATTTCAGCCATTTTATCTGCATATCTATGATTTATATTGTTAATTCCCATTTAAAGGTCCTCAATTCTATAATTTGTTTTTCGTTTAGCAGAAACAGGTCTGCGAATTTTAACAGTGACTGTTTCTGTTTTATCTTCATGTTCCATGTTTTTCTTCATGATTTCTTGTTGCTTTATTGCATATTGACGAGTTTCTTCGTAAAAACTATCTATAATATTAAGACCATAAGCAGAGAGTGGTTCATGACCTAAAATATTATAATAATAAACTAAAGTCATTTTAATCCCCGCCAAAGTTTTACCAGAGCGTTCAAGTCGGTCAATTTTGGCGACCCACGACTCTGGTAATTCTTCTATAGCAAATAAGTCTTTAATAAAATCGCATAATTCTTTTTTCTCGTTTTCATGATTTAAAACATCATCAAGAATTAATTTATAGCATTGGTCGCAGTACAATCTACCATTGTACAAGTGACCAGAGCCAATTATAACTTGTTGACATTTAGGACAACGTCTTCCAGCCATTACGACCTCCACTAAAAATTTTTAAAATTTAATAAAAGACAGGTTTTATTTAGATTCTTCTTGTTTCTTTCCTAAACCAGCTTTTTCATAATAGCCTTTATCAACAAGTTGATCGTAGAAATATTGAAGTCTAGCTTTTTCTTCAGGTGAAGAATTTTCATTAACAGCTTTAGCTTTGAAGTTTTGAGCATTGCAAGCTTCTTTCATTTTATTGAAAGTTTCAACATTGCCTTCAGCTTGATTCATAGCTGCTAACATTTCTCCTAATTCTGCAACTAAAGTTTCAATATTCTTATTTTCGTCTTTTTCAACAGCGACTTGTTGTTTAGCTTCTTCTTCTTTCTTCTTTTGGAAAGTAGTTGCTTTAACTCCTGTAGCTTGTTCTTCTAATTTGATAGCATCATCAATTGCTTTTACTAATTTTTCCCAATTCCATTCAGGAATAGCAGAAACAATTTTTCTAAAACGACTACCAGCATAGAAAGCTTGAGTTCCTTTTAAATGTAATGTCGAAAGAATTTCATTTCCATCGGCACTATTTTGAGTTTGCGCATATGCAATAATATCGCAGAAATCGCAGATGATAGCACTACAACGTTTTAAATCTCCAGATTTTGGATATAATTGATTGAATTCTTCTCCAACTTCATTCTTTAATTTTCTTTCAACTTCATGAGCTAAGAATACTACTGTATAACCTGCAGAACATAATTTCTTTATAGGTTTTAACATTTCTTTTTCATATTCTTTCCAATTACCAAAACCTCTGTTTCCAGCAGCAATACTACCAATACCAAAAACATCACAAATATAATCATCTGCTAAATCAGTAATTCCTTGAATAGTATCGATGATAATTGTAGAATAGCGTTCTTTAGCTTTAGCAATAGTTGCAGGAGATGTTAATTGTTGCACTAAATTAGTAAATGTTCCCCATTTATCAATATAGAAGTGAGCAACACCTTCGATAGCATTTAAACCTTTTTCAAAGCTTAAAAATAAAGGTTTTGGTGCTAATGATGTATTGTAAGTTTTACCAGCACGGTTTGGTCCATAAATGACGATACTTTTTCCTTCCATACCGCCAATAACATGAGAAATTTCAGGTGAGAATAAATCTGCCATATTTCTTTACTCCTTAAAAACTATCTGGATCAAATGCTGCTTTAGCATTGTCAGTAAAGTTAAAATCTTTTACTGGTTGTTGAGGTTGATTAGAAACTGTCTTATTACTCTTTGATTGTCTATTTTCAGTATTCTTTTGAATTAATGCATCACGAGCAATTAAACCTTTCTTTACATCTTCAGTAGTAAATCCAGCTTTTTCATAAGCAGGATCATTTGCATCAATAGTAGTAGATCTACCACCACGAACTAATCTTTCTTCAACAAAACTTGTTACTGCAGAAGAAGTAGGTTTTTGACCAAAGAATTGAGTATTTTCAACTTTTTGTTCAACTTTCATAAGGTTGTATACCTTTCCTGTCATTTGTTGAATAGTTTCTCTTTCCCTCCAATTAGCATTAATATGTTCAGATACACCACCAGCTTCTGTGATATATGTAATACGATGCATTGTTCCATTATAATCAGGAGTGATAGCAGTAATCACATATCTGCCTGTTTCTTCATAATCATTGCTATTTGCAACTTTCTTCATTTCAGGTTGAATTCTTTCAATAAAAGCATCAATTGTAAAATTAGCACCTGGTTCAAATACAGAATTTGGATTAAAAACATGAATGCTATCAAACCAATTCTTAAGAGCAACTTCTGTCCTTGAACTAACATTTCCATTGTCATCTTTTACAGCATACTCACGGAATTCAGCATGAGCCTTAATCTTAGTTGCTAAATCTTTGACAGTGTCAAAAGTAGCAGTAGGATTAGCTTCTAATTGATCCTTAATGCTTGTTGTGTGTTCTGGTAATAAACTTTGTAATGAAACAAAAGTTTTATTAGCATTACCTGTTGATTGACTCTTTTCAGCAGCATAAACTTTTATTCTAATGCTGTTTAAATTGTCAAAAGCCACTGTTACAGAACCTTGAATAGCTCTGCCATTCGCAGTATTTTTAAGTTCTAGGTTATTTTCACGTAGATAACCAACTACATCGACTTTGTTTTCAACTTTGTCTTTCATAAATTAAAAATTTTTCTCCTTTTTCTTAAAATTTATATCTACATAACATATCGTTATTGATACCAAAATTAATCCTTTTTTTGCCTTTTTTTTCTTAGGCACCAATATAATATCACATTATTTTTTCTTTGTCAAGCGAGTTTGTCGCTTTTTTAATTTTTTTTATTTTGAGGATGTAATCTTAGGAGAATTACTTCCTATAATAATTGAATTGGATAACTTATTTTGTATTTTAAGAATATACGCATAGTCTCCGTTGGTGAAGGAAAAACTAGTGCAATTCACAACATTCCTAATAATTGTATTTTCGTCAGACAATAGTTTTATATTATAAGTCCCTGAACCATCATCATCAGAAACTATTTGACATATTTCAACTTTATCTAACATAGCTAATTTTGCATCAATTAGCGAATTAATAACATCTAAAAATTCTTTTGAAAATCTTTCTGTGTCAAAACCCATTTTTCCTCCTTTTATTAATTTGTTAAATTATTTTTTTGCTTAAATATTTAAAACAGAGAGAGAAGAAACTGAAAACTGAAATTTTCAGTTTCTTCTTTTTTCTATTTGTTATTAATTTTAGTGATCGTCTTCAACAACATATGCACCTATATAGATATCAAGATTACTTGAACTAACAGTTACTGTAATAGGGCCTCCTGAATAATTATATCCATAAGGACTACATATACCATTGATTACACTTTGAGATACTATTACTTCAGTAGAAGAAACAGGTCTAGAAATACCTGTAGAATCCTCTACAATTAACCAATGTCCTAGACCGCCTTGACTAATCATATCATTATAATCATTTACATCTGAACATATGTAATATGGAGATACAACGCTATTATTAATGCATGCAATATGGACAATATATGTAACTCGTGCTTCAGTTCTAGTAACGCCAGATAAAGCACCTAAGTTTTTAGTACTTGTAACTGAAACACTACCTAATCTATAAACATTTCCGCTAACATGAGTTCCAGAACATGTGTAAGTATACTGTTCAGTATCTGCATATTTTTCTACAAAATAGTATACTGTTGTTCCATAATCATATGTTGTCCCACTAGGATTACCAGTTGTTGCATTTATATTAGTAGAAGTAAATGCTCTTGTTACGTAGTTTCCTAAAGTAAAGTTAACTGCATACTCATTGATTGTAGCAGTTGGACTTACTGTTGTCGGATTATAAACTGTTGCATAATGAGAAGAATCTACATAACTATCATCTCTTGTGTATCCTGTTTCACCAGGTGCATACCAATATACTCTAGATGAAGCGCTATAATTAAAAACAACTGTTTGAGAACTTGTTATACTAGTCCAGTTAGAACTATTAATTTCACGATAATAAATTGCTGATACTCCTGTGTTTTTAACAAATGAAATTGACCAAGTTGCAG